GAAGAACCTGCGAACTGAGCGTCTGAGTGCATACGACCCATTGTATCAGTCATACTATGGGATATAAAGTATTCCCCTTTATGCAAACCTTTATAAGCCAATGATTTACATTCTACTTACTATGTTCAATATGTTAATGATCACTAGATTGGGCTGCAACTAAGGCAATAATAACCTGAATTTACTACCCAAATACTAATTGAAGTTACTTGAAACAACTAATTAGCATTCTTCTTTATAAGAAGTGATGCAAAGGTACTAATTAAAAATAAGAATCAAGAGGATTCTGAGAACTATATTCTATTAATAAAGTTTAAAAATGAGAGATAAATGAAAGATTTAAGGAAAATCTTATGGGAGTTTAAGAATAAAAGTGTATATTTGCATCATAAAACAATAAGCTAACAAACCAACACAAAAGTATATGTAAATAAGCATTATATAGTGTACGGTTAAAGTAAAGCTTTAAGTTAAAATGTAAATAAATAAACTTTTAAAATATCAAGACTATGGCTTCTAAAATTAGTATGGCATCTCAAAAAAGAGATGAATTAAGATGGCAAGCAGAGAGTGATGCTCAGACAATGGCTAGTTACCAGGAGATAATGGGAGATAAAGCCAGAATGAACAGAGCTATCAAGGTAGCAAAGTCCAAGGCAGCAGACCTCACCAAGAGAGCAAGTGCTATGCAGAATGTAGCAAAGACAAAAACAACATCATCTAAAAGAAAGTAAGTTATGGGGAAAAAGGAAATGATACAGAAAACAGAATTGAGCTACATTCAAGCAGACTCATTGAGAAAAATGCTTGCAGTAGTTAATACTCATAACAGTAGCTTCCCTGATGAACCCATCTTAAAGGATGATATTGTTCAGATTATGAAGAATGGTGAGGATTATATTCTCCTATATTATAAATAAGGTGTAAACTCTTTAATCCTGTAAGCTATGTCTAAACAAAGTAAATTGAATGACTATGACTCTGAACCTGTGAATTATTGCACTAAGTGCTACTCATTAGGGATAAAGTATGAAGAATCCATTGGTATGGATTGCTGTTCACAATGTGGTTGTACAGACTTCAAGACAGCAAGTTTCTTTGAGTGGGAAAAGCTATATATGAATAGGTATGGTCATAAGTATGTAGAAAAGACGAATGATGTAAGGATGTCTCCAATCTTTCAGCTATCTCCAGAGAAACTGAAAGCAAAGGTATTTAATGATTCCCATTGGAGAGAGATTTGCACAGCTATGTATCCTACTTTCCCTAATTGGCTCAGTAAGTCAGACTCAGTTATACTGTTGTTTGCAAAGCTATATCAGGAGAATAGGTTAGATGATTTAAAGGTTGAATTAATAAACAGAAGTAAAAACAAAAGTTATGGAAGAGCAGAATAAAGCAAAACAGATTAATATGAATGTTGGTACAGGCAAGTCAGAAGCTAAGCAGCAGAAGCTTACTTATGAACAGCTTAATGATGCCTGCAATCAGTTGTGGCAGCAAAATAAGCAGCTTGTTGCAAGAAACAGAGAGTTGGAAACCTTTGCAATGAATAAGAGACTTGATTATCTCTTCAAGGTATTGGAACTCAGTAATCAGTTCTCTAGTGACTTTGTAGGAAACTGTGCCAGTGAGATAGAGCAGGCAATGACTATTCCGCAGGATATAGAAGAACATAAGAAGGAGGATTAATATGGAGAATAGTGTCAACACTAAGGTACAGGAAAAACCTACACTCCCAAAGCCAAACAATATAGTGACAGTTCCTATATCTGTTGGTATTGATTTCTTCAGATGGTGGTGTACTTTCCTAAAGTCATTCATCAGTCTTACTCCTAGGGAGCTGGATGTAACTGCAAGTTTCCTCAAACAGAGGTGGGAACTTTCCAAGAGCATTGATGACCCTAGTATTCTTGATGAAATGGTAATGAGTGAATCTACTAAGAAGAAAGTGATTGATGAGTGTGAAATCACCAAGCAGCACTTCTATGTAGTGATGAGTAATCTCAGAAAAAACAAGGTTATCATTAATGATAAGATAAACTCTCGCTTGATTCCTAATATCAGAAAGGAAGATAATGGATGCTTTCAACTGTTGATACTGTTCAAGGATAATAAGAAGAAAGCATGACCTATGATGAGATTATATCCAAGGTAGCTGATAAGCTAGGTCTTCCTGTAAAGCTGGTAGATAGAACCTACAGAGCTTATTGGAGATCCATCAGAGAACATATTACTTCATTGCCTCTGAAGGAAGACCTTACTGATGAAGAGTTTCTGAAGCTTCAACCTACTGTGAATATTCCTTCCATAGGTAAGCTTTATGTAACTCTTGACAGATATAAGAGAATGAAGAAAATGCAAGAAATTAAAAATCAAATAAAACAAGATAAAGATGTTACATATAACGAATATTAAGCCTACGTATAATCACTTGTTGGTTACAGGTGATACTTTTGAGAAAGATATGATTCAGGGTGGAGTTATTATTGCCAAGAAAGGAGACCTTAAGCTTTGGCAGAAGGTAGTAGCCATTGGTCCAAGTGTAAGAGATATAAAGGTTGGAGATATGGTGATGATTATTCCAGACCACTTTGCAGTAAAGAAGTACAATAAGAACTCTGTGCAAAATGATTTAGATAATAACCCAATCCTTACCTATAACTTCCCTTTTGAGACTATAGATGATGAGAAAGGTAATCCTCATGATTATCTTTATATTGCTGACAATGATATAAGATATGTCTTTGAGGGATACGAAAAAGAAGAATCACTCATTGTTCCAGGAAAGAAAATGTTAATTGTTTAGTTAGTTTTTAGTTGTTTGTTGTGTAGAAGTTAGTTATGGAGAGTAGCTCAAGTCTTTTTAGGCTTGGGCTATTTTTATTTTATCTTAGGATGAATGTTAGGTTGTTGCCTATACCTTATTATATATATACTTTTGCAGGAATAAGAGTAGAAGTATATGGAAAATGTAAAGTTTAATAAATGTCAGACACCCTTAGAGGATTTACATCTAGAGAATTATCCTGCTGAAGTACAGGAGCAATTTTGGGATTTCCTTAACAATGTTCCTTTTATAAGATGGATGGTATCTCCTGATAGACCATTGGTGTCAGAGTTACCTAGAGATAATGAAGGCAGGGCAATCATTGATATTACTCATCCTCCAATCCTTGAAGATAGTGATTATTTCAGACCATCTGCTTTAGCCTATAAAGCTAATAAAGGAAGATATGTCTTGTTAAGACCAAATGCAAACCCAAATAGTGACTTTGGCAAATGGTTATATAGTCAGAGGGAAAGAGGATGGAATGGATATTGTAATCCTGCTACTGGTATGTGGGTAACAGGAGATTACTATTGGATGTTGAATTTCTGTCCTATGCACCTTGTAGAGAGTGAAAATGGTATAGATATAAGAACTGTAGCCCATCCTAGATTTTGGGATGGTCAGTTCCTGATGTCTCATTATTTTCTGCAAGCTAGAACACATGGACATCATGCAGCAGAATTAGCTAGCCGTGGTAAAGGAAAGGCACATCCTTACAGTCAACTTGTATATACTCCAGATGGTGTAAAGGAATGGGGAGATATACAAATAGGAGATGTATTGTTTGGAGATGATGGAAATTTAACTAAAGTCACTCATATTCCTTTTGATGAAGAGGAAAAGATTTACACTGTAACTCTTTCTGATGGTAGAAAGTTACAATGTACATCTGGACATCTTTTCTATGTAAAAGATCATAGGAAGAAAAATAAAATGCAGGTAATTGACCTTTGGACAATTATACATTCAGATTATGCTCATAAAAGAAAGGATGGAGGTATTGAGTATTATTATGCTATACCTAATAATAAAAAGGTAGAGTTTAATTCACAAAGAATACTCATTGATCCTTATACATTAGGGCTTCTTATAGGGGATGGTTGCTTAACTAAAAGTTGCCTTAATGTAGCAGAACTCACTTCTGGAGAAGAAGACTTTGAATTTTATAAGCAGCAGGTTCCTTATGATATGTATGCAAGAAAAGGAAAGTATAGTCATGGAATAAAGATAAATAATCTGCAAGGAAAATTATTGGAGTATAATCTTTGGAATACAACTTCAGATACTAAGTTTATACCAAAAGAGTACATGTTTAATTCTTCAGATGTAAGAATTGCTCTGTTGCAAGGTATAATGGATACAGATGGTACTGTAAACAACAATGGTGTCCCTATATTTACAACTACATCTGAAAGATTAGCTAAAGATGTTAGATGGTTATGTCATAGTTTAGGTTATAATTCTACTATGTTTACTAAGCAAGGTAAATACACAGATGTTAATGGTCAACATCTATGTAAATTGACATACAATGTTACTATTCTTACTAATGATCCAATATTTAGATTACAAAGAAAGTTGGATAAACTTACAGGGTTTAACTCTGCTTATAGTAAAAGTAGAAGAGATTGGACTAGAATAGTTGATATAAAATACAGTCATAGGGAAAAAGCAAAGTGTGTTGTTGTGGATAATGAAAGTCATTGCTACCTAATTGGAGACTTTATTGTAACCCACAATACATCTTTTGGTGGGGGACTTCTTGCCAAGAGATGTATTATAGGAGAGTCTGAGAATAACAAGACAGAAGTACAGTGTATGGTTACTGCTGTAGATAGAACCAAGCTGATGGATACCAATCAGATTCTTAGAGTATTCAAGGATAACCTGGACCATTGTGCTAAATATACTCAGTTTGCTTCTCATAGACTAAAGTCTTCTGACCAAGAGATGGAGTGGAAGATGGGATTTAAGAAAGCAGGTAGTGAAGTAGAATATGGTAGTAAGAACTCTGTATCAGGTATCATTACTGGTGTTAACCAAGATAAGCTGAATGGTTCCCGTGGTGTATTATATCTTATTGAGGAGGCAGGTATCTTCAAGAACCTTACCAGTATGTATAACATGATTAGACCTTCTGTAGAGCATGGTAGTAAAGTCTTTGGGGAGATATTTGCCTATGGTACTGCTGGTGATGATCAATCAGACTTTACAGCCTTTGCAGAGATGTTCTATTCTCCTGAGGGTTATAACTTAGAGCCTTTGGATAATGTCTTTGATAAGGAAGGTCAGGGAAGAAAGAAGTGTTGTTTCTTCTTTCCTGCATATCTTAACTATGATGAAAGCTGTATAGATAAGAATGGTAACTCTGATGTAAGTAAAGCTTTGTTGATGATTCTTTATGATAGATACAAAGTAAAGTATGGTACAACAGATATTAATACTATAGTTAAGCGTATCTCACAGTATCCTATAGTTCCCCAGGAAGCTATGCTCAGAAGTCATGGTAACATCTTCCCAGTGACAGAGCTTAATGAGAGATTGAATCAGTTGGATAATGACCCAAATGCCTTTGATGATGTGTATATAGGAGAGTTAGTACAGGATAATAAGACAGGGGAAGTAAAATTCAATCCAACTATAGACTTACCTATCAGGGATTTCCCTACTAAGGATAATAAAGTCAAGGGTGCTCTTGAGATATTTGAGATGCCTAAGAAGAATGGTGAAAGTAAGATACCAGCTGGTAGATATATCTGTTCTGCTGACCCTTATGATGCAGACTGCTCTAATACCATGTCTTTAGGTTCTATCTTTGTAATGGACTTATGGACAGATATTATAGTAGCAGAATATACAGGAAGACCTACCTTTGCAGAGGACTTCTATGAGATATGTCGAAAGTTATGTCTATTCTATAACTGCAGATGTATGTACGAGCAGAATGTAATGGGTATGTTCTCTTACTTCAGTTCCCATAATGCTGTTCACTTATTGGCAGAAACTCCAGAATACCTTGTACAGAGAAACATGATTAGCAGCATTGGCTATGGTAATAAGTCTGTTGGTATCAGAGCTACTACACCTATTATTAATGGAGCTTTCAAGATGATACAGACTTGGCTTAGAAAACCTATTGTCTCTATTGAAACTGATGCAGAAGGTAATAATAACGAAGTAAGTATACCTAATCTATATAGAATAAAGAATAGAGCATTATTAAAGGAGCTTGTGTTATGGAATCCTCAGGGTAACTTTGATAGGGTGATGAGTCTTGTACAGTTAATGCTCTATAGGGAAGAAAAGATGGTGCTTTATCATGGTGACCTAAGACATACGGAAGAAGTAAGCTCTGGTATGGAGAAGGATGACTATTGGGATAAAAATTATCCTGGTAAGAAAAATAGTGCAATAGCAGTAAAAAGTTACTACTGATAAACTAGGAAAGGTGCTTGTTTAAGTACCTTTTTTAGTATATCTTAGGGTCTGTGTAAGATACCTGTTTAATACTTAATATTTCTATACTTTTGCAACAAAGAAGATTGTAGAACTAAAAAGAGAAGAAAAGTATGGAAGCACTTAGTTTTGATAATATCTTAGGTGAGCAGGAGATTGAAACTCTCTTTACTGACCCAGAAGATAATGATGTTCAGGAAGAACATAAAGAAACAGAAGAGGAGGAAGCAGAAACTCCTGGTTCTGATGATAAAAAACAGAAAGAAAAAGATAATACTACTGAGGATGTGGATCCTGAAGATTTGTTTGAGGATAAAGCACCAGAGAGCGTAGGTAGTGGTAAAGATAATGAAGGTAAGGAAGATACTGCCCCTGACAATGATGCAGATGGCACTTCTCCAAATAACTTCTACTCTTCCATTGCCAATGCCTGTGCAGTGGATGGTATCTTCCCAAACCTTGATGATGAGACTATTAAGAAAGCTGTAGATGCAGAGTCTTTCAGTAATCTGATTGAAGCAGAGATTAATGCCCGCTTTGATGAAAAACAGAAGAGAATTTCCCAGGCTCTTGAGAATGGTGTAGAGCCTACTGATATTAAGAAGTATGAATCAACCCTTAATTATATCAATACCATTACTGATGCAGCTATTGCAGAGGAAAGTGAAAAGGGTGAGCAGTTGAGGTATAATCTTATTTATCAGGACTTTATCAACAAGGGAATGACTCCTGATAAAGCAAAGAAGTTTGCAGACAGGACAGTAGATGCAGGTACAGATGTTGAAGATGCAAAGGAGGCTCTGCTCAGTAATAAGGAGTTCTTCAGTAATGCATATAACAAAATGCTTCAGGATGCTCAGCAGAAAGCTGATGAAGATAAAGCTGAGAGAGAGAAGAATGCAAAGGAATTGGAAAGAACTCTTATGAAGGATAAGCAGTTGTTTGGTGATATGGAGATTAGTAATGATATTCGCAAGAAAGCATTTGATTCTGTTTCCAAGCCGATATATAAAGATCCAGAGACAGGTGATTATATGACTGCTATTCAGAAGTATGAATCTGAGCATAGAGCTGAATTCCTCAAATATACAGGTCTCATCTTTGCAATGACCAATGGCTTTAAGGATTTTGATTCTTTTGCCAAAGGCAAGGTAAAGAAAGAAGTAAAGAAAGGTCTTAGAGAACTAGAACAAACCCTAAACAATACTAGGAGAAACAACGATGGTAGCCTTAGAATGGTAACTAACCAGAAGGATGACCCTAACTCTTTTATTAGTAAGGGAATGAAGCTTGATTTGTAAGACCATGTATAAGATAAGATTTGATTACTAAATGTTTTAACTTTTTATAAAATGGCTGGAAAATTAAGTAAATTTCAGAAGCAGACTTTCAACCATTGGATGGGTACAACCAAGAATAACCATCTTGGTGGTATCTTCCAGTTGCAGCCTCAAAAGGCAACATCTCTGATGGTACAGCTGCTTGCTTGGTATAAGGGTAAAACCCTTGATACATTCCTCTCACAGTTCCCTACTAAGACTTTTGACTCTGATGAAGAGTATACATGGGATATTATTGGTAGTGCTACAAGAAACATTCCTTTGGTAGAAGCACGTGATGCTGATGGTAAGGTAGTTGCAGCAGGTGGTGATAATGTTGGTGTAAATGGTGAGCCTTTCTATTTGGTATTTGCTGAGGATTGGTTTGCAGACCAGGAGGTTATTGTTGGTGAACGTAATGAGGTTTATCCTATCAGGGTTCTTGCCAATGGTAGAAATGAAGGTACTAATACAGTATATCGCTGTGAGTTGATGGGTGGTATTACTGCTGGTATTCCTGTAGATGAGTTGCTTCCAGGTAAGCGTTTCTCTGTAGAGTATGCTCCTGTAGAGAGGGAGTTCTCTCGTAAGGCAGGTGATATTCGTTTTGCTAGCCCAGTAGCTATGAGAAATGAGTTCTCTACCATTAGAATTCATCACAAGGTTTCTGGTGCAATGCTCGGCAAGAAAGTAGCCTTTGGTATTCCTGTAACTCGTGAAACTAATGGTCGTTATGTAAAGGATACTGTAAACATGTGGATGCATGAGGTACAGTGGCAGCTTGAGCAGCAGTGGAATGACTATAAGAACAATGTTCTTGCATTTGGTCGTTCTAACAGAAATATGAATGGTGAGTACCTTAATATTGGTAAGTCTGGTGAGGTTATCCGTATGGGTGCTGGTCTCTATGAGCAGATGGAAGTATCTAATACTATGCCTTATAACACATTCTCCTTGAAGCTTATTGAGGATGCTCTTTATGAATTGTCAGCAGCTAAGCTTGATATGAAGGATAGAACCTTCATCATTAAGACTGGCGAGCGTGGTGCTATCCAGTTCCATAAAGCTGTACTTGATACCGTAAGTGGTTGGTCTGCATTTACTATCAATGGTGACCAGATTAATGTAGTTAAGAAGACTCAATCTCCTCTCCATGAGAATGCACTTTCAGCAGGCTTCCAGTTTACTGAGTTCTTGGCACCTAATGGTGTTAAGGTTAAGGTAGAGGTAGATGCTTACTATGATGACCCTGTAAGAAATAAGATTATGCATCCAAATGGTGGTCCTGCATTCTCTTATAGGTATGATATCTTTGATATTGGTACAATGGATCAGCCTAACATCTTCAAGTGTGCTGTTAAGGGCATGGAAGGTGATATGACAAGTTATGAGTGGGGATTGAGAAACCCATTCACAGGTCAGATGGGCAACCCTAACATGAGTCATGATGAGGATTCAGCAACCATTCACAAGATGACTACCACTGGTGTATGCGTGCTTGACCCTACAAGGACAATGAGTTTGATTCCTGCAATTCTTGTAGGCTAAACTATAAAAGCAGTAGTGAGGGAATATCACTTTCCCTCCTGCTTGCTTTATAATATAATAAGGTAGAAGAACAAAAAATAAGGAGAAGTTAAAATGGGAAGACCAAAGAAAGTAGAAGGAGGTTCAGATATGGATAATACATTAATGGAAGGTGTAGAGATTGATGTTACACCACAGGCAGAGACTTTGCCTGAGAAGCCAGAAGTTGTAGAGGAGATTACTAAGAAAGTAGGTAAACCTGCAGCTCAGCAGTATTATAGTAATGAACCTGTTAATTGTTTGAGAAATGAGAAAATCATTGTAAGGTTTGTTCCAAGCCCTACAGCGATGGTTCAGAGAAAGGGACATATTCTGTATGGTGGCATGGCTGAGAATGCTACAAGAAGCTTTGTAGTGCCAAGACTCAATAAGACAGGTATGTTCAAGAATGTTCTTACAGATAGTGAGAAATCCTTCTTGGAGAAGGCTATGGGTTTGGAAATCAATGCTCTCAGTATCTATAAGAAAGAGAATAACTTCTGGGATGACAGTAATCCTAATGGTATTGGTAGAGTAACCCTGCATAAACAGGATAACTACTTTGACCTCAGTATCCCAGAGCAGTATATCCAGTATAAGATTCTGCTTGCCAATAAGGACTATATTGCATCATCTATGGAGGAATTGGAGAATAGACCAAAGGCAACTTATCAGTTTGTTATTATCTCTGAGGGTGCAGAGTCACAGAAGAATCTCAGTAGGATGGATGTTACAATGGAGTGCTATACAGAGTATGGTGCTGTCAGAAATGATAAGGATACTCTTAAGACTATCATTGAGATTCTTGAAAAGAGACCAGTTAGTTCCAATGTCAAGATTGACTACTTACAGAATAAGATTAATGAATATATCCAGGCAGACCCAAGGAAGTTCCATTCAGTCATTAAGGATGAACTTCTTCCTGCAAAGGTTCTTATCAAGAGAGCTGTAGAGGCAGGTCTTATAGGTACTAAGAATAATACCTACTATCTCCGTAAGGATGGTTCTGCTCTTTGTGAAATGAATGAAGAGAGCACCTTGAACAATGCTGCCAGATATATCAGTAGTATTAAGCATCAGGAGCTTAAGTATATGCTGGAAGCACAGTTGAAAGAAGAATAAGTGAATTTGAATTTATCATATATGGAGTCTTAGGGAAGGAGGTGAAAGCCCTTCCCACTCCCTTTAAAACTATAGAGATATGTCAGTAGAAGAGATGGATAATATGTTTGATGTGTTGTATAACAATATAACCTCAAACCAAGCACCAGGATTAAATGCCTATGAGAGGAGTGTCTTTCTTACCAAAGGTCAGGATGAGATTATGAAGAATTACTTTAATCCTAAAAGTAAGGGTAACAATACCCAGGAAGGCTTTGATGGTAGTGTCAAAAGACAGGTGGATTTCTCCATGCTTACTACTGTAGCTACTACAAGTGCAACTTCTTATACTTATAGTCTTGTAACTGGAAAGACTGATAAGGATGGTAAACCAGTATATTCAAGAACAGAAGTTACTGCTCCTAAGTCTACCTATAGTTATACAGAAGCTTATGATTCTGATGGTAATGTTCTTAAGGATGAAAAAGACAATGTTCTTTATATAAGGAATGAAGGAACTGATGTTTCAGACTTTGGCGCTCCTCTCTTTGATATGAGAGAAAATACCAAGAGTGTTACGTTGCCTTCAAAGCTTATGTATGCTATCAATGAGATGGTAGAAGTAACTAGAAATAATAAAAAGATTCTATTACAGGTAATACCAGTTAAATTTGATGAATACTCCAGGCTGATGTGTAAGCCATATAAGAGACCATTGAAGTATCAGGCTTGGAGACTTATTAATAATGATGTAGTCAATAAGGCTGATATTGTGGTAGGACCTTCTGATACTCTTACTAAATATACTATTAGATATGTAAGGAGACCTAATCCTATTATTGTATCTAATCTTGATGGTCTTACTATTGAAGGAAAGAGTACAGCAACAGAATGTGAGTTAGATCCTATCCTTCATGAAGAGATTCTTCAAAGGGCAGTAGAACTTGCCAAGGTTGCATGGACTAACACAGGACAGGATAACTTACAGGCAGTAATGCAGGCAGGTCAGAGAAGTGAGTAATTTTAATTCTTATAAAGATGACTAGAGAAGAGTTTTCAAATGGATTTGATACTATGCTGAATAGCTATAATGCTTCAGCTATGTTTGGTGAGGAATCTACCAAACAATCTGTATCACTTGATGAATATGAGAAGTCACTATTCCTGACTAAAGCACAGGAGGATATAGTTACTAGTCTTTATAAGGGTAAAAATCCTTATGGAGACTCTTTTGAAAGTACAGAAGAAATGAGGAGGTACTTATCTAATCTTGTAGTAGAAAAGTACTTAAAGCCAATAACTAATACCAGTGGTACTCCATTGGGAATTACAAGTACTTCAACATTCTTCACTCTCCCTGAGGATTTATGGTTTATAACCTTGGAATCAGTAATACTTGATAATGGAAAATGCAGAGGAGAAACTTATATGAAAGTCTATCCTACTAAACAGGATGAATACTTAAATATTAAGGATAATCCTTTTAGGGGAGCAAATGATAGGAGAGCTTTAAGATTGGATCTTTCAGAAGGAAATGTGGAGATTATCTGTAAGTATATGATTGCAGTATATTATATAAGATATATCAAAAAGGTTCCTCCTATCATTCTTACAGACTTACCTGAAGGCTTAACCATTGAAAAAAAGAGTGGGGCTAATGATTGTATCTTACATGAAGCTCTTCATCAGAAGATTCTTGATAGGGCAGTACAGCTAGCTCTTCAGAGTAAGGGTTATAATTTACAAAGAGAAAATAGAGATAGTTAAAACCTACTAATGTAGGTTTATGTTTAATTTAATACATAATAAAAATGAGTGTATTTTCAACAAGACAGAACAGACAGTTCTATGTAGCAAATAAGTTGATTACTGGTGCTACAGCCTTGGCTAACAAGGGTGAGATGAAGGTAAAGAGTATTGGTGACATTGAGAAGGAAGTTTACTTTGAGATTCTTGGTCCAGATACTGTTCTTAAGAGTGATTACATCCAGGTAAAGAATATCACAGCTGCTAAGGCTATTAAGGCTGTTGATATGGAGACACCAATGAAAAAGGTATTGGTAACCTTGGATTCAAGTGTAAATGGTGGTGCTCCTGTTGTAGGTCAGGATTATATCCTCCGTATTAATCTCCGTCAGTTCTATGGTATGAGTGACCAGGACCAGTATTTTAAGGATGCAGCTGTACGTGCAGTTAAAGGTATGACTGCTAAGCAGTTTTATGAAGCAATGGAGAAGGCTCTTAACCTTTGCTTCTCTCGTGAAGTAGGTGCAAATGCAAAGAGTAATCCTTATCTTACATTCAGTTCCAGTGCAGCAGGTCTTGTCATTGAGGAAAAACCTCAGTCATGGCATCTTGGTACAGAGGCACAGGAGAGAGTATACTTTGATGTAGTTCCTACTACTGTTTATGATGGTACAACAGACCTTATCTGGGGTAGTGTTGCTGAGCAAACTCCTGCAACCAAGATTGGTAATGGTAAGAAGATTGCTGACCTTGAGTACTTCCTCTTGGGTGAGCGTGGTGACCAGTATAGAAAGATTGGTTGGCCTAATGATGTAGAGACTGTAGGTATGGTAGACCCTACCAAGACCTATGATGTCTTTGAGATTCATTATGCTTTCACTGATACTGGTGTAAATAGCTATAAGTCAGAGAAGGATATTACCATTGCTGTTCCTACAGCAGTTAAGACTTCTACCGATGGTGGTGGTGCAGATTATACAGTCATTAATGCTATCATTGGTGCATTCAATACAGCCACAGGTCTTAGTGTAGCTACATTGAAGTAACTTAAATCTGAATTGTTTAACATAATACAAGAGGGATTGGGGAAATATATCCCTTCTCCCTCTTTTTTGTTTCATTAATAAATAAGAAAATATGATTATCTTTGATCAACTCAGAATATCTGATGATGGTAAGAGAATGTATATCAATGCCCATGTAAACAAGGCAGATTATTTCAATGATATATACATTGATTCCATTGTCATTCAGACAGCAGATAAAGTATCTGAAACAGACCCTGGACTTCCTACATCAGACTATGTTTATATCAAGAAGGCAGAAGAAAATGTCAAGGAACTGAACTTAGTTCTTGAAGCATCAGACTTATCCAGGTCTTGGGAATCAGACCCTAAAGCTATTGCATTTAATAGAGGAGATATGAGTAAGACTTTGTTCTTTATCTATATTAAGTGTAAAGGTACTCCAGGCTCCTGCACACCTTGTAGACTTGATGAGGAAACTACTCTTGGTGTTGTATTTGATGAGAATGTACTACATCAAAAGGTTATGGATTATACAAAGGAATTAGTTGCAGATTGCAGTGTTCCTTCAGCATTCATTGACTTTATTCTTCTATGGAATGCATTTAAATCTGCTATAGAGACAGAGCACTATATTCCTGCAATCAAGTTCTTCAACATGATGTTTGAGGAAGTAGGAAAGTCCTGTCAGAGTAGAACAATTAAAACTTGTGGATGCAATGGGTGATATATTATTTGAAGCATTGTCTAAGTATTATCATGCTCTGGAAGTAAAAGGTTATATGTCAAAGGCTCATAGTGAAAAGCTATTGGTAATGGCTTTCTATTGGGACTTTATGTATAATGACTACAGAGCATTGCTTAGTAAGAAAGATTATCGTCTTATAGAAAGAGCCTTAGACTGTATCTATGGGACTAGTTGTTTAATACCTTATCCAGATTATTTGAAAATGGGAAAATTACATTTAGGTGAAATGACAGAGATGGCTCAGAGAGTCAAGACTCTTGAAGAGACAGAAGTAGTTAAGGTTATCCATGACCTTGATAGTGTAAATGGTGACCCTCAGTCTGATGTGCTTATTATGGCTGAGGAGTAATGGAAAATAAGAGGTTTACTTAAATCAGTAAATAGTTTCTTTAATGTGGCTCAGAGGTTAGTTAAAAAGTACTACCTTTGAGCCATAATTAATAATAAGAAAATATGTAATGGTTAGAGGTATAATTTATAAATATACTAGTCCAAGTGGAAAATCATATATTGGACAGACTATAGATGAGAAGAGAAGAAGACAAAATTGGTTTTCCTCTTCCTATGAATATGCAGGTACTGCAATCAATAGAGCTAGAGCTAAATATGGTAGAGATGCATTTACTTATGAAGTAATATTTACTCACTCCTTTCAGACAAAAACTGAAGCAAAGGAATTGTTAAATGTAATGGAAAAATATTATATAAAGAAATATAATACTTTTGCTAATGGATATAATTGTGATGAAGGAGGAAGAGGAGCTGCTGATTATAAGTTATCAAAAGAAGCTAGGAAAAATATTAGCTTAGGAGTTAAGTCTTGGACAAGTACCTCAGAAGGAAAGAAAAAGTTATCCTTAGCACATAAGGATGTACCTCATAAAAAGGGGTATAGGCTGCAGGGAAACTTTATTCCTATTGTTCAACTTTCTAAAGAAGGGAAATGGGTAAATGAATTTGATTCTATAACAGATGCTGCAATACATATTAATAATAATAAATCAAAATGTAGTATTAATATTAGTAGTGTATGTAAGGGGAAACGAGATACAGCTGAGGGTTATAAATGGATGTATAAAGATGATTACTATAAGTACTTCTTACATCCAGAATTAGGCAATATTCCAAAAAGAGTACAACGGGCTTTAGATTATGTAGCAAAACTATTTACTCCAAAGAAAAAGAAAGTATATAAAAGAAAATACAAGAAGAAAGAAGACTCTAGAATTAACAGGCATACACAACAAATAGGACAATATAATGAAAACCTTGAATTAGTTAAAGTATGGCGAAATGGCTTAGAAGCTTCAAATATTCTTGGTTTTTCCTCTGCAAACATTTATCGTTCTACAAGGACCTTGGGTAAATATATGGGATATTATTGGAGAAAATATGAAGGACAGCAAACTATTCTACCTAAGGAAAAGAGAAAGATTAAGAAACCTCAATTAAATAAGAAGGTTGTACAAATGAATTTGCAAGGGGAAGAATTATTTGTATTTGATAGTATCGGTGATGCTTGTAAGGCAGTAAATGCTTCCAATCGGACATTGTTGAGTAGATGTTTAAATGGAAAAGGGCATACTGCTTATGGTTATAAATGGAAATTTTTAAATTGTGCATAATATGACAGTTAGAGAAATTACTTTTATGTGTCTTGATTTGGCAAAAGCCAATTCTTCTGATGATAGTTTTTGGACAGAAGATCATGTTATCTTCCTCCTGAAGAAATATAGGAGTTTCTTAATAAAGAAGGAACAGGAGAAGCAGAAAGCTACTACTGATATAGCCTCTGAGTTTGAATATCAGCAGATATGTTTGGACTTAGAGAAAGTTCCTGCTATTGATGGAGAGCCTTGTACTGGAGGATATTATCTCAGAACTACTAAGAAGATTCCAAAGATTTTAGAGGATAATCAGCCTAGAGTATATCCTGTAGATTTCTATCAGGGAATCAATATCAGCTATATCCCTAGGGATAGAATGAGATATGTAGGTACTAATAAGTTCCTACAGAATATCATCTATGTTTCATTGGGTCCAGACTTACATCTATATCTAAATAGCAGGAATCCTCAGTTCTTATACTTGAAGAAGCTGAGAATGAGTGCTGTATTTGAAGACTTTGATGAAATGTCAAGTTACTTATGCAATGATAATGGAGACTCTATGGCTTGTGATGTTATGGATGAAGTATTTCCTATAAGAGAGTATTTAGTTCCTACATTAATGGAACTGGTAGTTAAAGAATTAACTTCAGCCAAATATCAGCCAGTAGATGAACATAACAATGCTGCCGATGATATATCAAAGGTATCAACTAAACAGAGTTAATAATGGAGTATAAGGAATTTGAGAAAACTTTGCATGACAGAACTCTTCCTAGGGAAGTCAAGGTAACTAACTCATGGGGAGTTTATGATAGTTATAAGGCTATTCGTAAACACCAATGGTATGATATAGGCAGACCTTTGAAGGAACATGAATTCTATAGTATTATCAGAGGAGTTAATAACTTACTGGCAGAAAATATTGCCAATGGTAAGGAAGTAACATTTCTTAGCAGAATGGGAGGCTTGGAACTTAGGAAGATACAGAGTGGTGTAAGCATTGTTGATGGAAAGCTTAAGAATACCTATCCCATAGACTGGTTAAGAACTACAAGACTTTGGTTTGAAAACTTGGAAGCCAGGAATAATAAAACTCTCCTTAGGAATGAGACAAAGTATATATATCATGTAAAGTATAATAAGTTTAGTGCCAACTATGCCAACCAATGCTTTTATGAGTTTAAACTCAATAGGTTTATTAAGTTGGCACTTAAAGAGAATATTAATAAAGGAAAAATAGATACACTATGGTAACAAATATACAATATACCAATATAAGGAGAGTACTGGATGATATTACAGATCATCCTCTTCTAAGGGATGTAACTCTGGAGCAGGTAATCAGGCATACTATCAGATTTATATCTCTACATGGCTATCCTCAGCTGTATCAGGATAAGATAAATATAGCAGATATCAAGGACTTTAGAGGACTTCTTCCTTGTGACTTGATTTCTATTATTCAGGTGAAGGATTTAAAGACAGATGTATGTCTCAGATCAATGACTGATACATTTACTCCAGGATTAAGACCTAAGCCTAATATGAGAGATCAGCCTAAGGATTTACTCAATAATATGAAGCCTCCAGTAGATACTTATATCCCATCTATGCAGGAATATAAGGAAGAACCATCATTCAAGACCCAGGGAAGGATTATCTTTACTTCTTTTCCAGAAGGTAGGGTAGAGATTGCTTATAAGGCTATTCCTGTAGATGAAGATGGTTTTCCTCTTTTGATAGATAATGAAACTTATCTTAATGCCTTGGAAGCTTATATCAAAGTCAAGGTGTTTACAGTAAAGTTTGAGACAGGAAAGATTCAGGCAGGAATACTTAGTAATGCTCAGACTGAATATGCTTGGGCTAGCCATCTTTTACAGAGTGAAATGACTATGCCTAGTGTTAGTGAGATGGAAAGTCTCACTAGAATGATGAATACTTTGATTAAGCCAGTCAGACAGTTTGATAATGGCTTTAAAGACTTAGGAAATCGTGAATATTTAAGAAATCACTAATATGGCTAAGAAATATATAAATTGGAAGACAAAAGGTATGAACAGAGATATGTCTGTTTCTACCTTTAATCCAGAGTTTGCCTTTGAGAATGTCAACCTTAGATTGGCAACCAATGAGGGCAATACTATGATGTCTTGGGTTAATGAGAGAGGTACCAAAAAAATAACTCTTAAAATTGCTACTGGACAATGGAAAGAGAACTTCGGTAATAAGGAGTACCTTGATTCTACTACAGGTATTACAGGTATTCCAGTGGGTACAGCAGTGTTGAATCATAAGTTAATCATTTTTACATGTTCTGATTTTATCTATGTCTTTGAGAAATCAACCAAAGAGGAGAATACTCTTGAAGGTAAGATTCTATACTTTGGTGATTTAGGTTTCAGTCCAGAATATCCAATAGAAACTCTAGTATCTTATGAGTCAGAGAATATCCAGAAAGTCTATTGGACAGACAATAAGAATCAGCCTAGAGTTATCAATATTGTTGGTTCTATAGAAAAAGGCAATGATAATCAGTTTGACTTTATCCCTAAGCTTCAACTTAATGAAGAAATAAAGGTAACTAAACTGTTAGGCTCAGGTGAATTCTCCCCAGGAGTCATTCAATACGCCTTTACTTATTACAATAAGTATGGTCAAGAAAGTAATATCTTCTATACAACACCTTTATATTATATATCATACAACGACAGAGGTGCTAGTCCTGAAGGAAAGGTCGGCAATAGTTTTACTATTAACATCACCAATGCAGATAGTAGATTTGACTTCATCAGAGTATACTCCATTCATAGGACAAGTATAAATGCAGTTCCAGAGACAAGGAGAGTTACAGACTTGGTAGTATCTGGTACTACTTTATCTTATACAGATAATGGACTTGCTGGAGATACTATAGATCCTACAGAGTTATTGTACATTGGTGGAGAAGAAGTTATATCTGGTACTATGGCTCAGAAAGACAATACTTTGTTCCTAGGAAACATCAAATTGCAAAGGAGAGCAATAGATTCCAGTGTCAAGAATTATTTCAAAAATAAAAGAATTGATTTCAAAATATCTACAAATACAGAGAAGATAAAGAAGATAAGTTCTCCAGAGATAAAGGGATACTATCCTTATGTAAATCAGTTAAGCATGAATGCCTATCAGTTCAAGACCTTTAAGTACCTTGAATATTATAGATTTGGTATTCAAGCACAACATTATACAGGTAAGTGGTCAGAACCAATATGGATTAATGATGTAAGGAACACTAAGCATATTGACACTAAGTTTTATAACTCCGAGGATATTGGTCTTCCTATAGCAGAATACTCATTGAATGATAAGACAATCATAAATACCTTAGTATCAGCGGGATATGTAAAGATAAGACCTTTGGTAGTATATCCTACTGTTAATGATAGAGAAGTAGTATGTCAAGGAGTGCTGTGCCCTACAGTATACAATGTATCTGATAGATATGGTAATTCTCCTTTTGCTCAGTCTTCTTGGTTTGTAAGACCTAATGCTCCCTTTGATGAGTATAAGGCTTCCCACTATAATCAAAATGCTAGTGGAGAATGGGGTGGGGATTGGATGGAACTTGGACAATACTTAGGCAATCCTTCTTTATATTCTAGAGCTGGTATTATGTCAAATAGCAGAAATGTTGTCAAAGATTCCACAACTAACTTTGATATTAATGGTATTAATAAGGGTGCTTGGGCAGAATTTAGGAATAACAGGCCTATACCAGGAAATAATGAAAGGAATGCAGAAATTCAATGTATATGGAATCCTCCTACTCCTTATGTCTCAGATACTGCAACAGATTCAGAGATAGCTAGCTGGGTATCAAATAATTCTGAAAACTACTACATTGATCAGTCCATCTTGACCTTACATTCTCCAGACATTGAGTTTAATGATGAGATAAGAGCTATGGATACATCAGGTATGAAACTAAGAATAGTGGGAATGGTACCTGTTACAGCCTTTGCATCTGACATAGACATACAGACTTCAACTCCAGTAAATAATTTCTATGATAGCTCAGACTTGCCTATAGGATTCTATAAGGAGCCTATTGGTGTAGAGAATGAATTTGTGTCTAATTCAGGTTACCCTGCATTTATTCAAAAGACAGGAGACTCTCATTTCGGATGGAAAGGAATGCTCTCAGGTGCTTTTTGGTTTGATGAATTGACAGCTTATAAGAAAGATACAGGTAATACTGGACATCTTACTACAGGATTTGTTGTATACCCTTGGCACAGGAATGGCTCTCTTAACAATACAAAATTTGCTACTGACGGTTATAAATCTGCCATGCTTGATAAGAAAAAACTATCAAACATGAGGTATTCTTACAAGTCAGTATACTTTGATTATGAGAATATATGGAATGCTTATAAGGAGAATGATAATGATAAAACAGGTATTTCTGGTGTTGCCATATTTGATTCAAATGAAGTATCTATGGTTAGAATTCCTGCACAACATAACTCTGGTCTGACAGATATTAATTACTATGGCAATGTAGATAAACTTCTCAGCATATCAAGAATAGGTGATAAGAAGGAGGGTTATCCTATAATGACTACTGGTACTCAAAATGCAGATAGTAATGCACACTTGTTGTTTAGTGGTAATTATATGCAAATCGATAGTAGGTTTACTGACCAAATCACAGGTATTGATCCTGTGAGGATAAAATATAAGTCTACACCACATGCTGTATTAGCACTTAACTACTCTAAGTCAGGAGCACAAAGAATACTTCCTACTATACAAGACGGAGATAATTTAGGCTCACCTTGGAATGTTAATTATGTAGGAGGTGATATAACTTCTGGTCAGCATCCTTTTTGGGATAAGAACAAAAGTATTAAGTCTATATCACAAGATGTTATTACTACAGGTATAGTAGGAGATGCTTCAGGTATAGGAGGTATTCAATATGGGTGGCTATGGCTAGGAGAGCTATACAATGACAATGTAGTCAATAGGTTTGGAGGACAGACACAGGAAGCATTTCAGAGTAATCAATGGTTACCTTGTGGTGAACCAATATCATTGTTGGATGAAGAACAGAATGTAAAGGAGAGTATTACTCTTAAATGGGAAGGTGGAGATACATACTATCAAAGGTATGACCATATCAAAACTTATCCTTTCACTCTTGAAGATCAAAATGCTGTTACAGATATAATATCTTTCATGTGTGAGACAAGAGTGAATATTGATGGTAGATATGACAGGAACAGAGGGCAGACTAGTAATTTTGCCATTACTTCTACTAACTTCAACCTTGTAAACGATGTATATACTCAGCAGGATAACTTCTTTACCTATAAGATACTTGATGAAGATACTTACAAGAGTACAGATTTCCCAAATAATGTCACTTGGACAAAGACAAAGCAGAATGGAGCTGATGTAGATTTATGGACAAATATTACATTAGCTAATACTTTAGAGTTGGATGGAGATAAAGGTACAGTCAATAAGCTCATCAGATTGAATAATCAGTTGTTGTCTTTTCAGGATAAAGGTATTGCTCAGATACTCTATAATGAGAATACTCAGATTTCTACCACAGAAGGAGTACCTATTGAGATAGCTAACTCCCAGAAGGTTCAGGGTAAGAGATATTATTCTGATACTGTAGGTTGCTCTAATAAATGGTCTGTAGTACAGACTCCTGCCGGTATCTACTTTATGGATAGCAATGAGAAGAGTATTTACCTCTTTAATGGTCAACTTAATAATATTAGTACAACAGGAGGCTTCAATTCTTGGGCTAAGCAGAATATTCCTTCATCAGATGTAGAATGGACTCCTAATGCATTTGATTCATTTGCTACCTACTATGATAAACTAAACCAAGATGTTCTATTCATTAATAAAGAAACTGCTCTGGCTTACTCAGAGAAGTTTAATTGCTTTACTTCTTTCTATGACTATGAAGGGGTATCTTACTTCAATAGTCTTGATGATATTGGTATTTGGATAAAGGGTAGTGATTTATATCAACATCAAGCAGGAGAATACTGTAATTTCTTTGATGAGAACAAACCATTCTCTATGACATTGATTGCTAATCAGGAACCTCAGATGGATAAGATATTCACTAACCTGGAATTTAGAGCCTGTGTTGAAGGAGAAGGTTCTTACGATGAAACCAAGAATAAGTTTGTACCTAGTCTTCCTTTTGATAGCTTGGAGGCATGGAATGAATATCAGCATGGTATATCTACTCTTAACAATAGGAATGCCAATGATAGATTTACCCATGGTAAGGAAAATGAAATCCTAGCAAGGAAGTTTAGAATGTGGGCTTGTGATATTCCTAGGGATAATGCTAAGGTAGATACTACTACGGAATCTTTAATGGGAATCAAGAGATTCAAAGCTAGACCTTTGGATAGAATAAGAAATCCTTGGGCATATATAAAGCTTACAAAGAATGCAGCAGCAGAAAAGTCTTTTCTCAATAAGACGGAGATACATGATATCATGGCAACATATTTTGGTTAAATAGTAATATAGGTAAGAGAGTCTTAATGATTTTCTTACCTATTTTTATAATGGGAGTAAGGAGATAACACTGATACTAATAATGTATTATCTTTGCAATAAAATGTTACTCAGATGAAAAAGAAGAATAAATTATATACAGCTAATAAATGGAATCAACCATTGTTTGCTCAAGGTATAGATAGAGTACATCAGAATATTTTTGATGGTTTGCTAAGTTCAAGCATACAGAATATAGGTACTACTTCTGTCTTAGGTAATCCTACAAAGATAGACTTAGGAAAAATAGGTGCAATGAAGACTCCTAGTCAAGGTTTGGGATTAGGTATAAAAAATATTGCCAAGAGTGGTATTGGTGTTGTTGGAGGTGCTGTAGGAACCATTGGTAATAAGATTATCAGTGGGGGATTAAGTTCTGGCGCAGGTAATGCTATAGGTTCCATAGGAGGTACTGTAGGTGGAGCACTTAGTGCAGTGAACCCCGTAGTGGGAGGTATTGTATCAGCAGCATCTGGTATTATTGGAGGATTAACAAATAGAGCATTTGGTTCAAAGTTGAATCAAGAGAAAATATCAGAAGTAAATAACAGCAATAAAGCTCTCAATACATTATCCGTGGATAATAGTAGTGTAGACTCCATTATGAATCAATGGGGAAATCAAGATTTCGGTAAAGACTTTTCTAAATCAGATATTGGTAAGGATGGATGGTTTAGTAATAAAGCTAAGAAAAAATACAGAGAATTACAAAAACAACAAGATATAGCTAGAAATAGAGCATTGACTTCCTATGATAATTCTATAGATGCAGCTGATACCCAAGCAGATCTTAATGCTCTTGCCAACTTTGCAGCCTTTGGTGGTCCACTTGATGGATTATCTAGTTTAGGTACTGGAGCTATAGACTATGGTTTTATGTCTGATTATCTAGTAGCTAAGAATAAATCTGCAGAAACTAAGAATAAAATATCAACCAATGTCTTTGGTAACCTTCCTGTTACTCCACTTAGTACTTTTGCCTTAGGTGGAGGTATTCATATCAAGAAGAGTCATAGAGGATTATTTACTAAAGAAGCTAAAGAACATGGTATGGGAGTACAGGAGTTTGCTTCTCATGTATTAGCTAATAAAGATAAGTATTCTCCAGAAGTAGTTAAAAGGGCTAACTTTGCTAGGAATGCCACTAAATTTGCTTTAGGTGGGGATATGCAGACTAATGGTTCTGACTTTAGTAATGGTTTATTGCATATAGATGCAGGTGGTAGCCATGAATCTTCACCTTATGATGGGGTACAATTAGGTATTGATGCCCAAGGGAAACCTAATCTTGTAGAAGAGGGGGAGACAATATTTGATGATTATGTTTTCTCTAAGAGAATCAAAGCTGATGCTCAAACAAAGAAGAAGTTCCATATAGGTAAGAATGCTGATATTAGTTATGCAGACTTATCTAAAAAGTTAGAGAAGGAAAGTACAGAAAGACCTAATGATGCCATTAGTCAAACAGGCTTAGAAAAACAGATGCATGACCTTGCAGATGAACAGGAGAGGCAGAAGTCTGAAATGCAGTCTAAGAAAGCACAGGAAGTATTTGCCTCTCTCCCTCCAGAACAACAGAGAGCTATTATGCAACAGGTAGCTATGGAAGAGCAGCAGGCACAACAGCAACAGATGGAACAGCCTATTGAGGAAGTTCCTCAGCAAGCAGAACAACAGAATGTAAATGAACAGATGATGCAGCAACCTGTAGAGCAACCAATGGCAGAAGAGTCTCTGGTGAATGCTTGTGGTGGTAAGATAAATAAGTATGATAAAGGTGGAGATATGAAGAAAAAGATATATAATGCTCTTGGCTTATATACTGATAGTGATTTTGATAAATGGGCTTATGATAAGAAAGTTGATAGGATTACTGATTGGGAGAATATCTTGAAGAATAAGCAGTTTATGGATGCTTTGAGTGGTGTTAACCCTGTATTATCTGATGCTATCTCTAGAGGTTATGACTTTGGTACTTATGTACCTAAAGCAAATAATGAGCTAACTTTTGACTTTACTCATGGAGGATGGGGTAAAGAAGACTATGATGCTTGGAATGGAAGTACTGATGCTGCATGGAAAGAAGCTGTAAAGAAAGGTCTTGTAAAGAAAGGAATGAACTCTGAGGAAATAGGTAAGGCTTTATCACAGACTGATGCCTATAAAAGAGGTTCTGATTGGCTGAAAGCAGATGAGAATAATAGACTTAACTATCTGCAGCAGATTCTCAATAGTCAGGATGCTCCTCAAGCAGCTAGAGACTATGCAGCTAAGTATGTAAATGCTAATGGATGGGTGAAAGATGCTAAGAGAGATTATCAGACTATTTTTGAAGATCCAAATGGTACTGGTGTTAGAAACACTCATCCAGGAACTTATTGGAAAACACCTAATGAAATCCTCAGAAGTAAGCAGACTGGAAACTATGTAGTAAATGATGATGGAAGTATAGAAGAGATATATGGAAATGTGCCTAAGGATTGGACTAGTGCAGGCAATTATAGTTGGCAAGATGACAAGAGTGACTATACATATAACTACTATAAGAGACCTATTGCTAGTACTAATGCTACTGATGATAATGGAAGTAATCAGGAGGAGATAGTACCTAAGCACAAGAATGAGAAGTTAAGATATGTAGGATTATTTGGACCTTTAGTAGGTTTAGGAATGCAGGCTATGGGTATAGGTAAACCTGATTATTCTAGGATGGATGCAGCTGTAGAAGCTACTAGTGGTAGTCCTGCTTTAGCTAGTTATAAGCCTATTGGCAACTATCTTACCTATAATCCTATGGATATATGGTATGAACAGAATAGAATGGATGCTAACAGCAGAGCAACAGATAGAGCTATTCTCAACAATGCTTCTCCTATAGGAACCAAGATGGCAGGGCTTCTTGCTAATAGCTATAACAGTCAGATAGCAGATGGTGACTTGTATAGAAAGGCTCTTGAATATAATGATGCCAAGAGACAGAAGGTTACTGAGTTTAATAGAGGTACTGATATGTATAATGCAGATGCCTTTACAAAGACTTCTGCAACTAATGCTGAGATTGCTAACAGGCAAAGACAGTTTAGAGCACAGATGCAGATGGATGCTGCAAGACAGAGAATGGCTGCTGATGCTGCTTGGAATCAAGGTATCTATGGTAATGTCTCTGGTCTTTTCAAAGGTATCAGTGACTTAGGACGTGAGAATGCTCAGCATAATATGATTGCTGATATGGCTGCTGATGGTATCTTTGGTGTAATGACTCCTAGGAGTAATACTGGTAAGAGAGTAGTTACTACAAAGAAATCCTGTGGTGGTAAGATTAAAAGAAAAAGAGGTTTAACATTTTAAAGAGAGAATATATGGCTGGTGGATATCAATTTGTTGTAGACAATTCTTTTCAACCCTTCTCTATGCAGGAAATGCTAGTACCATTTTCTGCATATAAGGATGCTTATGAGAAGAGTGAGGAACAATACAATGACTTGTCAGATAAATCAGATAAGTTTAAATATCTTAGTGAAACCTTACCAGAAGGAAGTAAGGCTAGAAAATTATATGAAGGCTATGCTAATGACTTAGCTAAACAGGCAGAGGACTTAGCGCATAATGGTTTAACTATGTCTAATAGAAGAGCCTTGACTTCTCTAAGAAGAAGATATCAGGGAGAGATAGGTAGGTTACTCCAGGCAGATGAAGCTATGAGAGAAGAGAAGAAACTGAGGAGAAGTCTTAGTGCTCAGGATTCCTCTATGCTATATGCTATAGATAATCTTGATATTGATAGTTTCTTAGATGATAATACTCCTAATCTTTATAATATTAGCGGTAATGAGCTTTATACCAGAGGGGCAGCAGCAGGTAAGGCTGCTTCTTCTAGAGTATTCTCTGCTGGTGATGCTGGAAGTACATTGAATGGTTATTATAGAGATTATGTACAGAAGATGGGTTATAGTAGAGATACCATTCAGAAGTTCTACAAAGATATGTCTACTATCCCTGAGTTACAGATGGCAGCAGATGCTATCCTTGAAGAAAGAGGAGTTAATCAGAATCTTACAGGAAATAATCTTCAAAGGGCTAGACAAAGTGTTATTAATGGCATGATTGATGGTGCTATCTATCAGGAGAACCATAATCCTCAGAGAGACCTTGGAGTACTTACAAAGGCTGAAAGAGTTGCTGATGCTAGAGCTAGACAACAGATGGAACTTACTAGAAGAGGACAGAATATTAGTCTTGCTTCACAGGGTCTTACTTATAATGAAAAGACCGGTACAATTTCTTATGATCCAACAAAGGACCCTTCATTGCAGAAAGCATCTGCTATAGCACAAATCAAAGCTAATGCATCAGGAAAGAAGACAGGCAGTGGTACAGCTTATGATGTTAGAAACAAAAAGGTAACAATGATTGGTGCTAAGACTGGTACTAAATATAAAGATACTAATGATGAAAATAGTATAGGTGCTCCTTTGGAAGATTTGAGTGGAGCTAGAGCACTATCTTCACAAGAGTATAGTCAGTTAGTTGATGCTAATGGAAACATTACTAATGAACATCTTAGAAGTGCTATTGGCAATGGTAATCTCTCAGACTATGAAATTTATGTAGTTCCTGCTGGTACTTCAAAGATTGATGGTTCTGGTACTATATGGGATGATTCTACTACAGAAGATGTTTATATTGCTATTCCACGTGAGTCTAAGAGGGCTGCTACAAATTCAGAAGGTTCTGTAAATACTGGTTCTAGTGGAGATAATGATATTCCTGAATAACTCTATGAGAATATAAGAGAGAGTATGATTGAATAATACTCTCTCCTTTTTATATACTATAATCCCAAATCAACAATTTCCCAATCATCTATATGATCATAAAGGACATACTTTCCTGATTCTGTAAGACCTACTTTAAGTTTCTTTTTTCTCTTAGAAATTTCAGCAGAAGTGAGTTTACCTAATTGAGAATGAAATCCTACATAATCATACGTACCATCCTTTTTAAGGAACATACAAGATTTGAATTCTTCTCCTGTATTTGAATTTACAAAGGTTCCAACTTTCATTTTTACATAGTTTTTGGCAAACTCTAGGAGAGACCAGCTTTGAAGAATAGATGAGTTAGTTTCTTCAACAGGTTCCTCTTGAACAACACTATCAAATCTATAGTTATACTTTCCTTTAGCAATATCATAAATATCTTCTTGAGAGAAGCCAACATCCTTTAAGATTCTTGTGAAGGTATAGTTAATAAACATATTATCTCCCCCTAAGTCTATAAGTTCTTTACAAGTGCAGATGAATTGAATGAATGGATTATCCTTCTGAATAGTCTTCATAACATCAATGTACTTCTTTCTGTCAAACCAAGACTGATGATGTATACAATATGTTAAGTGTTCATCTTTGAGTCCAAGTAATTGCATAAACTCAACAAGTACCTGTTTAGCCTCTTGTCTGTTATTTGGCATATTATCTGCAGTATAAAGAGAAGCAGCAGCATTCAGTAAAGCACATTTCTGTTCTATTGATAAAGCAACTATCTCTTTATCTTTATTTTCATCATAGAGAGAGTCATAAACTCTTTGTGCTTTGTTTTCATCTATAGCACCTAACTCTTTGAGTTTTTTATTAAGAAGCTCCTTTGCAACTTTAAATTGTTCTGATTCCATAAGCTTGAATATTGAAAATGTTTATTAGAAGAACGTAAAACTAAGTAGGATATTATATTTGATTTATCTTTTTGTTTGCTTTAACTTTCATAAGGGATTTTATAAGGTACTAATAGAATATTTCCAATATATGTATCTTTGTGCAAAAATAATAGATAAGTTATGAGTAAAGAGAAATATATAGGTGAAGCACCTCTTAAGGATAAGCCTGGCAAGAAGTTAACCCTTGTCATTAAGGACGGTTCTGTCACTACTCCTAAAATAGCAGATGAGAATGTTACTACAGAGAAAGTAGCAAATGAGGCTGTTACTACTTCTAAGATAGCAGAACAAGCTATCACTGATAGTAAATTAGGTGATAATGCTGTTGTTGAAAGAACTATCAATGAAGGTGCAGTAACTACTCCTAAGATTGCTTCTGGAGCAGTAGAAACTGATAAGATTGCTAATGAGAATGTTACTAATGAAAAACTTGCAGGAGATAGTGTTACCACTAGTAAAATAAAGGATGAATCTGTAACAACAGAAAAACTTGCAGATGCATCAGTAGAAACATCTAAAATCAAGAATGAAGCTATTACTAATGATAAAGTAGCAAAGGATTCTCTTACTAAGGATAAGTTTGATCCAGAATTGAGGAAAGCATTGGATGCTGCAACAGGACTTCCAGATGAATTAGTTACTATGATTCAGAATGTAGATAAGAACTTGAATAAATTAAATGATACAGTTTATCCTATAATGTTGGGATTTACTATTAATCCTAATGTTAACACTATGAAGACAGATGTTGTTTATTCTGTTAAGAGTGATAATGAGTATCTTGTCCCTGATACATTGAGTATTACTAAGAAGGTTAATGGTACAGCAGAAACTATTCTTACTAACTATCCAACATCAAATAGTAGCTTGATTACACCAATACAAGGAGCAAGAGAAATCTTTAAGTTTGCTGTTACTAAAGAAGGTAGAACTAGTCAAAGCGTAAGTCAAACTAAGTACTTATGTTATTATGGTGGGAATGCAGAATCAACTATAACTGCTGAAATTCTTAATACTCTGAGCAGAGTTTCTACTACAGGAGTATCATTCAACTCTAGTATCACAACCAAGGATAATGATTACATCTGGCTAGTAGTACCTAGTTATCTCTCAATCAGCCGTGTAACCAGTGCAGGATTTGATGTAACCATTGCTGCTCCTCAGACTATCACAAATAATCTAGGCAGTTTCAAGGCATACAGAACAGCCAATCCTCTCACCGCAGCTACATGGAATTTAGTAATATCATAAACGTATAAATATTATATAATATGAGTATAAATTTAACAGACGAGCTTCTAGCCAAAACCAAGAAGGGTAAGATTGCCTCTGCTAAGCAAGTGTTTCTTGATGGAGACCAAGAGAACTTGCAACAGATAGGTGAAAAAACACATCAGTTGGAGGATGCTATCAAAGACATCGCCGTCTCAGGTGGAGCTTCTACTGCCAATGCTGTCTCTTATAGCAATGAGACCAGTGGTATGACTGCTGTCACCGCCCAAGGAGCCATTGATGAACTTGCTGCCAAGAACAAATCTCAGGATGCTACGATTTCAGCCAAGGCTGAGAAGTCAGATGTTCAAACATTGGTATCAGAATTAAAGGAAAATGATTCCACCCTTTCCACAGAACTTGTAAAGAAAGCCAACGTTTCCGATGTTACATCAAAGTTCACAGAAGAGTCAGAAAGAGTCAATGGAGAACTTGCAAAGAAGTTTAATTCTGAGAATATCGCCCAAGAATCAGGCGATGCAGAGGACAAGGTAATGAGTCAGAAAGCCGTAAGTGCTAAATTCAGCGACTTGTTTAATATCTTACATATAACAAACAATGACGAATATTTATTAGCATTTTCTGACAAAAATGATAAATTCGCTTTTGGTATCAAGAGAAAATCTGGTGATTTTGTTTTTGGAATAGGCATTCCTACTGAAATTAAATCATTTATATTGCAAACGTTTAATAAAGCAATAAATTATACAGATTTGCAAAAACAAAATCTATCTTCACAGATAGATAAAGCTTATGAAAATTTAGGTATCAAGAATGAGGAGGGTTATGAAAAAACTGGCAATCTCTTTAAAATTGTTGCTAATAAGGAATATTTGATAGCTTTTACGGATATTGTTAGTAAATTGCTTTTTTCTATTTCAAAGAAAACTGGTTTTCTTGGCGTAAATGGTTTAAATATAAATGATGCGACATTAAAGGTTGCCTACAACAAAGAATATCTGTTTGTACTCTCTGATGTAAATAACAACCTTTTGATAGGAATAAGGAGAAACGGAAAAATCCACTTTGGCGATGATTCTTTAGATGCTTCTTTCAAATTAATGTTGAATGAAGCACTGAAAGATTATGCAAAAAAAGATGAAATAGAAGATGTTGCTAATATAAGTTCAAAAGTCCAAGTAAATGAAACATCTATTAGTGAAATAAAAAACATTTTGGACATTGAAAATACAACCAAAAAGAGTGTTTCCGACTTTCTGAATTATCAGTTTAACTTTGGTAACATTGCTATTGGAGAAGTATGTGATTTTAAGGCAGCTGTAGGAAACCTATCGACCTACAAGCATATAATTCTCAAAGTGAATCCTTATGAAAAAATAAGGGTTTCAACTGTAGGAGGAAGCAGCCCTCGTGCTTATGGTTTTTTTGATTCTAAATATAGACTTTTGGAAAAATCAGAAAATAACAAAGAGTTAGATAATATAATATTGGTTGCACCACTTACAGCTTCATTTTTAGTTATTAATGCTAATTTAGATAGAATAAGTAATCCTTATGCTATTGTAAATATAAGCAATTCAGATATAAAGATAGCTAATATTGAAGAATCGCAAAAGTCTACTTATGGAGTAAAAACGGCAGATGAAGATATAGAGGCATACATTAATGGTTTGAAGTTTAGAAAAGAATTGATGAATCATGTGACAGACCTTAAAAAGGAAGGTGACAAGATGGTTCATGTTTCAACTTTTTGTATCATAAATGATGTTTTATATGCAACTTATTATGTAAACACAATAAATTATGGAGAAACTCCATCTGAACATACTGCTAGATTTGTTATATGTCCTATGAATACTATAAGTGATTCTTCTACTTATAAGTATTATGACTTATGCTACACAAAAACCGTAGCAGAAAGAAATGAAGTACAAGAAATATTGATAAACGGAAAACATATTGATTATCTTTATGATATTGTGCTACTTCATAAGGATGATGATACTTTGTTTCTAGAATGGACTTGTACATTAGATGGTAATTACTATAGGGTATATAAGACGTACAATATTAGTACACAATCTTTTAGTGATATAGCAATCAATAAGTTTAAAATATCAAGTACGGTTGTTGATTTCTCGACTAGTGATTTAAATGCTATTTTTACTAAGTATAACATTAATCACAAGCCTTTAGATGGTGATATTGGTATCATGCAAAAACTCTCATCTAGAGCAGAGGATAATATTGAATATTATTATACTGGAATGTATATCGGACAGTTTAATTGTATTATAAAATCTTCTGATTTAGTTACATGGGAATTTGTTTCAACACCATCGTTTGAAAATAATTCTCAATGGGAAAATTCTGTGTATGTTAAGAATGATAAGGTATATTACTTCTGTAGACAACAGACCAATACACCTTATGCTTTCCTTACTTGGTTTGACTTGTCAACTAGTAAATGGCATAATCCTATTTATATAAATGATGGGCAATCAAGATATGATTTCATAGAGTATAATAATAAACTCTACCTCATTCATTCTCCAATGGATAGAAATCATTTAGCAATTATGCTCATAGATGAGGATAATCTAATTAGAAGTAAAGATGTGCAAGTTGCACAAGTACCAGATTATTTCTATCCTTATATGCAGAAGTATAAAGGAGAGTTATATATAAGTTTCACAAATTCTAGAAAACATATTTATGTAAGTAAATTTACAATTTGTTCTATAGATAGTGATACTATTAGAGATAAGTTTAATCAAATGTTTAATATTTAAAAAATAACAAAAATGAGTAACATGTTACAAATAGTTGTACCAGAAACAATAGAATCAAAGGCTATTGTTCCTATTGGATATGCAAAGATTCCAATTCATTTTTTAGATGGATATGATAAATCTAATCCTGAGTATTTAATTTTAAAGAATAGTTCTATTATTACTGCATCTGATAATATTAAATTATCAGATGATAAAAATGGAGTAAAAGTCGATTCTATTCAATTATCCAATACATATAAAAACGTTTATCTTTTTCCACAATCCAATGGAGAATACTGTATTGCTGTTGACAAATATAAAATTACTAATATTTTATTTTCAAGTAGCGCAAAGCATGTTGCTATTGACATTCAAAAATTATTTGATAATTTTTCTGCTATTGAACATATAGGACCTGTAGATGGATTTGGTAGTACAATCATAAATGCAATATTGGATTTTGATTTAATAAATGAATATCCTCCTAAATTCAAAACTTTGCAGTTATCAGGTAAACAAGTTACTGGGGATATATCAAAGTTTAGTAATTTAATAAATCTGACAACATTGCATTTATCGGGTTGTTCAGTTACTGGAGATATATCAAAGTTTAGTAATTTAATAAATCTGACAACATTGGTTTTAGATGGTAATAATGTTACTGGAAGTATTAATTTGTTTAATGCATTAACTAACTTAACATCATTATCATTAGCTTTAACACAAGTTACTGGTGATATTATAAATTTAGGTAGTCTTGTAAACTTGACAAATATAGGAATTGGAGGAAGTAATATTAGTGGAACGATAGAATCATTTGTACAGGCACAACGTTCTGCTGGTCGTAGCTCTGCACAAATTACTGGTTCTAGTGCAAATTGGGGGAAAGTGACATTTAATGGTTCTAGTACTAAAGGAGCATTATCATGGACTTCAACAACAATAACTATGAATGGTGTAACAATAAACGCTTAAACTCTAAGTCGCTGACTTCATAAATAAAGAAGAAGGGTGAGTCGAAAGATTCACCCTTTATCATTTTATACCTCTTCAAAATCAATATCATCAAACAAATCTTGCTCCTGATACTGCTTAGGATATGCCTTATCCAATAAGTGCATAAATCTTGCCCAGTTATATCCGCTTGCTCTTGCTAGAATTTTAACCCCATCAAGATGCTGCTTTAATTTTGGCTTTCCGACATCAGATGTGAAAAATTGATGGTATTTATATTTTCTATTTCCCTTTTCATTTTTAGGATTTAAGAGTTGTATTTCATTAAATACCAATGGAGCAATTCTTTCATAGACAATTTCATTTATCCATCTACCAACTACACTTGGTCGTTTAGAAGTTTGAGTCCAAGTCCAGTTTCTCATCTTGTATAAAGCTTCAAAGAAATCATCATCAAACATCTTTACCCATGTAGCTGCTTCCTTGTTCAAGAAAACTTTCAGGTAGTTTTGCAATTCATCTTTTGCTCTTTCTTTAGCATTAACATAGCCTGTTGCTTCATCAACTAAGGCAATAATACCAGTTTTTGCTACAGCTCTAATAATAATATCTGCATGGGCAACAAGATTATCATTTGGATAAACACCGGCACGATTTGCATCTATTATTGCAGAACAAATATCAATAAGTAAAGTAGCATTATATCCATAAGTCATTGATTGTGAACCACCTGCGTTATTCCTTTTGAATTTGATAGGATTCTGTAGTTGCTCAACAATGTTGCTTTTCTCGGCATAAAAGTAAGAAGATAAGCCATCAATGTTAATGAAGGACTTCATCCATTGACCACTTTTACTTTCATAACCAATAGCCTTTTGTATTCCTCTTCCAGAGAACACACGTGTACCATCTTCCAAAACATAGCAAGGAACTTCCACGTCACCAAAATGAAGAGGTGTCTTGTCCGAACTATATTTTGCACAAAGGACAGAGTTATCTATCAAATTTTCTGGGTCAATATTTAAAAATTGCGCAACTTTATTTATAGTATCTTTTGTCGCACTTCCTTTTATTGCCTTGCTCAACCCTACTTCTGTCATACCAATAGCTTCGGCAACTTCTTTTTGTGTAATACCTTTTTGTTCTAAAAACTTTTTTATAAAATTCCTCATAATTAATATGTTTAAAAATTCAACGCAAATATACTATAATATTTTTAGATTAAACTAAAAGACGTTGAATATTAACATATATTATACAATAATTAAACAAATAGATTTTTAATTAAACCGTTTGGTGCTTTTTAGCATATCAGCATTTATAAGCCTTAAAGAACTTCTCACACAAGCTCCCCATCATATAACATGGTTCCTCGCTCAGCATATCTATCCCATCCTGCTCACAGGTATAAAAAATAAGTGGAAAATCAAAGAAGCCTTCCACTTATTATTTTTATCTACAATCCTCAATAGTCCTTATCCAAGCCTCTATATCATTTTCTGATGTTCCAATAGCATCTACTTCAACATTCTTATTTCTTAAGAACTTTTCTAGGTCTGCTATTTTCTTAGGAGCATCTTTCCATTTGTTTCTTACAAGTTTCATAACTCTCAACATATACTTCTTACCCTTAATAAGGTCAGAGAACTTCTGAGTTGCTGCTTTATGCTCACTACTGTTGAGTGATTCTGAACTAGTATGAGTGTAATTATCCTTATTGTTAGCTTTCTCTGTAGTAGGGGAGACTTGTTTCTCATCAGTAAATTCTTCAGTAATAGAAGAAGTACTTTGAGTATCTGCTTGAATCAATTCTCCAGTGTCAGGATCTACAGATAGTGCATCTTCACCTAAATCTACATTCTCTGCTTCACCTACTTCTTTAATAACTTCTTGAGCTTTCTGCTCTCTAAGCTTCTTAGCTTCTTTCTCATTGATTTTCTCAATGAGTTCTTTAGCTTGTTCTTCTGAAGATTCCTTTACCTCTTTGGTATTCCTATTAACTTTAATGGCTTTAGGATTTTCACCTTCACTAAGAATAAAGTAATCCCATACTCCTTGTGTCATAGATGGAGATAACTGATTATCCAGAATCATTTTGTTATATCTTAGCTGCTTAAGAGTAGCTTCATCTGTTACCATTTCACCATTGAGAGAGAAAACACCATTTACTTCTCTATAGTACTGATGCTTAAAGATTACCTGACTCTTATCTCCATTCTTGAAGTCACTATTACTATCACTCCTAGGAATGTCATTGGTAGGAGATTCTGGTTTAATCATCTTACCATCCCCATCCAAGCCAAAGATACTATATGAACTACCTACTGTACCAAAGAGTGCAGCATCTGTCATTAATGCTCCAGCTTCATCATATTCCATAAGGGTAGGGATGTCTCTTAATACTGATGCTGTGATATTAATTCTAGGATTCATATCCTGGATATTCTGCATAAACTCTGCTCTATCAAAGTTATCATTAAGAATGAAGGTCTTCTGCACTTTTCCATCATGTACTAAAGAGATTTCATTTCTATTCTTTCTAAGTAAGATAGTATCCCCTTCCTTGTCAAAGTAGAAGATTTTACTTAACCCAATAACAGCATTCAGTCTTGTCTTATAGTTAGGAGATGTTACTTCCTGCAAAAGAGCATTTATCTTATCTTTCAAGGAACCATCTCTCATCTCATTATACTTTAAGACTTTCAAATATGAAGGTACAAACTTTCCATTGCTGGCAGGCATCAATACAAAAGCACTTCCTAAGTTACCCATAGGGTCTCTTGGAACCATTACTTTATCAAGGGATGTTCCTACTACTAAGAACTTACTCATCTCCTGAATACCCCATGCTACAGAATCTAAGTCATAATGCATAGGATTCCTTACATTATCAGACAGCAATTCTCTAACACTTCTAAACTCAGAGTTTTTATCATTCTCTGTCTGTCTAACTATATATCCAGGAATCAATGATGCAGGTACTATCTCTGTACTAAGATTCTCATTTACATAGAATCTTTCACTAGAATGAGAATCAAAGAATTGTTTCCTTTGCTTCTTTAAGTTCAATCCCCCAGAGATATATGGATTCCAAAGCATGTCATAAAGTGCTAACTTACTTGCATTTCTGTTACCATAACCAGCAGTTCCTATAATCAAATACTTCTTACCATTACTTTCTATAACACCACCATTGGCATCATCATGTATAGCAGTAATACCTTTATTAATACTGTTATCATAATCAAGTACAAGCATTAAATGACTTTGCATAGCAACATCATTAGTAGCATTACGTTCTGGTTTAACAGCCATGAACTTAACTTTGGCATTAGGATTTCTTCTGATGATTCTAGCTAACTCATGGTCTATAATATTCTGCAACTTTATACCTGCTGCATCCATCCAAGCATAGTACTGATTCATATTATCATTGGTTTCAGAACCTTTCTTTCTTTCAATAATACCATCATCCTGCAATGCTGTAGGATTATATTCACTCATAGCATTACCACTAAGAGTAGTAACACTGGTCTCTATATTATGCTGACCAGTACCATTCAATTCTGCTGCATCTACATTATCATCAGATGAATGTACTTCCTTATTAGTAGAGGTATTATCTTCCAACTGCTCATCAATAGTTTCAGACTTACCTTGAACACTGTCACCATTATCAATAAGGTTCTTGTTATCAGTATTAATACCCTTGGCAGCAAGGTCAGCTTCATTAGCTGCTTGTTGTCTCTCTATTGCCTGATCTATGTTGAAATCCTTCTTTACCTTCACTTGAGATTCTTCTTTGTCTCCTGCAAAGTTACCAATAAAATACCAATCTCCACCCTTTTTCTCCATAGAATTTGCAATGAAGGATGAATTTTTCTTGTTTTCCTGATCATCTTTGACAGTTTCATACTCATCAGGAGTGATTTCTATAGAAGTATCTTTACTATCAACCTTGAAAGATACTTTATTATCTTCCTTAGTAACAAGTAATCTTCCTTTCTTAGGATTATCAGCAGTTCCATACCACATATCGCCCATGTCAATACTACCATTACCAAAGTTATCTTTCATCAAAGAGCCAGCATTTAAGACACTATTATCTGTTTGCTGTAAATCCTCATCTTCAACAACCTGTGTTGTAAGTTCTGATTCCTCTGAGTTACCAAACAAGTCTACATCCTTTTCATTACCCAAAAACTCTATATTATCTGTAGAACTTTGACTTACTTTCTTTTTTGCAGCAGCATTTGTTTCAGCTTCAACCTTCTTAGCTTCCTCTTCTTTCTTTCTCTTTTCTTCTGCTTCCCTAGTCTTTCTCTGTTTTCTATTCTCTAAGGTTGTAGCATCTCTTTGATAACCTAAGCTTTCAAGACCATTTAGAACATAATCTAAATTACTGGTAGCATCTGGGTTATTAACATCGTCAATAACCTTTTCAAGACTAGCCAATATTTCTGCTTTATTATTAGAGTTCTCTACAATAGTATCAATGTTCTTAAGAGTATTCTCTTTCCAGGTATCATCTCTGTCAGATTGAGAAATTACAGCCATTATATCATCTACAGTTTTTCCCCATTCCTTAGCATCTGCTACCTGTTGCTGATATTGAGGAAGCAATGTATCTTTATCAATAATGTCAAGAAGGGTAGAGTTAAGCTTTCTGAGGGTCTTAAAGACAAACTGATTCTTTGCTTCTTCTGTAATATCAGTATGACCTTTCATACCTTCATCAAACTCATTGATATAGTCTGCTATGGTCTCTGCATTTCTCTGATTAATCAATTTATATGCAGCTTCAGCAGCCTGTGCTCTTTGAGCTTCTAACTCTACAGCAGCAGCTTCTGGATTCCTAGCCATTCTACTATAGGCATCTTGATTAGCATCTATCCTTTGAGTTAGTAAAGCAATATCCTGTACTTTCTGAAGAGCATCAGCATCTTTCATAAGAAGTCTCTTTTCCAACTTCTCTATTTCTCTTTGCTGTTCTTTGCTATACAATTCTCTGTTTTCTGCCTTCATCATCTTAGCTTTAGTTACAGGATCTAAAGTGAAGATTTCATCAGCAGTAAGAATCTTATTTTTATCTTCTTTATGATTATCATTCTCAAGATAATCTATACTAGCTTGAAGATCCTTACCTTTAGTAGAAGTTCTGAATATTAGATCTTCCAGATAACTTTCCTGTTCTCTGGATGCATCAAGTTTGGCTTTTGCCTCTTTTTTCTTATTCTGGGCATTAAGTATAGCATTACTATTACCTTCACTCCTAGCAGTATCTTCTTCATCTATAGATTTAGTATACTCTTTATAAAGAGATTCAGTCTTCTTTCTTTGCTCTTCAAGTTCCTTCTCTATTTCTGCTTTCTGCTTATCATAGACTTTTATTAAAGATTGAGCATTCTTTGTACCACCAACAGTAGCTACAGTAATTGCAGCACCTCCAAGAATATATTCAGGTGAAGAATCACTAATCTCAGATTGCATTTTTTCCTTTCTTTCTTTCCAATGGTCATTAAGAGCCTGCTGTACCTTCATCTTAGTTCTTACCTCTGGAGATATGGAAATACCATTGTTCTTCTCAATCTTCTGAATCTCATCTTCTGCCTTATTGAATGCTTCTGATGCCTTTTGCAGCTTCTGAGCATTCTGAGCAATTTCATATAAAGCCTTCTGAGAAGTATATTCATCTTGCTCTATCTCTGGGTGAGAAGCATAGTATTGAGAGAGAAGATTAGAAATCTCTTCTTCACTAAATGGATTCTTACCTTCTTCAAGGTTAAGCTGAGAAGCTTTTTCTATCAATGTCTTAGCGTTCTGTACTACAGAAGACATAGTAGTTGGATCATTAGAATCTTCACCTAATTTATCTAAGGTATTGACTGCATGAAGAGCCTTAATAAAATCCATAGTCTTCTGGTCTCCTAAGCTCTCCACATTCTCTGAGGCAATATTAGAAGCTATCAGATGTTCAATATCTACGAAGTCATTATATTCATCCAAGAGATTATTTACATAATCAGCATGACTTCTTAAATCTCTTTCTGCCTGTTTCTTACCATAGTAGGTATTAAGTACACCATTCTGAATGAAATAGTTCATCTGTTCTCTCCAGTCATTCCATTTGCCAAGGCCTTTATACTTGACAGAACCATCTTCATTCTTCAAAGGATTACCATTTTCATCTCTTTCAACCTCTCGTCTAAAGTTATTCTTATAGGCTTCTCTACCTTTCTTTGTAGCTAGTCTTGCAAGATTAGCAAAGTTTGGAGTGAAGTTTACTATACTACCTAAGGCACCAACAGTACCAGCATTCCATGTAGTCTCCTGACCCATAGAATCCTTTAAACCTTTTATATAAGAGTAAATACCATCTGCAAAGCCATAGGTGTTAGCCAAAGCCTCACCATTCTGATAGGAATGAAGATACTTGTTAAAACTATCCTCATTGATTCTTTCAGCAGCATCTACCTGCATATCATCAGTACCATTTGTCCAGAATCCACCCCAAGCCTGAGAGCCTAATGTTTTACCAAACTCTTTCCATTTATCTGCTCTAGTAAGGAATTTACTTGCATCAGTAGTTAACCTCTTTCTACCTTCCGCTGTAGTTACCTCCTTTAATCCTTTAAGAGTAGTTGACATTTTCTTTGATAATCCAGCAGGATTGGTATAGAGGAATTTTCTATAACCCATAGTATTGACAAAGCCATACTTAATAGCTTCTGGCCAGAAAGTATTAAATGCTGCATCTCCTGCACCATCAATAGCTTTCTGCTGCAAGTTAGCATATTCCTTGGAAGACATTCTTTCCTTAATTCTATTTTGAACTAATTCTCCAAGAACTGCTTCCTGAGCTTTAGCATGAAGCATCTTATCAAGTGCTTTCTCATCAGCAATCCTCATACCTCCATCTCTATGCATTTGAGCAATATACTCTGCTTTTAAGCCAGCAGCTCTAGCCTTAATAAGTCTATCAACACTTGCTTTATAATTCTTATCAGTATGATATTGGTTATAAATATCATTTCTACTAGCTGCCATTGCAGCCTCTTCTGCATTAGCAAGATTCTGCTGTAGTGTTTCCTGGAAAGTACCTCTATTATAAGCATAGGCAATACCCAAGGCACCTGCTGTTCCCTGAGCTACCTGACCTGCTTTAGTCTCTGCTGTAAGTAACTTACCTGTGGTATCCAAGACTTTACCAAAGCCTCTTGCCAGTTTACCCACTTTACTTGCAGTACTCAATGCTTTACCAACAGTACCAATACCAAAAGGAATAGCTTGAGCAGCTGCATCTGCAAGACCAAAGGACATCATCTTAAAGGATTCATACCAAAGGTCACTATCTTCATTAGGGTTATATGCTACCTTATAAGGACTGCTACCAATCTTCTCATATTGCTTCTGTTCATTCTCATCAAGAGTTCCAAACTGTTCTGCTCTAGTCCAATACTGAGGATTAAGAGTCATCCAATCAATACCAAAAGCTCCTCTAATATCACTACCATCAGGATTCTTTCCCATATTATGAAGGGTAGTATAATCTACCTGCATCTTATGAACAGAGTGAAGTGTACCTTCACTATCTTTATAATGAAGACCTCCTTGCCTATCTCTTATGGCTTTAGTCTTATTAGGATCAAGAATATTCCCCTTATCATCTACCATTACAATAGGCTTTTCAGCATAGGCATCCTGACCAGCTCTATATAATTCTGCAATACCATTAAGTTTATCAGCAGAATAACTCATAGCTGATATACCTACATCCTTAGCAAATAAACCAAATTTTTTAAAGCTACCTTGGTGCTCTTTGATATATCTCTTAGCTTCATTATTCAAGGCTGTAGCTGCCATATCTGGAGACATATTAGCTTCATATACTTTCTTTTTAGCAAGTATCTGACGCATATCATCAATGCTAAAGTTCTTCATTTCAGAAGTAATCTGATTTTCAGAACCGTTACCATAGTGGGATGTAAACTCAGATATACCCATATTGGATATACCATTCTTATCTTTATAGCTTCCAGGAGTAATAGCCTGTACAAAAGCTTCCTTTACCTGCTTATCGCTAAGTCCTACAATATATGGATCATTGAGATAAGTTTGAGATACCTGAGTACCTAAGTTCTTTGCATGATTATCTATATCATCATTATAGATATTCTGAAGGATCTTATTATTTGCTTCTTTCTTGATTCTTTTAAGAGCTTCATTATCTAACTCATTGTTGTCATTATCTATATTAGTATAGAGACCCCCAGTAACATTCATAGACTGGGCTGCATTCTTTAAAAAGCCAGAAAATCCTTTGTTGGTAGCTTCCTTATACTTAGCATACTTATTAATATCTTTCTGCCATGCATTCTCAAACTCTGAAGGAGTGAGATAGTTGCTCTCCATCAGTTTAAGTTTAGCATCAGTTGAGAGCTGATTATATTTTTCAAAATCAGCTCCTAACCCCTTATTGTTATTTCTGGTACCATCAGCATTAATAGGACTATATAATTTTGTAAATTCTGTGTTAACTATGTCATCCTTATATAAGGTATTGCGCATTTCTATATCTGGTATAGCTTTGAATTTTTCAATACCATACTTATCAATGAACTGCTTGTTGGAATAGAGATTATTGATATATACAGGATCATAACCATGTTGTGAAATCAAATCTCTATTCTTATTTATAAAACTATCATACTGAGCTTTTGAAAGACTTCCTAGTCCCTGTAAGCCTCGTAATCCTTGCGGTCTGTTTATTGGCATAACTTCTATATTTTAATTTATTTGCAAATTTAATGAATTACTAAGATGTACTTTCCTCTTTTATGATGATTATTATTCAAACTAATGAACTTACTGAGTAGTTTAGATTCATTTCTTTTTATGTAAAAGGATATATTACTTTCAGATTAAAACTTTTACCTCATATATTCAATATAAATATATCAATTTGATAGTATTTACAAAGTTTAACTGAAATAGTTTGCTCTAAATGAAGATTATTGTGCAAAAAGGATTAAATTTGCAGCATCTAAGAATAAATAGAAACAAAACAAGAAAAGGAGACTTTAGTATGAAAGAAGGTGAAAATGGCAGTAGTATGCCTACTGCAAATGAAAGAACTATTTGGATATTTTACCAATGGGCTGCTATAGTTGCACCTATTGTATTGATGTTTTCTCACTGGTACATATTTTATGTATTCAGTCAGAATAATTATGAACTGTTACATTACTCATCTGCTAATGAGGTATGTATAGCATGGATTTACTCTATACTTTATTTGTGTGTACCTCTTATGTTATTACCTGCCAGTTACCTCTTCAGATTGTGTAATCTCTTTAGAGTTCCATTTGTTTATTTTGCATTTATTAATGTGGAGAGAGTATATTATGGCTCTTGGTTCTGTACCAATGAAATGGTGGATACTAATTATATCCTCATTTATTGCATTATATGCCTGTATGTTATGGAAATTATAGGAGTAGTTTTGAAACATCATAGGGGTATTGCTAGATATATTAAACTTTCCATGCTTCTTCTTTTAAGAAAAGTAAGAAGAATCTTTACCAGTAACCCTACTAGTGATAAGATGTATGATGAAATTATTGACACAATAGAAAAGAAGCAATCATAATGGATTTAAGAGAACAGTTTTTATGCAGGGCTTTAGATAGGTTTAAGGAAATGATTACTAATGGTGATTGTTCAAAGACTGATATTGCCTATTTCTGTAACATATCTAAGTATGAACTAGATAGAAGAGGTGCTACTATAGATAAGAAAGGATGGCTTACAAAGATAGAAGCTAGTCAAGAACTTGGAGTTAGTACCTCTACTTTTGATAGGATGATTCTTAAAGGTGTTCTGCCTAGAGGAAAGAAGATAGTCCACCAAAAGAATTTAGTGTGGAAATATGATGATATTGAGCAATTAAAACGTATGATGTTGCTCAATGTAAAGGACTGATATATAATGTATTAAATGTAGAGCTTGAGCAACGTTTGTTGTTCAGGCTTTTTTGTTATATCTTTGCCTCAGTAATCGGTTACAAAGTGTTTTAAATCTAATAGTTAATTGTTAAATCAGATTGTATCATGGATATGACAAATGAGAAAGTAGTGGAAAAGAAGGTCTACGAAAACAAGAAGGATGAATATGCATCTAAAGGTGTTGCAGGTACTGCCCTTGGTTTGGGTATAGCTGGCACTGCCCTTGGTGTATTGCCTTGGCTTACTGGTAATGGTGGCCGCAGTATCTTTGGCTCACTTGGTAATGGTATACCAGATAATGTGAATATCAATACCTATGGAGGTATGACTGCAAGTAATACTGCTCCTACAGCTCTTGAGGTAATGCAAAAAGAATGCTCTGATGAGGTGAAGTTGATTACTGATATGTTCACCTTGAAGTTGAATACTCAGCAGCAGATGTATGACCATCGAGATACTGACATCAATGAGAAGTTCAGTATGTGGAAGGGCTTTGTAAGTGCATTGGATGCAGAGAACAGAAGAAGTATGGAGGCAGAGTTTGGTCTTTATAAGTCTCAGAGGGATGCTAATGATCACTTGAAGGATGCTATGGTAGAGCAGGGATTCTCCCTTTACAAGAGTCAGCGTGATGGCTTTGATGCTCTTAATGAGAAGTATGCAGCAAAGTTCAATGAGCTTGATAAGGAAGTAGCAGTATTGAAGGCTATCCGTCCATATCAGGATAAGCTGTTGATGGATTATACTGATAAGAAGACCTGCACCTGCATTAGAGGTCAGCTTGTATTGCCTAATACTCCTGTAGTCAATGGCTATGGAAGCTATAACGGCTGCAACTGTGTGAGTAGTGCAACTCCCACCACTGGTGCCTAAGCAGAAAGCTTCTAGGAAAAGAACAAAGAGAAGTTAAGATTGGTAGGAGATACTATTCAAAGGTATCTCCACCTTTCTAAATTAAGTATCAATTTTAAATAGATGTTAGTATGAATTTTGCAGCAGACCCTATATTAGGAGGACAACAAAGTCAGCAGGACACACTCAGTCAGATGAATGAGTGGGCACAGAAATTTGCAGAGTTACAGAAGCAGAAAGGTAGTTTCAATATGCAGCCCCAGCAATCTAAGACACCTACATGGGATGAGATAGATAAGATAATGGATGGTCTTACTGAATCACAGAAAAGCTATCTTAATCAAAATCAAGACTTTGTAGAGAGTTACCAAGATGTAGCCAATATTCTACAGAGAGAAGAACTTAGGATCATTAGACCTCTTGTTGAGCAGACAAAGGATGGTAAGGAAGCTTTGGACAAACATCTGGCACTTATCAAGAAGTTAAAGAAGAATGCTTTACAGGAAGAAGATAAAAATATGGCTTTGTGGAAAGACTATATAACAAATCATAGTGATAAGACATGGCAGGAATATCTTGAACTTGTCAAGAAAGGAGGCTCCAAATGAATATACCTACACTTAAAGAGAAAATGCTTAGTAGCCTAGATACCTGGCTTAAAGGACGTATTGATGAAATGGTAAGTGATAATCCAGCTTTATCTCTACCTTCAGTTTATGTTAAACGTGGATGCCATAACATTCTTAATAAATATGAGGGAAAGATAAGTCAGAGTATAGATAATGCAGCCTTATTCCTTGCAGATGAGAATGGAGATATCAATACCAATACATTGTTTGCTGATGCAATGGAAATCTTTAAAGGACTTGAAGACAATACTTTTGATATAGGACTGGTTCAAGGTGTAGTAGGTAAGGGAAGAATTTCCATAACCTTACCAGATAACATTTTTACTAACATCATATTTGGTAATAAGAAAACTATCACATTCAATGAAAATGACTTTTTGGAATTGAAGTCTTTGTTTGTTGAATAATAAATACTTAGAGATATGGAACAAAAGGAACTAATGAATATGTTTGATAAGCTCTATACCAAGATGAGTACATCCAGTGACACTAGTAATATGCATGTCTTTGGTAATACTATGAAAAGCATGTTTAAAGATATGATAGAATGGAGACCAGATGTTGCTCAGGAATATCTTGATAAACTGGAAGCTATCAACTGGAAGAACTACTTGTCCAAGAAGGAAGCTGTAACTATAGTAAATGGTATGGAACCTTCAGGAGGTTGGGATGTTTCTGAATGGGAGAGATGTATGGAGAATATGGATTTCCGTACTGAGGATTCACCTTATTATAATAAGTGGGCTATGTATGTTGCAATGAATATGATCTACTCTGATAGTGCTGGTACTATTGCTAAGATTGCAGGTAAGAGTCTTTCTGAGATGCCTAGAGAAGAAATGTTCAAGGCAATACATTGTCTTGCTTTAGATAAACTAAAGGATAAAGATGGTATGTTTGATATACGAACATACTTTCATGTATAAAGATATTACATCATAAGATTTACTGTTTGTGTTAAGGAGAAGATTCTACAAAGAGTCCTCTCCTTTTTATATTATATTAGTCAGTTGATTTAGATTGAATTAGGGAAAATGTTAGATGTCTTATATTGATTACTTCTTTTGTTATCTTTGCAAATAAAGAAAATAAAGAAATATAAATATGGCATGTAACGCAATAGGTGGATTCCCATCACAACAGTTAGCCTTTAGTAAGAAAGGAAAGGCATGGAGGCAAAAATGCGTGGATTTTGGAGACAATCATAGTTTACTTCATTATCATTTGACCAGAAAGTCTGTTGCTGCAATGAAGATAAACAAAGACTTGATTAATGGTCAGATACACATGAGTGACTTGAAGTTATACCTTAATCCTTATGGTATTGATGCATCCTTTATTCCTGATAACATACAGCATTATCCTATCATTAACTCTAAGTTAGCAGTACTTAGGGGAGAAGAGTCTAGGAGGTTATTTGATTTCAGAGTAGTAGTTACCAATCCTACTGCTGTATCAGAGATGGAAGAAGAAAAGAATAATCAAGTAAATATGATGCTTCAACAGTTAATGATGGATGACTCAATGGATGAGGAAGAGTTTAATCAGGAACTACAGAAGCAGTCTGGCTACTTTACTTATGAGTATCAAGATAAAAGAGAGGTAAGAGGTAATCTCTTGCTTAATCACTATATGAAGGAACTGGATATTCCTCAACTCTTTAATGAAGGTTTTGTAGATGCTTATACTCATGGTGAAGAAGCATATCTCTGTGACATTGTAGGAGGAGAACCTTATATAGAGAAGATTGACCCATTGAAGATGAGAGTCATTAAGTCTGGTTATTCCAATAAGATAGAAGATGCTGATATGATAGTCCTTGAAGATTATTGGAACCCTGGAAGAATTATTGATACTTACTATGACCAGCTTACTAAGAAAGATATAGAAGCCTTGGAGACTACTCCTAATAATATGAATGGTAATTATACTGATTCCTTGGATAACATTGATGCTAGGTATGGTTTTGTACCTAATATCAATATAGATACTACAGCTGGTGATGCTGTATTCAATCCTCTTAGTCTGTTTGATGATACTATTGATACTACATACTTACCTTATGATATGAATGGCAATATCAGAGTATTGAGAGTATATTGGAAATCAAGGAGACAGATAAAAAAGGTAAAGAGCTATGACCCTGAGACTGGTGAGGAAGAGTTTAACTTCTATCCAGAGACTTATCATTGTGATCCCTTAAAGGGTGAGGAAGAACAGACCTTCTGGATCAATGAAGCATGGGAAGGTACTAAGATTGGCACAGATATATATGTAAATATGAGACCTAGACCTATTCAGTATAATAGGTTGAGCAATCCTTCCAGGTGTCACTTTGGTATTATTGGCAGTATCTATAGTACCAATGGTGATGTACCTTTCTCTCTAGTAGATATAATGAAGCCTTATTCCTATTTCTATGACATCATCCATGACAAGCTTATCAAGCTTCTGTCTAAGAACTTTGGTAAGATAGTAAGAATGGACTTTGCTAAAGTGCCTAAGGGATGGGATGTAGATAAGTGGCTCTATTATATTAATGTGAATAACATTGCTGTAGAGGACAGCTTTAAGGAAGGTAATATTGGTGTAGCTACAGGTAAGCTTGCTGGTGCTATGAATAATGCTTCTTCTGGTGTTATTGATGCTTCCTTGGGCAATGAGATTCAGCAGTATATTAGTCTTTTGGAATGGATTACCAATAAGGTTGGTGAAATGGCAGGTATCTCTAAACAGAGAGAAGGTCAGATTTCCAATAGAGAGACTGTCGGTGGAGTAGAGAGAGCTACCCTGCAATCTTCCATGATTACTGAAACTCTTTTCTCTGTACATGATAGTATAAAGAAGAGAGTACTAGAATGCTTCTTGGAAACTGCTAAGATAGCCCTTAGAGGTAGAAAGAAGAAGTTTGATTATATCCTTGATGATGGAAGCAAAAAACTGATGGAGATAGATGGTGATGAATTTGCAGAATGTGATTATGGTCTGGTAGTTGATAATAGCAATGGTACACAGGAACTTAATCAGAAGATTGATACCTTGGCTCAGGCTGCTCTTCAGAATCAGTCTCTTGACTTCTCTACTATTATGAAGATATATACTACCAAGAGTACTGCTGAGAAAACCAGAATGGTTGAGAATAATGAGAAGCAGAGGAGAGAAGAAGCTATGCAGCAACAGCAACAACAACTTCAGTTGCAGCAGACTCAATTACAGCAGCAAGCAGAGCAGGCACAGGCAGAGCAAGAACTTAAGTATAGAATGTTCCAGGAAGAAATGGAGAACAACTTGTTGGTTGCTCAGATTAATAGTAAGGCAGAAGCTGATAGATTGCAATTAATGGGTGGTGCTGATGCAATGACTATGGAACAGAAGCTTAGTCTTGAAAGAGATAAACTCTCAGAGAATGCTAGACAGTTTAATGAAAAACTTGCCCTTGATAAAAAGACACAAGCTGATGATGCTAGACTTAAAGAGCAGCAGATTAAAGCATCTGTCAAGAGAAGTACAAGTAAAAAGTAGAAGTGTATAATATATAAAGAGTAGAAGTAATGAAGTTAATAACTATAGAATCTTTCCAGCTAAAGGTAGCTGATGAAGCTTTACTTATAAAGCCTATAAGAAAGCTATTTAACCAAGACAGAAGTGCATCCAAGGAGCAGTTCTATAAACAGATGTCTTATCTTTACTTTATGGTAGATCCAAGAAGTACTTACTCTTATATTCTTAATGAAGAAGAGAGAGCTAAGGCTATTATAGAGCAGGAAGGATTGGAGAAAGACTTTAAACCATCACCTTTATTGGAAGAAGCTATGGCAGTATATAAGAAGCATACAGTAACTCCTTCACAGGAGTTGCTTAATGCTGCTTTAAAGGCTGCACATACAGTAAGTGAGTTCTTGATGAGAGATGATATTTTAGATATGGAAGATGATAAGGGTAAACCTAAATACCAAATTTCTTCTATTACCTCTGCATTGAAGAATGTAGAAGGTATTGTATCTTCTCTACAGAATCTACAGAGGAAGGTAGAGAGTGAACTTAGTGAGCAAAGTAAGGCTAGAGGTAGCCAGGAGTTAACAATTTTAGATGAGGTAGATTAGTATGAAAGCAAATATTTGGTCTGGAGTAATTGATTTAGAGATATTTCATTCAGAAGTTATATTTATTATAACCAACTCCAAAGATTATCTTAATCAAGAGATAGTTAAAGTTTTATCGGAAGATTTAGGAATGAAGGATAAATATGCTAATGAGTTTTCTGCAGAGATTAGAAAATCTCTTGATGAAGATGAGGTTCTTCCTCCTGGACAGTTATTGGATGTTCCATGCTCTACAGGTGGTAGAGATTTCTTTTTAATCTTTAGGGGAACTCCAAAGTCCTTAGACACAGGAGTTATTATTCATGAATTACATCATGCTGTTACTGCTGTTTGTAAGGAGGGGGGAATAAAAGATGAAGAGGCAGAATCTTATATGCAAGAATATCTATATAGGTGTTTGAAGCATCAACTTGCTAATTTCTATAAGTCTAAGAAATCTTAAAAGAAAGTACAAAATATTGTTATATAAGAGTATTTATAGTACCTTTGCATAAAAATTTGAGTTATGAAGAAGTTAGTATATTTATCTATGATAATGTTTCTTGGTGTAGGATGTTCTCACCAAGAAACTTCAAACAATGAAAGTAGTGATACTGTATGTGTTGCTCCTGATAGTGTATGGGATTATTCTTATATAGATTCTGTTCATCATGCCTTAAGATGTAAGGCTTATGAAATCTACGGAGATAGTGATGCTACAGGTCTTCCTGATAGTGTAATGAGAAGAAAAGATTCTATTGAACGATTAAGAGAGTAAAATTATGCCAGTAAAAGATGATTCATTAGTAGCTCAATATATAAGAGCAATAGAAAATCCAGATAGTACTGGATATAGAAATGGTGTATGGTATAAGCCTACAGAAAAGAACTATGATCCAAATAATAGAGGCTTTGGAGTGGATATTATATATAATGATCAAGCCCATGCACTGACTGATGGAAGAGCAGGAAGATGGTTATCTGAGAAAGAAGAAAGAGAACTAAGAAAAAAGCATACAGACTATGTTGAAAATAGGCTTGACTATTGGACGCCTAAGATGCTTAGAAAAATACCTTCCGAGGAAAAGAAAGCAATGGTCTTAGGTATGATGTATAGAGGAGATAATGTTAAGAAGATAATTAATAATCCTTCTTTAAGAAATGCCTATTATTCTGGTTCTAATGAAGATATGCAAAAAGCAGTATCAAATTATTATCAAAGGAATAAGCAATCCCCAAGGGCAGAGAACCATAATAAGTTCTTTAATTCTAGAAGGCATAGTACTTATAATCCTTCTAGGTTTGAGTCTCCTAAGTTTGTACCTGAGTATAAGTTCTATGATGAAGGTGGTTACCTTGATAATACTTGGGATAGCCTATCTATGGCAGATAAAGCTGAGATGATTAAAGTAGCAGTTGCTAATGGTATTACTACCTTACCAGAGATTAGAAGTGCTTATAACGAGTTTGCCAAAGGCGGTTATATACCATCTGCAAGTATCAAGAAGAGAATCTCTAATTGGGAAGGTTCTTCTATGAAAACCAACAGAAGCTTTGAAGCTGAAGCTAAGGACTTTAATCGTGTAATTCCTGAAGAGATAAGAAGTAAATTATCTCATCAACAGCTTGATGCCCTATATTCCTATGGTTATAATGTAGGTATGGGTAATCTTAAAGAGAGAGTAGTACCTACATTGACTGCATATACTAAAGGTAAGGCTAGTAAAGAAGATGTTCAAAGGTCTATGTGGGCTAAGAGAGATAATGAATTAAGAGGATTAACTACTAGAAGAAATACTGAGAGGGAAATGTTTGGTGGTAATTATAGAACTACCTTTACTGGAACTGGTAAATTAGGTACTCATATAGACCCATCAGAATATGCTTACTATGAAGACCTTAGTCCTATGATAGATAATATCAATATTCCTCAAATTCAGTTTCCCGACAGTATGGCTGTTGATCCTACTACTCTTTACAAAGCTCCTACTATTGATGAGACTTTATTCTCTAAACCTGAAGTTACTTCTGAAGAGCCTGTATATAATCCTCAGCAGGAGAGACTTGAAGGCTTGAAGAGAATGAATACTATTATGGGATTACTAGGTCAAAGCACCCCTTTTGCAGGATTGGTAGACACTAGTACTCCTGGTTTGCTATCCTATGTTAACCAAATATATAATTCATAAACCATGTAGAAAAAAAGGTAGGAGGTTTCCCTTCTACCTTTTTCTATATCATTTCTTTCCAATGTTTAAAGAATTGGAAAGAAATGGATGGTTTTATGATTTTCTTAGCTTCCAATGATTAAAGCATAAGCAGTTCTTTTGACAGTCACGATAAATATCATTATCTTCTTCTACCCAATGTTCCCATTCACAAGTTGAACATCTAAGAGGAACATTTGCTAAGGCAGCTAATTTCTTGGCTTTTCTTTTAAGAATCCTACATGCTTTTGCAAATCTAACATCATTTGTTACAATATTTTTAGATATCCAATAACAGTTGTTACTGTTGAAAATCTTTTTTGCTAATCTTGCTTTCATTGTATATTGTTTTTATTCATAGTCTGACATATCAAGAAGTACTTCTAACTTAGATGCTGTCTCTGTCATCCTTTCCTGGATTATACTAATCTCAGGGATTCTGTTTTCATGTCCCTCTTTCCAAGTAACATTCAATATACCTAAGTCTTCACCCTTAGAAGTTTTCATTGCTCTCATTGCAAGAGCTGTACATTGGTTTTCTTTAAGGATTCTTGCATAGCCTGCATCTACTTCTGTTACTTCATCCATATTAGAGAACCACTTGAACTTATTCTTTAACATATATCCTATAATAGGGAAGAGGTTTGTAGGAATACACTGGAAATCCTTATAGTTAAATATTACTCCCTCTGCTGTATTTACTGATGGGAAACTTTCATCATAGAATCTCTTATGATACCCTCCTATATACTTTTCTGTGTTGTGCATCAGTTCAATGGTTACTACATCACAATGGAGAGCATCCCTAAGATAATCTGTCATTTCATTGGCTTCTTCTTCTATTCTTGAAGTCTGAGCATAACATTCTTTATCTTTCTGTTTATCTTTTTTCTTCTGTTCCTGCATAGCTACTAGTACAGCATTCATTACTCTTTTTTGAGCATACGTGGAATATAGTATCATAGCTAACCCTACAATAACACCAATGGTTATAGGATTGGGTCTCATTATAACATTTACTATCCAATCATATAAATCATCCCTAAGAAATAACTTACCTAGGAATAAAGCTACTAAAGTACAGAGGATTATTTTGAAGAAGATACTTACTGAGTGGTCTTTTACTTCATTTAGTTTACTGAATCCTCCAAGAAATTCTGTGATTGCCTGTATCACACTAGAGATTTTTTCTAACATTACCTTTACTTTTACACATTCTTTACTGTTGTTCAAGGATGTCATAATGTCCAATGTGATATTTGTTACACACTCTACAGAAATAGGATGTCATTCCATATAACTTATGTTTGGAGATATACTTATCAGCTTCTTTCTCTGTCTCATAAGTCTTCTTACTTTTACCCTTGGAGGTATAATGCTGTCTTGGTCTTGATTTCTCAAAAGGTATCTTACAAATTCCCATATCAACAATATCTATCCTTTTCTGCAAAGGTATATACATTATAGAGAACTATGAAGATATTAAGAAAAGTTCTAAGAATAGCTATTATTTTTCTTATGAATTATACAATAATTTAAAAATAAGAACGTTATAATAATAAAAAAGATTGCTTATGAAGTGCTCTTTATATCAATATTATAGTCAGAGTCCTCTTAGTTTATATGAGGTTAGAAGACATTTCCTATGGAATTTCTACTGTCAGGATCATAGTAGAAATGATGCCAGGAAAGTCTTGAAGGCTGTTGTTGCGTCTTCTAAAATAGGTAGGATAATAGATAAATCCCTACAAAAGAAGCATGTGCCTAATTATAGAGAATTCCTATCTGCTATAAAAGGAATGTTTAAATTTTGGTTTTGTTCTAAAGAAACTTTGGTATTAGCTACAATAGAAGCTATATTAAAATGGGATATTGTTGCTAATAAGAAGCTAGGATTAAAAACTCAAGAGGAACTGAAGCAAAATGCCCTTAATGTACTTAAGAAGTATTTGATACATAAAGAGGTATCTATAGATGATATTCTTCCACCTATATCAGATAGTTCTTCTCTTGTATCTGTTGATTTAGAGTCTACAAAAGTATCTTCTGATGATAAACATATAGAAGATACTTCAGAATCAGATGACTTTTCTTCTATTAAGATTTGGACTTTAGATGAGTTTACTAGTGAGTTTGGACCAAAGATGCAAGTAAAGGAATATGTTAATGGTAAAACAGGAGATTTATTCAAAAGTTGTGTGTTTACTAAAGGTAAAACTAGAACCTTTGTATCTTTTTCTTCTAAGTTAGGAGAACATACTAAGAAGGAATTACTTGATATGAAGGATGAGTTGATAGTTATGAAAGTGCAGAGTGGTAAATATAAGCTTGCCAAGCACTATTATACATAAAGTATTAATATTTTAAATTACATAACATGAAGAAATATATACATTTTATTATTCCTTATGTCATATATGCTAGCTTGGTAATGGTAATAATTGCTGATGCAGAGCGTGATTATTGGCAAATGTTTATCTTTTGGATTATTACTCTACCTTTAATTGTAGGGTATGTTGCTTATCTTATATGGGAACGTAGAAACAGAAAGAATAAAGGAGAGTGATTAGCTCCCCTTTATACCTATTACCTGTTAGAAGGTGAAGCTTCAAATATCTTAAAGATAGCATCGTCTTCATCCATTCTCTGCATCTGTTCCCAATCCTTGAAGAATGGGAGATTATACTTAACCATATTTCTCCAATACTTATTTTCTCCTTTATGGTCTCCTGATTTAATATCTGTAACAATATCACCATTGGTAAGACCATAGAAGGTATAGAGTAGGGAATTCATAGTATTCAATGATGCCATAGGAGAATTAAGCACTGTCAGCCAGTTTGAGATATTCTTAGGGTGAGGCATTGAAGCTTCAGTATCAAGAATAGCTCTTTTTGTCTGATATATCCACCATCTTCGCCAAAACTCTCTCTTATGCTTATCTGGATCTCCAAGGGCAAAGCCAAAACCTAACAAACAGATGTACATCATCATCTCAGCTCTAACTCTCTTGATATTATATTTCTGCATATCATCAAGATTATGCCATTGTGCCTGTGATCTGAACATAAAAGTATAGAAGTCCTTCATAAAGAGTCCAATAGCATCCATCTTCTGACCTCTATTCCAAGTATCTTTGGTATCATCATTGGTAAGGCCTTTGTATAAACTATACCAATATCCTTCTCTGTCTTCTCCAAGAGAAGCATCAAAGTGTCTTTTTCTAAATCTCCTAGAGTAGTGCTCAACCATCCATTGTCTAAAGTTCATTATACCACGTCCCCACCACTTCTGATGTAATAGTCCTTTATCCTCATCATTCATAGCACCATGAGTAGATTGATTAGCATAACGAAGTTTCTTTCTTACTTTATCAATGAAGGCATCTGTTATAGCATTACCATCAAGATCAGTTACTCCAGTCTTTAGATGAAGTTCAGAGTTACCATTCTGCTTATTAACTACTTCAAAGGCATCATATAAGTTTATCTTCTTACCATTCAACAATACTTTCTGATTATGGAGAACACCATACATATTTACATAGTGTATAAGATACTCACCAGATGAATAACCTATGAAAGAACAATCATGCGAGATTAATTGCCGGAACATACTTTTATAGTATTTTGTATGGCTCTTTTCAGAGAAGTTTTCCTGAAGAGGGTCAAATAGTTCTCTCATAAGTACACTCTTATGGTTTACATTGTTAGTAAGAAGTTCTGCTAATTCTCCACCAATACCTGCACTACCAAAGAGTTTAGTGTGTGCCCAAGCATAATCCTTGAAGTTATAGAACTCCCCAGCACCAGCCTCAATCATCATCTGGAATTCACCCATAAGGTAATTGGCAACAGCACCTTTGACATTAGTTGCCAAGCCTTTGAAAGAAGTATAAGCAATGATATTACTGAACATTTTTGCCCAAGTCTTGTTTTCATTAGGATCTCTGTTCTGACCATAGATATGTTGGGCAATGAATCCTTCTATAAGTTCTGTTGTATTGGTATTCTTTCCTCTTTTCCAAAGATCCTTGAATACTCTTATCTCTTTATTCTGTACTACATCACCTTTAGGGTCTTTATCCTTAGCACTCTGATTCTTCACAAAATCACCAATAAACTCAACTACCTGTGTTATCTGGTTCATGGAATCATAATTAACTGCTGTACCTGCAAGGGCTGCAATACCAGTTGAGAAGTTCTTAAGTAATTCTCCTTCTTCAACTCTATTGACAAAGAAAATAGGAATCTGTCTTAGTGGAGTGTTGTCAAATGCACCTTCTGTTATCTGGTATTCATCACCATCAATGATACCATTCATATTATAGTTTTCATCATCTTCCCTTATCTTATAGAAGTTCTCAGCCTTATTCTTTACTGCTTTAGCAACATCCTTGAAATTCTTAGCATCATGTATTGCATCCAGGAATTTACGTCTTACCTGTGGTGGAAGATATTGATGTTGTGCATAAGCAGGTAGGAGAGAACCAATCTCACCTTTAAGTTGCATCATGGTATTATAGTAATCAATCTGCTCCTGAGTCCAATCTTTCTGAAAATCACTAATTTTCCTATAGCTGTCATTAGGTACTCTTTCTGTTCTACCATTAGTATTATCTACAACTCTGTCTTCTGTATTCTGGTCTTCCCAGTCTTCAATAGCTTGCTTTAAGTCAAAGCCTTGGAATCCTTGAACATAGAGTGATTTAATCTTGGCAGACCTGGCTGCTTTATATAGTCCCCAATCAATATCACTAACTATATGGCCATCATCTTCATACATAAATTCAGAGTTATGTCCTGCTTTATAGAGTTTATCTGTAGCCCTACGAATCCTAAGAGATATATTATTCATAGTAGCATCCCTGGAATCCTGAGCATTCCTAATGATGGAACCCATAGCACCTATGATAGGATTAGAAGCTCTACCTACACTATATAACCAATCAAACATAGTAGAATCTGTAGCAGCCATTCTGATAGCATTAATCATAGACTGTCCATCAGGAGTAGTGTTTCCTACAATCTCTATCATAAGGTTGGTCATGGTACTTTCTGTAAGGTTATCAAGCATCTTTTCCTTTTTATCAAAGAATTCCTTCAAGTTTTTAGCTGTCTGACGAATATTGTCAATATCTGTTTGAGCTATAGATTCATCAATGGTAAGATTTTCATCTGCCAATGCAGATACTAGAGGATAATATTGCTCTTTAAGGGACTTCACATCTTGTAATATTTTAGCAGTACCAAAGGCTTTCTCTAACTCTGTACCAGTTTGAGGAATACCTTGAAGCATAGTATCAATATCTGCTATCTGAGAGGATGCTTCTCCTAGGAAGTTTAATACTCCAGAGTAATACTTCTTACTGGACAATTCCTTCATCAGTTTATTAAGTACACCTTCAAGTCTCTTTCCTTCAGCATTATTGCCTTTTTCTTTTTCCAGTTGTCTAATCTGCCTTTGAAGAGTAATGGCAGCATCTGCTGCTGCATCAGAAAGAGTTCTAATCTTAGAGGATGCTCTGTGAATCTCATTGATATCAATCTTATACTTCTTATTGAGCATTTGGATTTCACCTTTAATTTCCTGCTCTGGACTATAAGCTATGATATGTTTACCTATCTTGGTAACTTGAGTAATAAGATCATCCATATCTATACCTTGGTATTTCTTGGCATCAGCTACAGCTCTCAGTAACAATCTCTGTTGAGGAACTGTAAGTTTTATTGCTCCATGGTTAAAGTCATTTAGAGCCTGTGCTGCATTTTCAATGGAACCAAAGGCATTGATAGCTCTTTGAACATGTGGAGAATTAGGACTTAAGGAGAATAGAATCATAGCATCTTTCTTGTAGAGATTACTAATATCTACTCCTGCAAGATTCTTGAGATATTGTGCTAGACCAGTATTCATTGCATTAAATACACTTTGCAATTCCTGAGGCATAGCAGTTATATCAACACCTACACCATTAAATACTTGCTTATAAACATCCCACACCTGTAAGTTCTTCTTAACACTATCTCCATAAGTATGTGTCCTGGAGTTCTTCTCTGATACAATAATGTTATAGATGTCACCATGCTGTACTACTATAGAAGTAAGTCCTTTATGGTTATCATTGAAATCATCAGCCTTTCTTAAAGCATCTTCTGCATTAGAGAAATCAACTCTCTTACCATTTATATCTACAGCTCCCAACTGAAGCTCAGCTGTAGAAAGATTACCAATATCTTCCTGTATAGACTTGAAGTCAAGGAACTTCAATACATCTTCTGCATTATGTTGCCCCTGACTATTCCTTTCTATATTAGCCTGATCCATCTTATCTGCCATATCAGATACAGTATAGGAGGCATAGAGCCAATTAGTAAGAGGTCTATCCTTCAGCTTTTCCAGCATCTTTTTATACATCCTTGAAGGCTCCCCATTGGGAGCCTCAGGATATAAAATACATGAACTATTACTCATACACTAACAATATTTTTTAAACTCATTAATTGCTTCATCAATACTTAAATCTAATCCTTTCTGTTTAAATACATTCTGTAAGAACTTACCAAAGACCTTTTCTCTACCCTTGATACTCTCAGCCTTCTGCAAAGCTTCCTCCTTACTTAATGTAGGAACCTGTTTCATAATCAAGTCTGCAAATGCTGCAAGATTCTTGATCTCTTCAGTCTTTGTAATAACCTGATTATTTGAAGTGTCTTCTGCATTAGACTCTTGAGGACTCTCTGTCTTCAAGTCTGAAGCAGAGTTATCCTCAGTAGTCTTTGTAGTATCACTCAATGGATCTTTGATATCCTGTGTACTCATCTCCAGATATTCACCATTGTTGCCAAGTGGTTTTATCAACTCAAAGACAAGTTCTTCACCTTTATCAGAAGTAAGATGCCAAAGATAAGTATTGTTATTCACCTTAGTCTTCATATAGGAAATACCTGCAAGGTCAGCAATCTCCTCTGGTCTATAGACTGTTAATCTGTTATGCTTAACATCTACATTATAGTGAGTATCCTTGCCTCCCTTTCTAGGAACCAGCTTGTTGTTTTCCCAGTTATTTCTAATAAACTGGTCAATCACTAAGTCAGGAATTACCTCGGGGAAATTTCTATATGTATCAACATAAGAAGCATTACCATCCTTACTCTTCAGCTTTTCCTTTACGTAGGTAGGAACCAAAGACATGAAAGTCTTAGGAGAGAATCCAATACCAGCTCTGAAGAAACTGTAGTTAAACAGCATCTGAGAAAGTTCTGGGTCTTCCTTATGCAAGTCAATCCAAGCACTGCGAAGTTCTTCTTTTCTCTGTTCATCCATACCAGTGATATTAATCATAAGATATGGTCTTCCAGTCTTCTTGGAAACATTCATTCTAATGGCTTGAATCAAGGCATTATTAGAATACTTCTCCTTGAACTTCTGTTCCATGAACCACTTAGGGAACTGAGTAGCATAACTTTTAAGGTGCTTAGGATTAATCAGACCAGATTGTACCAACAGATAAGACTGATAGAAGTTAGAGAACTGATCCAAAAGCTTCTTGTCGTTATACATCTTATCAGATATATCAACAGGAAGATTAGCCAACAACTTTCTGAAACCAGTACTACCTGTAGGCATATCAGAGAACATTGCTTTGGCAATATCCACAGTTCTTGCAAACTGCTTCAATACTGGATGGTCAAAGAAGATATCATCAATATCTACAGGAACACCATCAGCTGTATAGAAGTGAGTACCATTTTCTGTATTAGCATCAATGAACTGAGACATCTTATGCTCAATGATAAGATTATCTACAATCAATGGTCCTACAGCACTAGAGATAGAATTGAATCTTGTAGCATAGGTAGGCTTACGCATAGCATCTACAAGCTGTCTTATCTTCTGGAAGGAAAGAAGTACTTTGTAATCAGTAGCTTCATGTTCCTCAGAAGTAAGACCTTCAACCAACTCCTCTTTGGTAAGCTCTTCTGTATTGATCAAAGAATCATCATTGATGTTATTCTTTTCTCTATACTCAGTCAGCCATTTCTCAATGATGTTAGACAGAGATTCATAGTTGGTAAGGTTCTCTCTATTGAACTTGTTGAGGGTTCTCTCTATGATGTCCTGTGAAAGGAAGAGAGCTGCATCCTCAAATGTCATACCAAGTCTAAGCATAGTATTCAACATACCAGCAGTAGTCATGTTAATATTCATCAAGTTCAAGATAGGGTCTTTTACAGCATCTGCTGAAGCAGACACCAAGGAACCTAAAGTCTTACCAATCAATGTACCTTCATTATCATACTTCTTGTCTATCTGCATTCTAATACCAAAGGTAGTTCCTGCAATAGTGAATGGTTTATCTCCACAGATTTCAGAAACATCAAGGAAGATGTCATTACTCTCAAGAGTAGCATGAGCTACCTTATTGACAGCAAATACACCAATCAATGATGCAGCAGCACTATTCTGCTTATAGAACTGTACCTGAGTATCAGCAAAGGTAAGATCTTTATCTGTATAAGAGAGGTCTTTGAGTTCATCAATAGACATCTTCTGAAGGTCAGACCATTTAATACCTTTGTTGGCAGGATTCTTATAGGCAGCTACCATATAGCCCATCTTCTTAGGTGCATCAAATCCTCCAGGATTAAGAATCTTATCAGCAGTCATCTGATTAGTGAGTACTGCATAAGTCATATCAATAATCTTGTTGTCTCTGTATGTTCTACCAGAAGTAGGAGCATCAGTATAATAAGCTATTGACTGATATTGGCTATAGAGCCATTTCATTAACTTATCAGTATCTTTCATCTTCTGAGGATTATCCATGAACATTCTTACCTGTTCACCTACCCAAGTATTGTTAGTCTTACCATCATGAGCCTTCTTATAGCTTTCTGAAGCTCTGGCAAAGAGTTCCTTTTCAATCTCACTTCTCTTTCTAGTCTTGATAGGAATGTCCTTACGCATGACATATCTCTTATCAACATCAAAGTCAGAGTCATCAATCTCAGTAAGCTCATAAGGAAGCATAATAGCATCACCAGCTTCTCTAGGCATGAAACCAACTACCTTCATAGGAGCACAAGAGTACTTATCCTCTGTAGGAATACGGTAACTTACCATCTTAAGAAGCTCTGGATCTACAGCATTGATAGCATCTACATTAATAGTACCATCAGCATTGGAGAACTTATCAAAGAGTTCATCAGACCAGATAGGAGCAAAGACTTCAAAGTAAGCAATACCACCTTGGTTTCTCTTGAGATATTCCTTATAGGAAAGATTGTCATGCTCAGAAGCATCATATTCCTCCTCAAGAGGCATAAGATTACCTTGCTTATCATTGAACCTGATATGCAACTGAGTAGATGTACCAAAGTTAGATACTTGAACAATAGGACCACCAGCAATCTTTTGCTTATTTACTCTGTTCTTAATGATAGAGTTGATAAGCTGTTCAATTCTCTTAGCCTGTATTGGGTCACCCTTTGGTATTCTGAATTCACCAGTCTCCTTATCAATAGAACAAGCCTGCAAGAGGTCTATTCCATATCTAGGGGAAGACATGATTTCTCTCTGAAGAATCTTGGAAAGAGCAATATTCTGTTCCTTCTTGTCATTGCTGTTGAAGTGTAACTCTGCTGCAAGGTTATTGATACTTTCTTCAATGTTATCAGCGATAGTCTTCTCATACTCTTTTCTGAATTCATCAGCCTTTACTCTTCTGTGAGTACCATCAGGTTCTGTCCACTCATAGTAGTTATCTACCTGATTACCATTCTCATCAGTAGTATAAAGGTCAAGGTCAGAAGGAGTAATCATTCTAATCTGAGAACCATGAGCCTGAGAATGCTCCTTGAAATGCTCAGGAACTTCCTGCTGCAAGCAATAGTCTTCATAGGAAGCTTCATGCACAAAGGTATCAGTATTATAGTTTCTATAAACTCTTTCACCAGTAGCACCCTTTTCTTCCTTGAAGATTTGATTCATCATATAGGTATAGGCAGCTTCCTCACCACCTTCCATATCTCTGAACTGGAAAATATTCATCTTACCTTGAAGACCAGACTTAATGGCTGATTCAAACTGAACAGTATCAATACCCTTGGTAGGATTCAACTTCTCTGAATCTTCCATTACTCTATAGACTGCTCTAAGGAGATTTGGTCTGGAAAGCTTTTCACCTTTAAGGATGGCATCAGCCATAATGAGAAGATACTCTGCATTCTTAGCCTGGAAAGGTACTTCCATAGAATGAATAGGAGCATTAGCTACACCCATATCCTTTGTAAGCTTTGAATATACAAATGGCTTCAATGGCTGGAATGCTGTCTCCAAGTCAGTATAGTTATATTCACCTTTCTGTAACTTCTGATAAATATCTTCTGCTTGCTTAGACCATCTACCAAAGATAAATGCCTTCTTTCTATAAGATGAAGGGGATGAATATCCCTGTGCATCAGTAACATTAATCTTGGTGTATTTACCATCTTTACCTACAAGGGATTCCTTAAGAGCCACCATCTGTGCTTTCTGATTCTGTGGAGCAGCAGCAATTCTTCTATCAAATACCTCGGCAATATTGGCTATGATATTAGACTTGAAACTGTCAAAGTCCTGTAAGATGAATGTTCTATACTTACCATCAGATACTCTGTTACCATTATAATCAGTAGCATAAATGTTACCTCTTACACCAGGAGCATGAAGCTGTGCTAAACGCTTTTGCAAATCTTCAGTATCCTTATAGAAAGCAATGTCAGTAAGAGTCAGCTGTAAGATATTCTTTGAAGCAAAAGCATCATTCCAAAGATAATTCTCTACCTGCTTTCTTACCCAGTCAGCAGCTTCCTCATCTTTCAACTCAGAAGGATAGATACCCTTAATACTTTTAGCAGCTTCCAAGATGCCATTGTTCTCCCAGTTATTGAGGATAGACAGAACTCTGTCTTCCATGTGCTGACGGATAACTCTATCTGCAAGTTTACCAAGTTCTGCTTCTTCTTCAGCAGTGAGAGCTACTTCTCCATTAAGTTTTTTCTGTAGGAGTGCTGCAAAAATACCATTGCCTTCTGCAATAGTACCATCTTCATTATGAAGAATATTCCATTTTGTTATACCTTCAGCAGTATTGTCAAGATAGAGATTCATAACTGGCAAGAAGTTGAACTTTCTACCATTGGTATCAAAGTTCTTGATGAAACCAGCATCCTTTTTACCCATGTTTCTCATTCTGACAGTCTGGATTCTACTAAGTTCCTGCAAGAACATATTATGAAGACCATAGACAATGGAATTCTTATAACCTTCACCTCTATAGGAGTAGAACTTGATGAACTCTGATGATGGCTTATTAGACTGCATAGGTACTCTGAACCATGCAGGAACCATATTGGTATTATTATCAGTACTCTCAGCAAAGTACTCAGTGATGAGAGATAAGGTATATTCTGCATCACTCATATTACGCATATAGTTATGCTTGTTAAAGTTCAACTCTACCTTATGGTCAAATACCTTACGGGCATTCTCATCCTTTGCAAGTATTCTGAGCCATTCATTTCTCCATCCTTTATCTACATCACCATTTTGGAACTTAAACCATTCAGAAGAACCATATTCATCCATAATGAAATCCTCAAATGCCTGACCTTCCTGACGGAATTTATTCATCAGTTTAGTCATAAATGATGGTGTGATATAAGACTGATACATCTTGCCGCTATCATAGAATGCATTGACAGCAGTATCTTCCAGCTTGTCAGTAATAGGAGTGAGAAGGTTTCTCAGACTACCGCCAATAGAGTTTTCTCCACCAAACTTGAATGGATCATACTCCTTGAGTGTACCCTTATTCTGAGCCTGCAAAGCCTTATCCAAGTCCTTGACAATATAACCAAGAGATTCTGTAATCTTCTTGATGTTCTCTGCATTGACTACATCAGTAAGCATTTCCTCTGTGATGTTATAACCAAAGCTCTTACTGATATCTAAGATGTTATCAGTAGCAGTCTTTGACATAGTATCATCCAAAGTCTTTCCTTCCTTAATAGCCTTGTCAATTTCTCTCAACTCAGTTAAAGCCTTATGAAGATTAAACTCAGAGTTCTTTCCTGTAGTCTGGTCAGAGCCAAGAAGCTTAGAGTTAATCTTACCATTATTACCAAAGAGAGGATGTTCTCCAATCTTAAATAGGGCAGAGATAGACTTCATAGCTTCTGAGAGTGCAGGATGACTATTTACAGTCATGCTATAATACTTACCATCTTCAAGCAATACAATAGAGTAGAGCTGGAAATGCTTAGAGAATACTCCATAGAACTGGCTCTGGAAATCAGTTTCCTTACCACTCTTATCAGAAAGTCTTTCAATAAGCTGGGATAACCAAGGGTTCTGCTTCTGCTTATCAGACAATCTCTTAATCATATCATCAAGAGATAATGCTCCCTGGGTCCATCTCAAGATACTATTAACAGACTCTCTAGGATTTACCCTTTCTGCAATTCCCCACTTACTATATACTTTGTTACCTTCTGCATTCAGGAGATAGCATTGATGAAGACCTAATCTTACCAAGGCAGACATAGAGTTAAGAACATCAATGGTTCTAGATTCAACCTGCCAATGTTCCTGCTCATCCTTTTCTCCCTCTTCTGCTGCTATATCCTGGTCATTGGAATAGTCATTGAAGTTATCGAAATCTACCTTAGAGTCCTCTGTGGTAGTAAAAATACCTCTGCTATAGTCCTTGGTAATACCAAAGCCTTCATTCATAGCAAAGATGTCTGCTGCCAGATACATAATAGCATCCCAGTTGTCAGTAATCAGCTGAGCTTGCATCATAGTATCTATATCTTCATAATCCATCACCTGAGGTGAAAACAGAGTCTTGGTTCTCTCAATAAGTCTATCAAGACCTACAGTCTCTACAATCTGCTTTCTAGATGCAGACTGAAAGTCAAGGTCTGTATTGAGAGAAGGGAATAAAGTCTTTGCAAGACCCTCTTCTTTCTGAAGATTAGTAATTTCATCAGAGATAGAGTTAACTATCAGTTCTGCTGTATGACGAACCTCTGTAGCTGACAGAGAAGCACCAAGTTCCTCTAAGTCCTTATCACCATTAAGCAGGTTATCAATCTGCTTATTGAGTTTGTCATACTCACTGAGATTAGTCTCTACTTCTTTCTTTTGAGAATCCTTAGATTCCTGAAGATACTCTTTTTCACTTGTTGCTTGAAGCACTGTGTCCATTTGATTGATAATGTTTTGATTTTCCTCAAATGAGTTCTCCATAGATAACTGTGCATCCAATTCCTTTAAATAAGGTATCTTCCAGGCAGCATCTACAGGTGTCTCATCATAGAGTTCATTAAAGTATTCATAACCTGAAAGAGAAACTTTCTGTGTCTGTCCTTCTGGGAAAGAAGGATTAGTTACTTCTGTTTCAGTTCCTTTATTATTATCAAAGACTATAACATCAGGATTTTTCACTATATACTCCGTGTTATCTGCCCACAAAGTCCCCTTGTCAAGCACAATAACATCTGCTGTAGTGTTTCTTCCATTCTTTATATAATCTCTAATATCTTTGTAGTGTTCTACTTTTGCAGTAGAAAGAATATGGAATTTGCTAACTTTAGCATAATCCCCAGTATAGTGTCTATTGATTCTATTGCCTTCTGGATGCTCTGCTGTAGGAGGTTCAGGAGATTTGTCTGTTCTACTCTTAGCATAATCAGTAGCTTCTTCTTCACTTGATGTAAAGTAGAGTGCTCCCTTAAGAGTTTCATCATAATCTACTGCAGTTTTACCTACAGTTTCATCAAGAGTTTTAGCTTCCCTGTCTTCCATTAAGGCATATCCTCTATAGATAGTAAGCGGTGATTTACCATCTTCTGAATATAAACCATCTACTTCCTTAGATAACTGACTTAACTGATACTGTTGAGCAGCATCATAAGAGTCTTTATCAAAGTGCTTAGGCTCTGCTACTTCATGGTCAACCATAAATACAACCTGAGGATTACCATGATTCTTTGCAATATCATCATGGTCATATTCCATATTGTAATCCATAGTTGCAGCTGTATGGAAACCTAATATCTTAGAGTACATTTCTTGTAATGGTTGCTTCTTACTTTCATAAGCATCCAAATGTGTAGCTCCCTCTTGCTTTATGAAATCTCGTATTGCATATAAGAAACCTTTGTTGGTTCTAGGGCTAAGAGAGAATACACTTACAAGATTACCATTTGGTTCAATGGAAAAGCCACATAAACCATCAGAAGTTATATAGCAGTTACAATCAGAATAATCATCATGTAAATCTACTAGTTCACCATTATAGAGATAGGTTTTTGTAACTTCAAAAATGTCATGGAAAAGGCTTCCATCTACTTTTCCTATATTGAATGAACCTATACTTCCATCTTTGTTAGTATGAGTTAAATTAGATTGGACACCATGCCAGCTACCATTGCTGTTGGACTCCAAGAGTCTTCCCAGAATCCTTCCGATTCTTTCTCTATCCTGGTCATTAAGGCTGCGTCTTCCTTCATTAAAATCGGATATTCCTTTTTCAGAAAACTTACGGCTTCCTTCTTGAACTCTTCTAAACTCATCTGTTGTTTTGTATTCTTCTGTTCCATTTTCTTTTGTATTTTTATTTTTAGAACGAAAATTATTAGTATTTATTGTCCAAGCACCAATAATTTGATTATCTTTTTGAATCTCAGAATAGACAGCTCCCGCATTATTTAATGCTTTAGCTAATCTCTTTTCACCTTCATTATAAGTACTATTTTCTGTATAGGCCTTATTGTCAGTAAGCAATGTTGCTCCAGCTTTTAATGCCTTTAATGCTTCAGCAATAGTTCTATCCTGCTGTTGATGTCTAACATCTTCATTTCCTTTTTTACCAGGAATGCTTACAAAGACTACATCATCAGAGGTATAGTTTCCTGTATTAGCTTTATCTCCTGCTTGTTGAGCATATTTTCCAGTAGAGCTGTTAAAGATACCCTCTGCAAATCCAATAAACTTATTTGCCATAGCTCCTTTTATAGCAGCCTTTTTATCTATACTATTAGCAGGAGTAATATTCAAATGAGTAGTATTTGAATTTACTTTATCTCCTTTTACTTCTTTTGTAGGATGTAAAGGAGAACCTTCCTTCTTTACATTATTACTAATGATAGTAACTGTATCAGTAGCTCTAGATACACCAACATATTCAAGCTGCTGCTTGATATTAGCTGCCTGGTCAGGTTGAGTATTCTCTACTTCTACATCACTAAGATCTCCTAAATCTACTTCTTCTGAACTCTTTAACTCTTCATTGGCTGCATCATTTCTAGACTCTTCTCCAAGGTCAACCAACTCCATAGCATTAGCTGCATTATTACCACTCATAGAAGCTCTAGAAACATCTACATCATCCATCAGTACATGGGTAAAGGTAGAACCTTGTGATTTATGAATGGTAAGAGCATAGCCAAAGTCAATAGTCTTAGCCTGTAAAAGGTTATGGCTATTATCTTCAATGTTATCATTGACAAAAAGGAAAGAATCAATGGCATTAATCTTAGCATAGACTGCTGCCTTAGCTTCTCTACCATAGGCTCTTCTAGCTTCATTCCACAACCTCTTCTTCTCATTGGCAAGAATCATAGCACTCTGTCTATTCTGAGCATTATTCTTAATGTCCATAAAGTTGAATGTATCTACATTGCCCAATGAGTCTTCAAGAGTAATAGGAACAGCCTGCATTACTACAGGAGTACCATTGTCTAATCTGGTCTGTACTGTAGTAGGTCTCCCTACCTGAGTTACCTTATAGGATTCAGAGTTAATGAATCTATAACTTTTGGTTCTCCATTCATATCCCCAGTTTGCATAACCTGTCATAGGCTCACCTACATGTGGAATAGGAGAGTCATAGCCTAAGAGTTCTCTTACCTGATTATTATAAGCTGTTACAGCCTTGTTGGTATAAGCAAGGATTCTAAAATAATTAGGATTCTGCTTCAAGCCTTTAACATACTTATCAATAACTTCATTGATAGCTTCCTGATGCTGAGGAGAGATATATGCAACACCTTCACCTTTACTATTGAATGATGATACCTTAGACAAAGGTTCTCCATTACGGATTGCTGTAGCTTCCTTAAGAATAGCATTGTCATCTGTTCTTTCTACTTGGGTAAGACGGATAACTTTACCTTCACCATTTCTAAAGACCTTGGAGATTTTGTCCTCATTGACAGGAGCCAGCTGAGCTTCATCACCTACATAGATAATCTTAAGACGATGTTCTTTGGCAATATCATTGAGAATCTTATAGTTCTCCTCATTGATCATAGAAGCTTCATCAATGATAATGGTAGTACCTGGCATAATATCTACATCCTTCAAGACATTCACCAAGTTTCTAGCATTATAAGATTTGCTTGAATCTACTTCTACATTGATACCAAATACCTTATTTAATGTAGATGCTTTGAAGCCAGCTTTAGATACTCTGTCATTAAGTACTGCTGCTGCCTTATTGGTAGTAGCACAGAACATCACAGGTCTATTCTGTTTCTGTCCTTTCTTGGCAATCATTTCCATAAGGGAAGTCTTACCAGTACCGGCATAGCCACTAAGAGTCATAGATGTCTCATTAGACTTCATGAATCTATCCATCTCATTGAGAGCATCTATCTGCTGGGCATTAGGTTTGAATGGTGCTTTAACTGTAGTACCATCAGCAAAGGTGAAATCTTGAGGCACAGCTTTCCCACTATGCTTATTATCCTCTGGTATATTGTTTACCAAGTCATAATCAGCACTTTCCTGCTCAATAAGAGACAGCTCATCCCTAAGTTCCTTACTAGACATAGTATCAATAAATTCCTTGACAGCTTCTGCATCCATATATCTTGGATGATTAGTGCCATCATATCCAGTCTTTATTTGATTCCCTGGGAAATTCTCTTGGCTACTCTGAGAACTCTTTCCTCTGAAGGTTTCTCCTCCTTGTGCTTTAGAATCCAATCGAACATTGTCAATAGTTGATTTTCTGTTTTCAAGGTCAAAGCTGTCGCTATTGAGTATTCTTTGCTCATACCCATTTCCTTTAAACCTGCGTACAAAGTTTTGTACATTTCCTCTAAATCCTTCTTCATTATACCAGTCTTTTATATTGCTAATTTCTTCTTTGCTTAATCCTCTTACATCAATAATCTCCTTAACAAGGAATCCTTTCTGACCGTTCTTCAAATGGTTAAGACCATCCTGATCAGTATGATCTATGATATAGAGATTGTCTCCTCCTGTATCTATTAACGACCTTTTAGCTTCATTTATTGCCTTAATCTCTCTTAAAATATCTTTCTTTTCATTATCAGAGAGTTGATCATTGACATTAGAGTTATCTATCTCATAGTTATAAATTTCATTATTGATAGTACTGAATCTGCCTGTATTGCTGGTTGCAGACTTAACCTGATTTGGATTAGTTGCAATATATTCATCTATGCCATAAGAAGTTGAATCCTTTACATTCAGGATAATTGTACCATCAAATCCTTTATCTTTATTAACTCTAGCAATATTATCAATGGTATCAAAGATATTCTCAGGTTTAGGATATTCCTCCTTTAAAGGATTCTGAGTATAATCCTTACCTTTATAGTCTATAGTCTTTACATTTCTGATATTAATAAATAAAGGCATTGCTTTACCATAGTGTTTATCAGCAGCAGTTTCATTTGTTGTAGTAAAAATAATACCTTCTTTAAAGGTACTGAAGTCCTTAGGAGTACCATGATATACTACCAATGGTTCTCCATTTTCATCTACAGCTTTTGAAGCATCTTTAGGGTTATTCTCCCAATCTCCAAACCAGTCTTTAAAAGCCTTGGTTCTCACTTGTAACCATTGACTTTCTGTAAGTTTAGAATTTTCCCCATTAGGTGCTTTCATAAAGGTACCATTAGCAATAGCTTTTTTCTTGATGGCACTTACTTCTGGAGAATAGATTTTATCCTCAAGATATTCTGAAACTTTAGACTTTAATTTATCATCAGACAGTGTTCTGAACTCCCATTCCTTCTCATTATACCCTTTTCTCAAAGGGTTCTTGATACCATTATATCTCATATAGGTATCAATATCAAAGGCATCAAGAGCTTTATCCAAAGCATTCATAGACCTCTGATAGTATGTGTTAGAAGTATGAAGACCAAGGAGAGTTTTAAAGGCATCAAGTACTCTAGACCAGAAAGATTTCTTTGCTTTATTCAGTTCATCTATCTGCTGGATTCTCTTTATAAAGACAGGATTACCAAGTTCTGCAACAAATTCAAAAACATCGACAATACCTCTCTCACCCTTTAAGATAGGATTAGTCTTAAGGTCTTGATATAGGGAGTTCATTTCTGTTCTGAACTTCTCTAAATCTTCACTTCTCTTCCAATTCTTAGTCTGATTAGAAAGTGCATACATAGAGAGAGCATGAAGTACTTCATGAAGGATAATAGGAGCCTTCATACTATTCATCATATCTCTTTCAAGGAAAGACTTCTTATAGATGATAGTATTGTTGTTGGTGTACTTACCAATAGTACCAAAAGGTAGAGTTTCTCCAAAGGTTACTTCAAGACTTAAGTCCTTAGCAATACTAAAGACTTTATCTGCTAATACCTTTGAGGTTCTATCTTCATTGAATCTATGATATAACTGCTGTACCTTATCAAGAGTATAAGTCTGATTCTCTTTAATATCAAGATTCAGTTTCTTGACATCTTTGACAGAACCCATGTTATCCAGTTCTTCAAAGAAGCTATCTTTGTCATAATTAACAGTCTCCACAGGTCTCTTAACAGAGAGGACATAGTTTCCCTTAGCATTTCTGTAATGAACAATAGCTGACTGAGGGAAGAAGTTTGATGCTTCTTTCCTAGCTACCTGAAGCTCCCTGAGAGATTTAAACTCCTGTGGAGCATTATATCGCATCTCCCATAGTTTCCTTACAGACTTACCAGACTCCTGATAATGAGTATTACCAAGCTGAGCCTGAATATAAATATCTGTAGGAAAGAGAGTTTCATTTCCTGCTTCTAACCAATACTTGTGAGTAATAAGCTCAAGGGTGTTGCTATCCACATTATTCCTTGTGGATAGATTCTTAAACTCCTTACTACTTCTATTTACGCATCCCATAAATTGTTTATTATTTAATTTTGAGGCAAAGATAAGTAATTAATTAAAGAGATGTTCTTACTTAATCAATATCTTTATATTATTTAACGGGTTTCTTTGTTTAAGCCAAGGAGAGTAGGGTGATACTCTCCTCAGCCTAGTATTATATCTTACTGTCAATCCATTCAACAGCTTTACTTAACATATTCTGAAGAGTCTGTCTTTCAGAATCTCTCATTCTGGTTTCTTCAATAGCGGCATAGGAATCACATTCCATTGCCAATGAGGAGAGTTTATTCCTTACTCCTACAATCCATTTTGTTCTTTTCATATTACATTCTTTATAAAAATTCACAATAAATACTTAAAACATGGTTATAGAAGCTATCTTTTAAAGTACATTGACAATCAATGTACTTAACAGCTTTCTCCATAGTTTTTATACCCTGTTGTCCTACAATAGGAAGATTACCAGTTGCAGCTTGACTTACTATATAAGATAGAATTAATATTTCTTCCTGGGAAAAATTCTCTAATACTGCATTTTTAGGAAGATGCATAAAGAAATCAATATTTCTACTCACCTTTTTCTCTCTTTCAGCTTGTGCTTGTAATTCTTCTGGTGTTGAAGTAAACAGTTTTTTACAAACCTGTATAAGATACTCTTCAGTAAGAGGTTCTGTATATGTATTCTTTATATTTATTTTATAATCTACCTTCTTTTTACTAAAATCATTATTCATATTTTAATCAATGTTACAACATACTTCTTCTATTTCCTCATAGAAATCAATACCATCTATCATCTCTTCTATAAAGCATACTTCTCCTTGGGTATATTGAAGGTCTGAGATATACTGCTTTAGGTCAATAATCTCCTGAATATAGTCAGGATTATCCTTAGCATATTTTTCATACTCTATAAGTCTATCTTTAGAACTACTTATATCTCTGCTTAAATCAGTTATAACATCCTCTATCTTATCTTTTGTTATAATAGTATAAAGATGCTCCTTGTTACCATTATATGCAGGATGTATATTTTCATTAAAGTATTGATATATTTCAGTATTGCGAGAGAATGCTGCTACAAGGATGTGCTTCTTTTCTTCTTTATCCGATTTCCTTTTAGGAACAATATAAATTGATAAATAACTACTCATAATTGAATATTTTAATATGCATAAAGTCCGAATTGCTTATCCTCCTTTATTAATTGAATAATTTTTTCTTTAGTAGTGTCTTGAATACATAATCCTCTATTATAGTTATCTATATTTTAAAAATATTTAGTCCAGGATGAATATTTTTATTAATGGGAGAGTCATGTATATAAGAAAAAGTATATCCAAAGGCTTTAAGTATAAGCATTATGTCATTATATTCTTGTAAGGACAAATTTCTGTTATTAGGGAGGATAAAAGTATTTTCTAAATCTTGTCTACCAATTTTCCATCCTACTTTCACTCCACTTTCATAAGCCTCTCTTTGCTTGGCAAGTGTGTTTACATTACAAATAAAAAGTGAAGTTAACTTTTGTAATTTATAAGAATGGTCGTTAATTAAAAATTCTTCTGGAGTCATATTACAAGTCCCTTCCTAATTTTTTAATTATTAAATCATGAGCCATAGAAGCTACTTGCAAAGCATTAGGATGCGGCTGCCCTGTTGTTCCTCTATATCTAAGGTCAAAGAAGTGCTCCCAATCATCTTCAAAAGCAGTATATACTACTTCTGTTGCTGTAGTTAATGGTAAAACTTCTCTTGCTTGCTGAGGTTGCCATCTATCATTGATGAGTTTGAGATATGTAGCTTCTGCTGTAAGAAGATGTATCATATAACTATATTCTGGACTATCATTAGTATAGAAGTCCTTATCATAGTCTCTTTGGTTATAACTACCTTCTTTAAAATTTAACCAAGAAGGAATTACAAAAGTAACTTCTCCTCCAAACTTTTCTTTAGAATAATTACAGTAACGAGTGCTTTGTTCTGCAATACTGGCTGTTCTATGACGATTAAATTCCCTTGATACTCCAATAGATGTAATGAACTTTAGACAGATTCTCTTAGCATGAGATTCTGTTGGTTCACAAAGATATTTGTCAATAACTTCCCAAGCATTTAATTCTGCTATTACTCTAAGGTTTGTTGTAAGACAAAGCAGATTAGATTTATCATCACATACACCTTTACTATATGGACTATTTGCTACCTTCCAGAACAATAAATCTTCATTATTATATGGAGCAGCCAAATATACAGTACCATGTTCTAGCATTGCATAGTGTTGCATCTTAACCATTCTCTCTACAAATGGCTTAGCACTATCTTCTGTAATTTTATCTTCTGACTTATAACAAACCCTACCTACACGTTCAACTTGTTTATAAATACCCTCAAGACCTGGTGTCTGAGCAATGAGTTCTACTGATGGATTAATTAACTTCATTTGTTCATCTTTTAGTTTTTCTTTCTTATTTGCTTAATTATATAATTCTTATAACCTGATGAAGGTTTATATCTCCTTCTTCTAGCTTCCTCAAGAGGTAAAGGAATAGTAGCAGTCTTATTTCTTTCAGGATAATACTGCTTACCAGATTTAGATACCCATACTGTTCTAGTACATATATTAATATGGCTACCTCCTGGTTTATCACCATCATCTATATTACCTCCAACATAGTGGCCATCTTCGTCACAGAAAGCTCCAGTATTAGCATCTATGTAATAACCTGGATACTGGTCACATTCATATATTTCTCTTCCATTATCTAAGTACATAGCTTTACACTTTAAGAATTATTGTTTACTGAAATTCACTTCACCAAAGACTTTGGAGAATAAAGACCTTGGCATATACATGATGGAATTTTCAAGGTGGTTTCTTTCCTTGAAGTCTTTAGATACGCCTACTAGTCTTCCTGTTCTACAAGGATTATTGCAAGTTTCACCATCAACTACTTCAATAATCATAGCTCCACCTTGCTTTACTACTCCTTCACAGTCATTGCAAAGACCTTGATATATCTCTCTAGGAGCTTCCTTATCTCCCTTGAGTTTTCCTAACATGGCTACACCATAGTCTTTTCCACAGCAAATGCAGCATAAGACTGATGGATTAACACCATGCTTAGGACTTAATGTTATACTATTCTTTGTCATACATCTACTCCTTTAGTTACATAACCAAAACTCTCTATCAACTGCTCAATCACCATATCAGCATTAGCATTTGATTTCTTTATTACTTCCTCAAAAGCTTCTGCTAAGTTATAGGAAAGATTGCAGTCTTCTGAAGGCACTTTGATAAAGTATTGAAGTCCTGCACACTTATAGTTTATTGATAAATCTGTAATCATAATATTTATATTAGTTATTCTTGACATACATCTAAATCATCTACTACCCAATCCTCAGAGGCTTTCTGTACAGCTTGATAATACTTAAGTTGTTTGAGGATTCTTTTTTCTTCTCCTTTATCATTCTCATCAAGCATCAAGCCTTCTGTTCTAAGTTGCTCTATTTTTTCTTCTGAAAGTCTTTGCAGTTCTTGAAGTAGGGTAGGTATGCCTAGAGCATTATTATCGTTTTTAAATTCTTCAATAAAATTTATATCCTCAAAACTATCATTATGAACATGTACTTCTACTGGTATAGATTTACTTATACAATAGCAAACAGTACAATCTACTTGTGTAGAAGTAGGTTCTTTCTCATTCCAAGGTGCTCTTGCTTCCTCAGATTGCATTAATGGTGGATAATTATCTTTCATTTCTTTTTCTTTTTAATTCTATTAAGTCTTTTTGATATAGGTTCCAATGAAGGAAGGAATATTTTTCCACCAACAGTAAGCCTTTCTCCTTTTAGGCATCTTGATATATCATGTGCTCTGATACCATAGGCTTTAGCTGCTTCAAGTGGAGTACTCCAGTATGTAACAAAGGTACCATTTATAGTATACTCCTTAATTCCCAAAGAGGATCTGGTAATTTTCCTTCTTCCATCTATGTATCTATGGGTTTCCATAGCCTTCTTTTTATCTTCAAAGGATTCCCCTTTAAGTACAAAAAGTTTATCTCCAGCTTTTCTATTTAAGTCTAAATTCTTACGTATTGTAGATTCAGAGATTTCAAGTTCCCTTGCTGCTTCTTTGATAGAATCATAAGAACCTAGAAGCTTTCCATCAAGGCTATATACATCTATAGGAATATGAGGCCTAAGAATATACTTATATCCTTTCCTTCTTTCAATCTTTTTCTTCTCTTGTATTTTACCTCTTTCTAGAAAATCAGAAAAATCTTCATATACAATATCATTATCATCCATAATCAATTAGTTTATGTACTTGCATAAATAGTATAGTTCTCAAAATCATCAGAGATAGACGTAAGGGCCTTTATGTATTCCTTAGTCCTTCTAAGTAATTGCTCATAGGTTCCCCAACCATTATCTGGATTGAAGTCTTTGAAGAAATTTTCTTCCTTCAATAGCTTTCTATAGCACTTCATCACATCTTCCAGATAGTCCATATTGGGAGTTTTAATACCTAGGTTATCCTCTGGATGCCACAGGAGGTCATAGAGAGATACTGTGTTACCTTCTTTCTTGGAGATACATTTACCTATAGCCTTACATTCATCAGCCATATCTGTCAGATTATGAGTGAGATTGATATGAAAATAGGTATTACTCTCATAAGTTTTTTCTTCAATATCTTCAGGATTAATATCTGGAAAATAAGTAAGAACTTCCTGCATGGTTTCAAGTTCTCTTGTTTCTCCTTTATCTCTAATATAAACTCCTGTACTTCTATGAAGCACAGGAGTTTTACTATAAATATATAAATCTAAACTCATTCTTCTAACTTAAATTTCTTGTTAAACTCACTGGCTTCTCTTACATAGAATCCTTTACCATCTGTATAAATAATAGCATCTATCCATTCCTTTGTGGTAGGATTCTTCATCCTTGTGACACCTTGATTTACAATAGCATACTTATGTCCATTCTTAGGATATACCCAACGAAGGGCTTTATTCCATAACTCCTTAGCTTTATTTCCATACCAGGCAATTTTACCAAGCTCCTGAGGAATCATATCTTTTTCACCAACTCTCCAATTATACTTGAAGGCATTCAGTTCACAGAAGATGGCTGTATTATACCAACCTTTAAGTCCTTTCATAGCCTCAATACATTCTACATTAGTACCATTTACTTCAAGACCTTGGTAGTGCAAAGGATGATTAATCATTTCTTTTTTAGACCCTTCTTTCTTAATTGGAGTTGTGGATGCTTTAATATAGTTATTAACCTTTTCCAATTCTGCAATTTCCTGTTGAAGAGCATCCAGCTGCATAAAATAATATTTCTTATCTATCTCTGTAAACTCCTTGTTACTCACAAAATTAAATAAGTAATCTAATATTTCTTTCCACTTTTTCTTTTCTGTTTCCATATCAGTATTTATATAATGCTCCTTTACTAATTGCTTCCTCAATGAATGAACTCATAAGTTGACTATGTACTATAGTTTCTTCTGAGTCATCTGCCTCATTGTAGATATGATAATCATTGTTCTCATTAAGGGATATATCCTTAGAGCTTCTTAATCCAAAGTTAAGGAGAACAAAGCATTCTAAAGGATAACCACCCTTTACATTCTTGATTAAATCATCAAGCTCCTTCTGGGAGTTGATTTTCTGTGGACTCTGATTCTTCATTTTCCTGAGAATTTAAGTATGTATAATTCACTTCCTTAAGACCATCTATCTGCATATCATAACCTTGTTGAGAAATTTCTCTAGTATGAGTCATAGCTTCTGCAATATTATTAGCCCATAGAAGAACTTTATATTTAATAGTCTTCTCGCTACCATCATCAAGTAGGGTAGTATCCCTTAGAGTTGCTATGAATGTATAGTTCCCTTCATACTGGGTAATGATTTCCTTGACAATAGACAGTTTCAATCCTGTAATCTCAAAGTCTTCAACTTCTCCATCAATCTTATCTTGATTAAGAAGAGACAGTACTTCATATTCTGCTTCTGCAAACACTTCCTTATCAAGGATATATGTCTCAATCTTCTTCTTTACTTTTCCATCTATCTTCCAGGCTACTTTTGCTTTTACTTCTATTAGCATAACTGTTTGAATTTAAAGTTCTTTATTATAACATTACTGCTACCTTTGGTTGATTAATCTGCTTCATCTTATAATTGATAAAGCTATTTCTTGTCTCATCTAACTTTGCAAGGATTTCCTTCTGAGTCCAAGTATTCTCTACAGGTACTAGAGGTGTTCCATTATATGCAATGTAGATTGTACCATCAAAGTCTGCTAAGCAGATAGCATCATGTGCCTCTGCTAAAATAGTATTCTGCCGAGAAGTCTGTTGCTTCTCTCTGATTGTTCTTATAAATTCCATTACTTTAACCACATTTATCAAGTTTTTGATTGTTACTATTTACTATAAGATAGTCAGCAGATTCCTCAAAAGGAATGCCTTCTTTATAGTTAAGACTCCAAGGATAAGACTTTCTCATAGCTATACATAAGGTTTCTATATCAGCCAGTTTCTTTCTGATGGCATCTACAGCCTTAGTGCATCTGATATTGTTTAAGTCTACAGTTTCTGCTTTCTTATTGTTATCAAACATAGAATTAGCTTTCTTGACTATCTTAAGCCATTCTTCTGAAGTTTCAGATAAGCTATAAATATGAAAAGCTTCAGTTGCATCCTTCCCAGAAAGTCTTTTTAAATCTTCACAGCATTGATTGAATATTGCTGAAGCAATACTCATCATAGTTAGAATATAATGAAGAGAAGCTAAACATTCTGCATGTTTCCATTTAGCATTTCTAAACGAAATAAAGATTGCTCTATGCAGTTCTTCTTCCTCTTCTTCAAACTGTTCCTCTATGTTATCACTTAGGATGTTCATATACCTTACATTCTGACTACTTACATCCATCAGTCTATTAGGAAGTGCTTCCAAGTATTTGCCTATCTTATTAATTGCTTGCTTGATCTCATGTCTATAGAACATCTTTTCTTTCTTGATGTCTTCAATGTAATCTAGGTAAGCATACTTAGCCATAGTGATGGAAGGTAAGCAACAATACTGGAAGTACTTCCAAATATCTATTAATTCTTCTTCTTTTAAAACCATAATTAATGTTTCCAAAATGGACCAATTTCTTCTTCTGCAGGGAGGGGAAGTCTATGACAATACTTTGCTCCAATAGTTTCCATAAAGTGCTTAGTTGCTTTTACTACTTCTTGGGTAAGTTCCTTAGGACACTCTTCACATATTTCATCATGTACTGGTACACAGAATTTTACCTTATCCTGGTAACCTTTATCAAGAATCCATAAGTAAAGATTGTAAGTAAACTCTTTGAAGATTACAGCGCCTAACCCTTGTGTAGTACTATTGACACTATTCTTGTCATATTTATTCCTTGCAGCAAAGTGCTCATCAGCTTCCTTACTTCTTGGTAATCCAGCCTCTTTTCTTTCTCTATAACTATCCCAAAACTCTTTAGAGCGTTGTCTAGCATACCATTTCTTCCAGTCCCACCATCTAGAAATATGTCCAGTTTCTCTACATACTCTGATAATTCCTGTAGCTTCAGTATACTTCTTACATTCATCTTGATACTTAGTAGCTCCAGCAAAACCTTTCTTATAATTGTCCTCTATTTGCATAGCTTCTTCCTTAGGCATACCATAGTTTCCAACAAGCGTTGCCCAGTTACCTAGGAAAGCAAATGTAAATTCTGGTCCTTTTGCAGATTGTCTAAGGTCATGGTATTTCTTCTTAATATCTCTGATGTCAATATCCCTAGGTATCTTTTCTGGATATATAAGCCAAGCTACGTAGCTATGCATATCATAACCTTTTTCAAATACCTCAAGCATACCTTTGTCTCCTGATAGACTTGCTAGTAATCTTGCACCCTTACTAAGGTGGACTATCCCTTCTCCATGAGTAATATTTACTTTTAGGAGTACCTATTATAGTCTCTGCACATCCCTATTTACTTTGAAAATTACCATTTAGGTGAATAGGTTTTGCTCAGGGTTGAATTGCCATCTCTTTCCCTGAATTTAAGGTATATTTATTTCTTTTATTTTCATAAAAGGCGAGCCATCTTTCATATTTACGCTTTAAGTAAATATAGGCATTGCAATACATATTAAGTCCAATTTTTATAACATCAGCATAATTGGTAACTTCTACATAATAGAGACCATTCTTATGCCATTTATCTGGTTCAGCAAATCTAATACTAGATTTAATCCCCTGCTTTTGTAAAAAGGTATTAACTTGCATCATAAAGTCTTTAGAAAGACCACATATAAAGAAGTGTAGTCCATCTTTGTTTGCTTTATGAAATCCCCCATCACCATCAAAAATTCCTCGTAGGATATTCCATGTGATAGGACAATAGATTTTACAAAAATAACTTTTATTCTTGAAGTTTCCTTTTCTATTAAGCCACTCTATAGCTTCCTGATTTGTTATATTTATAGAAGCCATAAAGGAACTATTTATCTTTTGATATATGTATGAAATCTTCTGCTTTGGAGATGCCCAATCCCTAAAAGCCTTTATAATGTAATCATCTGTTGCTGTTAAGGAAAGATTAATACTTGGACATCTTTTAGCATTTTTCTCTTTCGATATACATCCATCTGTTAAAAGCATACCTAGAAAATATTCAGAATACTCATCATGTTTTTTACATGATTTAAATGGGTTATGCTTGCAAAATCTATTTGCCTTAGACACATTTCTCGGGATTATATTATTTCTCAATAATACTCTTCTTATAGATGTGTTAAAGGTATTAAATTTTACAGCAATATCCTTTTGAGTCATACCTGCTTTATAAAGTTTGATTATCTCAAGTTCCTTTTCTTTAGAAAATTTCTTAGAATTACTATATCCCTTCTTTGTAAGAGCTATTCCATTCTCCCTTAGATAATTTTGCATTGTTGTTGTACAACAACCAAACATTTTTGCAAGTTTTTTACTTGATACTTTCTGTTGGTATAAAGCTATTGCTTTTAACCTGTTTTCTTCTGTTAATGTGAAACTCATATCTTATGATTATTTATTACTGCAAATTTAAGCAGAATAATCATAAGAAATTATTATATAAAAATTGTACTTAGCATATATTAGTAAGTTGCTAACTCTTCACTATTATAATCTATAGAGATAAAATCATTGCCTTCTTCCGCAATGAAGCAGGATCTTACTTCATCAGTATTAGGGAGATTCTGAATCTGAGGATATGCACATACATCTTCAGGATGCCCTTTTCTTGGTTTTAAAGGGAGACCTTTTAGTTTAGCTAAATCCTCATTCTGCTTTTGAGAACCACAAGACAATCTTCCTGTTACAGTATCTAGTTGACGAAATTCAGTGTGAAGTCTTCCTGTCTTAGGATTTACTGCATTAGTATATTGTGGCCCATAAGTAGAACAAAGTTTATCTAATCTAGAATATTCTAGATATAAATCTGCAAATTCAGGATTAATATTCTTTTGCTTCTTTACAAGGTCTGCACCTTTACTTTCTGTCTCTTCCTTCTTTTCTTTGTTCCAACCCTTTGTGTTAAAACCTAAATACTTTAGAAGGGGAACAACATCATCAGTACTGCTCCAATTAATATTACACTTTGATTTACTGGAGGTATCTACGTCCATGAATAAATCTAACTGAATAGCTTCTCTGATAAATTTCTTATTACCTAGATTTACAACAAAGGTATTAAGAGCATCTATTGTTTTCTGAAGGTCAGTACAGTTTCTTTTATAGATTTTCATCCATTTATCTTCATCAATCTTAACTCCGCAATACTCAAAGTAAGCAAGAGACAAGACAGCACTACACTCTATCTGTAGAGCAAGCATAGCATTAATAGATTTAAAATATTCTATTTGAGCATTCATAATGTCACCTAAATGAATGACATCATTAGCACCATAGATAATTACATCTTCTGTTATACCTACATATTTAATAGTACCTCTAATGGATTTATCTATGTTTATTCCAAGATATTTATATCCTAAAGCATCAAGAGCAAAACTTAACTCATAATATGAATAGCTTGGTTTATCCTTTGTTGCTTTTGTATGCTTTATATGATAGGGAAAATCATACTTTTGTTCTTCATATTCCTCTGGAGAAACTGGTATTCTAGGAAATCCAAAGTATCTAAGCTTTTCTGCTATCATGGTATCATAGCATTTTTTCATAAAGATACCTATTGCCATTAGCATCTTTGCATCATACTTAAGATTTTGTCCTACAAGAAAGCTTTGTTCTAGAACTTCTTTATAGAGTAAAGGATCTATAGTTGTACAATCTACTACAATCTGAATCGATTTATCCATCTTTCCAAACTGCATAAGTAGCACTTTTGCTATATGACAATCAAGTCCTGTACCTTCAGTATCAAACATGAAGATTTTCCAGGACTTAATCATCTCTATAGATTCTTCTGTTGATAGTGGTTTATAATTTTCACTTTCAAATAGAGACTGTTGCTTAGATACAAAATATATCATTCTTTACTATATGCTATCAATTCATCAAAGTCTATAACATACTTAAACTCATTGAAGAACTTTGAGCCAAGCATGCCATTGACTGTAACTCCAGTGTCTTTCTTAATGGAATCAAAGGCTGCACTCATATCCTGAATAACATAAGGATACTCATATTCCTTATCTTTATAAGACATCTTGATAGTACATACTCCAGTTTTCTGAGCATTACCTTCAAGCCCTAAGATGTTAGTTTCTACATCAAGCATTTTATGGTCAATGCTCTTTAGGATATTGCTATCAATAACACAATTATTAGAGCCTGTATCAAGGAGAAAATTAATCTTCTTATCTCCTTGACGGAATGTTACTACTGGTAATTCTGCAAGGTCCATTGAATTCTGAAAGGACATTGCATCAGGATGAATGTTGAGAAATTTATGAATAATCTTTTTAATCATGCTTTTTATTTTAATGCTGTGTAAATAGTACAACCTTTAGTTTCAATACTTATAGGTAACTGGTCATCTACTATCATATATTCTGTGGTGTTCTGACTAAATCCCATATTGGTTAGAATATCATCACCATCAAGTTCTTCCAGTTCCTTTGGAACATCCTTGATAGTGATGCTTCCATCTTGATAATCTAAAATTGCTATCTTCATGGTGTTACTTTATTTAGTTCCTGTTGTTGAGAAGCCTCCTCTATCTTCTTTCTCTGGAAGGTTGTCTACTTCAATAATTTTAATTCCACTAGTGAATAGCCACTTTAGTTTCTGCCACATTGTTGCCTTCTGGCTAAGCTGAATTCTAAACTGACATACTCTTTCATTGATTGCTATTGTAGTATTTCTAAGAGCTACTAAAGGGAATTTCCATTCATCATTAGATCCATTATATCCAAACTCTCCACCATCAATAACTCCATAGGCATTAGTCTGTAGAACACCATAGTTCTTGAAGGTACCACTTCTAGCAACTACATTTGCCTCCATACCATCAGGTAACAGCATAGCTACTCCAAGAGGAATAAGAGCTGTACTAAACTCAACTTCCTTTGGTTTACCTTTAGATACAGTCTTTGTGACTGGTGCTTTCAATGCCACTTCTTCTGCACTTCTAAGGTCAATCCAATCTCCTTTATTAATAATTTTAGGGAGTTCTACATCTTTACTAAATCTCTTAATATATATCTTCTGTTTCATTTTTACTTTTTAAATTTGTTTGTTAAATCTACTTTCATATATTCTCCATTAGGGAAGTGTTCTATTTGATAGAATCTCTGATTGGTAGTAGGAGAGTCTAATCCTCCTAGCTCATGGTCATAGTGTCCAAGCTTCAGATAGTCTAAATACTGAATGATGCCTAGTTTATCTTTTGGTAGCATATCTAAACCACAATACCATGCAGTCTTTACCTTCTTATAAGCATATTGGAATAACTCTGTCAGGGCATCTATATCATGCTCTCCACCAAAGAGGCATAGACAGGTAATTCCTTTATGCTTATCTAATAGGCTCTGTAACTCTTCTATAGTAAGAGGTGTACCTTTATCTTCCCATAGTTCCCTGGAGTGACATCCAAAACAATGCTGTTGGCATCCTGTAATAGCAATGCAAAGAGCTACCTCATCTGGAACTTCCTGAAATGTTATTTTATCATATAAGTATTTCATCGTTTAAAAGTTAAGAGGATGTACCATAATAAATAGCACATCCTCATTATGTTATTCTAATCCTGTATGCTTTAAGTCTGAGAAATATCTATCCCCAAACTCTTTCTGCATAGCTTCTGACCAATTATCTACAGCTACTAAGTAACCAATGATTCTTGTATAATACCTAATGTTCTTACTATGACACTTAGGACATTCTTTAATAGGAGCATTTACTACATGACCACAATCTTTACACTTAGACATTGGTATATTAAATGTAAAGTAGTTAGTACCATTCTCCATTGCAATATGCATCAGTTCTTTGTATTGTTCCTTGGAAAGATGTGCATCTAAATTTAGATGGGCTGCCTGACCTCCTGAAAGTGCTTTAGCAATATCACCTCCATGAAGTTTTAACTTATCAATGATAGATACTTTATCATTCCAAGGATTGAAGAAATAACAGCTATATCTCTTTGCTCCTTCAGGAGTGTAGTATCCATCTTTTTTATCCCACTCTAATAGTTTAACACCAAGGTTCTCACCTGGGATAGCTTCTGAATTCATTAAGAAAGGTCTTTTCTTGTCATGAATACTATGAAGTTTATTCTGTTCACTGACAGTATTGAATATCAGTTTCAGGAAATCCTTATACTCTCCATTGTTACTAATATCAAGTCCTAGGAATTGAGCTGCTTCCATATAACCAATAAGTCCAATAGTAGAATACAGTTTCTTCATATAGATGTAGTTACCATTAGATGCAGCAAACATGCCCTTATCTTCAAGGTCATAGAGCATAGTCTTATAAGCAATGTGATACTTATACACTCTTTTAAGAATGCCTATTAAGTAATTTGATAAAGAGCAGTCTTTATTAAATACCTTATTGGGTTCTAAATTTTTGTGAGTATTACCATAATGAAGATGATTAATAAAATTGAACCAATCTTGAACAATCCTATTAAGGTTTAATGTAATTACATTGCAGGAACCTGTCATAACACCATTCATACCTGTAGTAGAACTGAAAGTGTTTTCTGTCATCTCATTAAGTACTCTACAACAAGATGCCAATGATGCAGGATTATCATTCATATAGCAGAAGAAGCTACCACCTTTAGACCATTCTTCAGCACACAAGTCTTCATAATCTTTATCAAGGAACTCTTTGCCGTTGTGCAATAATGACATAGTAGTCACAGGGAAAGTAATTGGCGTAAGAAGTCTGATTTCTCTCATTAACTTCATAAACATTCTCTGAAGTTTATCTACTGCATTCCATTCAGGCTTAGTTCCATCTGGATAGTAGAATTCTCCAAACATTGCTTCAAAGTAGTATTTATCATACCATGAAACATTTGTGAATGGAGAGTTATAACTTCTGTTGCCCGCCGGTTGACATACTCCATAGATAAATTGCTTCATTCCTTTAAGGATATAATATTCAATGGTGTGTTGTTTTGTAATATGACTGTTAGTCACAATAACATCAAGCTTATTATACCATTGTTCTCCAAATTCCTTTACTACATAGTAATTCAATGCTACAAAGTAATCTCCAAAGGCAACAGCTCCTTTACATTGAGAAGATAAGAGAAATGCTAAATTAGTAATCTGACCACTGAAAGATTGAATATCATTAGGTGGAGTAGGAGTAATGCCATCTACATTTCCAACACCTTCTACCATCAAAGGATACAATGTTACTGCACAGCAATAGTACTTTAATACTGGAGTACTTGCTTCATCATGTGTATAGATAATATGATTGTTTAAGTCTTTTTCATATTGATCTGCAACTTCAGGAAACAACTCCTTCAATTTACTTTTCATTCTTTGGCGTTGAATGATTCTATTGGTTGTCTTGTAAACTTCACCTTCAAGATTAGCAACATTCTTCATTGCAATATTTGCATTACAATCAGTTTCACTTGATGAAGAGGCATTGAGGCTAGAATTACTATAATTATTCATATAATCTATCCTCTCTCTAATGAATCTTCCCATCTTATGCTGCTCTCTATAAAGCATATATGCCTTACCTACAGGAAACCAACGCTTACACAGGAACTTCTCTACCTTATCTTGAATACATTCTACAGGGATTTCTTCTTTGATAGGATCATCCATGGTAGCGAGACTATCATTACCAAGACTATCAATAAACTCAGAAATATTCCTTCTGTCCATCTCACTAATTCTATAGTTACATGCCTTAAATGCTTTAAGGATTGCTCCTTCAATCTTTTCAGGATTAAATTCCTCTTTAGTGCCATTACGTTTTACTATTAACATTATATCTATTATTATACAGTTATATTATTCTTTTACTTTCAGACAATCAATGATATTAATACCATCCTTATCAATGCCATTTGGTACCTGAGGTCTGAAATTCAAGTAACTCTGAAGCTCTTTACCTATCTCAAATGGGTCTCTGTACTCATTACCATTTTTATCAACAAGAGTACCTGTCATTTTAGTAAGAGGAAATTCCCAAACCAATGGTGTTAGAGATTCTTTGTTCACTACAATGAACCTATAATTCTCTAGAGTGAAATCCTTGAAATATGGGTCATTCATAAGATTTGCCTTCAATATTCTCCAATAGAGCATACTTTGCACGAGATATTTCCATTGCAAGAAACTGTCTTGAAAGTCCCATTCATGATGTCCACTGGTTTTTAAATCACAAGGAATAATTTTCTTTTCCTCATAATCTACTATAGCCAAGTCCATCATGCAACGATAACTTACACCTTCAAACCTAGCTTTGAATTTTAACTGATAGTATCTCTTGATAGGAGATAGAGGGTCATTGTCTGCAAAATAACCTTGTGTTGCAGGTGAAGTCTTTAATGCTCGAACCATATTAATGACTCTATCATAAGTAGGTCTATCTACAACAGTTTTAGTGCCAGCCTGTGTCTTTAGGTTATAATACATAGCAGTTCTTTCAGAAATAACTCTTACTCTTGTTTCATCTCTCCAATTCTTCTGCCATCCTACTTCATTAATTACTGCAAGGATAGCATCACTTGGAATATATGAAAACAACTCACAAGAATCATGATACCTTTCATATAACATATTAGCTACTTGCTGTTCTTTATCACCTATAGAAGGGAAGTCTGCAACACAATATAACTCATCAAACTCCTCTCTAGAACCAGTAATAAGACAATCTACCATAGAACCTTCAAGTAAGGACTGTGTAGAAATCTTATCAAAGAGATGGTCCAGTTTATTAAAGCCCTCTCTTTCATATCTTGCAAGTGTAGAATAACTCAATGCAGAATCTGCTCTGTATGTGGGTTCATCTACTTGCCAGCTAATATCTTTCAGTTCTTTTTCTATTTCCATTAATCTAAATTCTTAATAATGTCTATTGCTTGAAGAAGCTGCTTCTTCGTGAAAATCTCAAAGTAAATACTATTAGGATAGTTTGATTCCAACCATTTTCTGAATATCTTCTTCTTTAAAGGATAGGTGTTGTTCTCAAACCCCTTCATTTCTATAATAATAAGATGATTATTGTACTCAAACATCAAGTCTGGAGTATAGGAAATGTCTATGACTTTCTTACTATCCATCTTCAACATTCTAGTACTAGCATCTTTATTATAGAAAGGAACATTTGGCCTGAAGCCTTCCCAGATTATGAATTTCTTAGGTTCATACAATACAGGGAAGCCTTGTTCCTTTAGAGTTTGATAAGCCATCTTCTCCAATTTACTCTTGAAGAAGATACCATCATACTCTAAAGGAGAGGCATTGATAATCTTTTTATTTTCTGTTCTGCTTCCTTGCATTCTCATAAGGTTTTGGCTTAGCAGCAGACTTAACAGCAAGAGATGCTACCATTTCACGAAGCTTGATAACTGTTTTTTCAAGTTTATCTACTCTTAATTCAAGTTCCTCATTGGCTTTGATTACCTCTTCCATCAAAGGGCATGGTGTATCATCATCCTGGAAATCAAGAGGCTTTTCCTCTTCAACTTCCTTCTCTTCAATAATACCCTCTTCAAGGAGAATTGGTACTAATTCTGGCATGAACTTGCACTCAAGATGATGGTGTTTTGTATGGCCATTTTCCATATCGTGAGACAAGTCCAATACAATCATATCTCCAAACTTTAACTCTTCAGCAGTCTTCTGCATAAAATACTTCTTCATTTTCTTCTTTATTTAAAAAATTATACTCTTTATACCATTCTACACCAAAGCCATAATGACCTTGGAGAATATCATTTATCTGATACCATAGGTCAGTAGGCATCTTAGTGTGTGTTCTTGCATACCACGATGGATGCTTTATCTTTATAATATGGTTATACTTTGAATTGATGTAAGGTTCAAAGCTTTGAGCCTCAGAACCCATCAGCACATAGATAATACCACTATCATAGTTAGAAAGATTAGTGAGAAAAGATTTAATGAAAGGTCTCCACATAAGTGCATGAGAACCAATTTTACCTGCTTGACAGGAGAGTGCTGAATTTAACAACAGCACTCCCTGGGTTTCCCACTTCTCCAAACTAGGGTCAAAGATAATATTTCCATGTGGACGAGTGAAGTCAATAACTGACTCCATAAGAACATCTAAGGATGGTGAATAATTACATTCAAGAGTATCACTAGAGTTTCCAAAGGCTATTCCTGTAGCAGTAGGCTTACCATTCCTAATGTCTGGATAAGGATCTTGCCCGATGACAATAACCTTCAAGTCATGTAATGAACAGAGTGTAAAGGCTTTGAATATATCTTTTATCTTAGGGCATATAGCTTGTTTTGAATTTACCAATCTTTTAGTCAGTCTTTCAGCTTCTGCTATATCTACAACTTTACACCAGTCTCCAAAGTATTCCTGTATTGTCATTCTACTATTTCATCTATATAGTTTAAAGCAGTACCAAGTAACTCCTCATTAGTAGTAGAGATAGATGGAACATCTGTTTCTTTTATAATAAAAGGAATCTTTTCTATCAATACCTTTACCTTTGTATCACAGTTACTGCTATTGCTCTCATATAACATACTTCTATGAAAGATAGGAGAACTAAGATAAATTACTGATAATGCTGTAGGAATAATCTGATTGATAATAAATCGTTCTACAGTATTGCTTTTGTTTATAAATACTTCAGGAGCTACTCTAAGTATAGGCCTGATAAACTTGTACCTAAAAGGATCTTGCTCATCATCTCTATATATTTTCTTTAATTCCCATGAGAGCATTACTATTGGCTTGAAGTTCTCATCAAAGATAGCTCCATAGGTTCCATAATATGTCTTTTCAGGGTCACCAACAGTTACCAGCTTTCTTAAATGGGCATTTTTATACAAGACTGTAAATGCATCTCTAATACTTGCACTTACAGATTTAAATAATGAGTATCCTCCCTTATTATTCAAATTTACTACCAGTGTATCTATAGGTTCTTTTTGTAGAATCTTGTTTTCCAATGTAGGAAGAGAATACATAGCCATTGTTGGGATTTCAATGTTATCTCCTGTTACAGGGATTAGCATATAAGAAGACTTATCTGTAAAGCTTATGCTTCTACTTATGCTATAACTGTCAGCAGCAATACATTCAAAACAATAAGAAATTGCAGTTTTTAAATCTCTCATTAGCTTTCTGTTTTAAATAACATATTCTGAGCGTCATATTCAGTAAAGAAAGGCAAATCATAAGGAATGACAGGATGCAGACTATTGGCTATAAAGTTTGTAAAGAGATTAACCATTAGTGAACCAATCATACAAGCCAAATAGGTAGTCTGTTTCCTAGAACATACTGTAGCATCAGCTTCATAATCAGCAAACAAGAATTCTCTTTCATATCTGTCAATATTATACTGATCATCTCCTTTGATACATAATATCTGAAGAGTGTCCATACTTAATCTTCCATCCAGATATAGGCATTTACTTCTTTCTTCTATTGATTTATTTGAAATATGATTGCACCATGAATTAAAGAAAGTTTTTCTAGCCCTCATATTATCAAATCCACAAATCATAATATCTCCAGGTTCTTTGTCTGAAGTAAACTTGTCTTTAACAGCCAATACCTGTTTCATAGAAGTATAATTATAAATCATATTGGCTATGGCATCTACTTTAGATTCTCCAATATTATTATTACTGAATAACTGACCTGCCATATTCACCATCTCTACATTATCATCATCATAGAGTGTTAGATTTGCAGGAATCATTCTTGCTAACTGAAAAGCAACATTACTTCCAATACCTCCAATTCCTGCAATAATGATTCTGGCTTTCTGTATCTCATTAAACCATTCTGCACCAGAGAATCTGGTAGTAGATTCATCAATGAGAAGAGTAGGAGAGTTAAGGGGAATCTTTGCATTATCAGGTGTGTTATTCTCTGTAATAGCTACTGATTCCTCTTGAGGCTCTTCTTCCTCAGGTATTGGTAAGGAGTAAAAAATATCTGTTGTATCCCATCCTTCTTGAGCAATATCTACAGTCACATTTTCTGCATCAATATCATTTCCTTCTCCTTGGTTTTCATCATAAGTTTCTTCCTCCTCAGATTCTTCTGAGAGACCATTATCTTCTATAATCTCATCAAGTTCTTCATCAGAAAGAGACATGTTTGTTTCTTCTGTTGGAGTAGAATCTTGAGAACTATTAGAATCCTCTACTGGCATTTCTAGATTCTGAAGAATATCATCAATATTATTCATATTTACATCCATAAATTATTCTACAATATTTAAAACAAGAGCTTCATTGTAAGCTTCAATATAAGGATTTACATCTATAAATTCCATAATTTCATCTCTCATTGCCTGTGCTATTCTGCTTTGGAACAAATTGACATCATCCCACATGGAATCAGGCACATCTGTTGTGTCAAAGTAATCCAATGTATGCTGTATAATGAAATCCTTCCATTCACTGAATGCTCCACATGTGTTATGCTCACATTCGTAGATACTTGATTCTCCAAATATCTTGATATAAACATTCTTCATGTGCTTTGTAACCCATTGTTTGAGGTCAAACTTATCTGGATTAATAATCAGATTACATGTAATCATGTGAACTACAGCAGCATGAATCTTCTTAGGGTCAGGCCACCAATCATCAGTAATAGATGGATTGAACATGTGGTCATCCCTAAGGTAAGGAATCACTGGAGTTTCTTTATCAGGGGTATCACCAAAGAGATCTTGTTCCTTAGGTACAGGCTTATTGTGCATCCAATCAAAGAAATGACCTGTAGGTGCTATATTAGATGAATCCCAATTATTCTTTCTTTCGGTAGCTTTCTTCTTAGCTATCTCATCAAATCTAGCATCAAGATACTCTAAAGTATTAGGTACCTCATGTCTTTCTACTTCAAGGTCAAAGTATTCAATAACTTCTTTTTCTATGACCTTTGTTGTCTCTGTATTATCATGTTCTACCTCTTTAGAACCATCACCAAAGAATTCATAAGATGTACCTAACTTCTTAACTGTTACTTCTGATTTAGTCTGTATCTTTCTGGTAATTGCAGCATAATACTTTCCAGCATTGTTTACAATGAGAGATACAAAGCAATTTCTTTCATTACCTTCTTCTTTCAAGGTATTCAAATCTGTACCACTTGGTTGAGTTGACATCTGATGATGTGAATGAATTAATTGCAAATCACAATCAAACAACTCTGTATTCTCAGACATATATGCAGCTACATCCTCATTCATTGTAAACTCTGTAAAGGTAGCATTACCTAAATCCATAGGATAGATGTCCTTACAGGTAATTACCAGGTCATTATCCTCAAAGGAACCTTCATGAGTTACAAACAATACTCCTGACCATTCTGTGCTAGGGAACTTTCTGAGAAGATATCTTATCTTCTCTTCTACATTCTCAGGAACAATGAGTTTATAGATAGAGGACTCTTTCACAAGCTGGGGTAGCTTCTTGGTTTCTTCTGTATTTATTGTGTTCATTTTTATATCTGAAATTAATTGTTCTAAGAATTTTTTGCAGTATGAACATAGCTACATTATTACTAATAACTGTAGTCAGAGTTGCTTCACTGCCTTGTTTGTTATTAATAATAGTAGTACGTATTTCCTTACCTTTGAATGTTAATACCAGTTTGTTTTGGTATTCACTAAAATTATTAATATCAAAACTATTATAATCACCTTCATTATAGAACTTTCCATCAGCAACAATAACTTGTTTTAACATACCCTTGCTAAAGCAGTTATCCAAGTTTCCTGCTGTAGTACTGTAATACTTGTTATAGAAGTCAATGAAGGAATTACTAATATCAATAATGTATTCATAATATGGCATACTCCAAGTAAATGCACTATTCATATATCCTAAAGACAGATGGCCATGTTTCAGATAATATTTAATAAATTTTTTTAAGTCATCATTTGTAAATAAAGATAGAAAATCTACTTTACCTGCATAATTAAAGATATAACCTGTATACATGCTATCCAAAGATACATTTCCTATGGTTTCCATTCTATGATATGGACCGCCTGATATTGATTCTACAGTTACATACATGCTTAGTTCTTGACAGAACAACATCCAGGTAGTTTCATCATATTCATTTTTCAATGTTCCAATAGTACTGATTATTGGACCTCTACCTAAACATGGTATTTGGAATTGAGTGAAGTTATTCTTTGGTATTGTATTGATATGACTATGCATGTAGTTACTTAGGAATTGCTCTCTTGTGTAAGTAGCCCTATTAAGTCCAAAGTCATTGCACTCATAAGGAATTGTACCATCATTCTGAATTTCTATCTTAGCATAAAGGTCTTGGATATTTACAGACTTGTTATATTCATTAGTGACAGTTACTCTAGGCCACCATACATAGATAATGAGTCTTTTATCTTCTAAAGTAGTCTTCAACTCTTTTAATTGCATCTCTGTAATATTAAAAGATAGATTATACTCTTCTTCTGCTGCCTCCTTTGGCATAAAGGACTCATCACATATCTTTGCAAGTAAATACTCTTTGAATGATGATAGTTCTCTTCCTTGACAAGTCTGTATATCTACAAAATCCTTACCAAAGAACCCTTTGAATATTTCATAGATAGCCAGAGGCTTTTCAAAGAGATACTGATATAATTGATTTACTGTATATTCCATAACTTTACTTTATTTAATTGAAAAATAAAGGGAGCAGAGACTATTCTCCGCTCCCTTACACAACTAAATGCCAAACAGTTATGTTTTATACTCCAAGTTCATCGAGCATATCATCAATATCATCATCTGTAATACTACCATCAGAAGTACTTACTGCCTTCTTTGGTGTCTCCTCAAAAGGAAGCTTTTCTACTGTATTCTGTTCTTTCTTTGCAACTTTAGTGAGATATTCAATATCTGCACTAAGTTCCTCAAGGTCTGCAACGGAGAGAACTTCATTATCTACCAACATGGCAATATGAACATACAAGGAATTTACAGTAGAATCTACACGAGTATCAGTAATAATATCATCAACATAGTCAGGAAGATCCTCGTCCTCTGTATCAGGAGTTTCCTTCTCTTCAACCTCAGAGGCAATAATATCATTATTCTCTGTGTCTGTAGGCTTATCATCAAGTGTCTCTGTTACTTCAGCATTACCATCCTGTGCAAGGAATACCAACAAATCACTGGTAGGAACCTGTGTAAAGTTTCTACCAAACTCTTCCTTTACTGCATCCTGAAGGTTATTGTCCTTAATAGCCTGATACACTTCTTTTCTAGACATAGTACCAGAAGCAATATTCTTCTTGGTATTGGTAAGAAGGATAACCAAGTTATTAGTAGGCTGTCCCTTATACATTACATTCTGTGGCAACTGAGTAGCATCATCAAGAAGCTGAGTCTTAGAGATACCTTCTGTAAAGGTCATACCATTATAGTCAATACCAGCAGCTCGCAAGTCTGTCTTCAATTCTCCAAGTGTTGTAGCACTAGTAGTTACCTTACTTCTCTTCTGAGTCTTTGTATTTGCGATTAAAATTTCTCTTTCCATAATCTTGTTTTGTTAGTTGAATAATTTTTCTAATTGTTTGAATTGTGTTTTGTCTTCCAAGGCTTTGAAATAGTCACTAAAATCTTTCTGACTGCCTAGATTGGGAACAATATTAGTAAAGCCAGTATGCTTAGCTAATTTTTCTCCATCTATCTTGCCTGCTTCATCAGTATCAAAACTGATAAATATCTTCTTGTATCTTCTTTTTAGTTCATTAATGACAGTATCAGACATAGAGTATCCTTCACCTTGAAGACATAGGGTTGGTATATGTAACTGACAAGAGATAACTAATGCATCCTTTAAAGATGAACAGATTATAACTCTATCACCATACTCTGGAATCTTTGTCCATAAGCCTATGACAGATGCATCCATTTTGGAACACCATTTATAGCCTTTGGTATTATATGGCTGATATAACTTTAGTTGTAATTGTCCTTCCTTTCTTTCCACATAACAATAAGCATATTTATCTGTAGGGAAAGTATATCGTTTACTCTTACCAGTTATAGAATCTTTTTTAGTAATAATCTTATAGGAGACAGGATATATCTCTGCATACTTTAGCCATTGCTTTGAGATGCCATAAGATGCCCAGTACTCATAATCATACTCTCTCCAAGGTCTAACCTTAACTTCTAACTTAGTAAGTTGGTTGGCTTCCTTTCTTGTGAGGGTTTTAATCTGCTTAGGCTTAATAATTACATTATCATCCTTAATCATTAACTTACAGATTTTATCCAAAGCCTGATTAAAAGTACAGTTCCAATACTCACACAATAAATCAACTAATCCTCCTTGAACATTGTTATCCCCAAAGTCCTTATACATAATATGATTGCTGTTGCTCATATAGAGGCTGAAGGATGGGTGGTTGTCTGTTCTTAAAGGAGAATTGATTACACAAGGGATTTCAGTAATCTCAGGAAACACAGTGCATAATACCTGTGTTTCACTGAACTTACTGAATATCTCTGTCTTTGATATACTGGAAGAAGTTTTACCTATCACCATAAGATTGTTACTTTAAAAGGGTTAATTCTAGGGTTTAATCCCAAGGCATATCACCACTGCCAGAAGCAGTACCTGTCTCTACTGGTGCAGCATTGAGATTAGTTGCCTGTACATTATACTCTGTAAGTTCCTGTACAGCAAACTCTGTTGAAGCATAGGAACCATTATCCTTAGCATTTGCAAGGTCTTTCTCCAAACGTGCAAGTGCCTTAGAACCTGCATAGTTAGGGAGAATCATGCCATTACGTGTAGCAATAGCCTGATACTGCTTACCTTCATCTGTAGTACGTACACCATAGAGAAGCTTTACCTTATTATTAGGCTGAAGAGCAATAGCCTCCTTAATCTCAGAGAAGTCACCCTTGAAGTACTCCTTGATATGTTCAAGACCAAACACAAAATCATCTGTATTCTCTTTCAACACCCAAGAACCATTGACATAATTGAATGCATCACCTACACAGAGATAAGGCTTCAAGAAGCCAATAAGGTCTGCCTCACCTACACAGGCAATACGATAATCAGGAGCAATCTTTGCAGGGTTTCCATTCTTTGTAAGAATTGGTTTGCCAGCCTTTGCATCCTCAGCATTAGCCCAAGTAACATTACCAAATTTATCAATAACCTGAGCCAGAGTCTGATCTTTATTATATGCAGGAGCATTACGCAAGGTAAACATTGCACGATTAATCATTTCTACACCATTGCAAGCCTCTGGGTCTGTCTTTACAATAAATACAATGCGTGCTTCCTTGCCATTATCAGTATCTACTACATATTCTGGGTCATTAGCAATCTCATGGCCATAGATTTCTTCAAGTTCCTTCTTCGTAGGATTTACTGCTACTACAAAGGAAGAACCTACACCTACATACTTCTTGAACTCCTGAGCTTCTTTTGACTCCTGTGTCTTGCCAATAGCAAGGAAACTGTAACTATTATTAATTATCATAACTGTTTGTGTTTAAAATATTATTTGTTATTATTATTTACTATTTGTTTGTTTATACTATGATTACTCAAAGATTGGGGCATCAGTAGGCACATCTTCAGTCTCTACTGCCTGGGTATCTTCATTCTCTGCTTCTGTGTTAGCATCAGGCTCCTCAGTTGAGGTCTCCAAGTTATTTTCTTCACTTGGGGTTGCTGTTTCTTCACTTGAAAAGGACTTTGTTTCTGCATTCTCTGTATCATTATCTGAAATGGTGATTACATACTGCTTATGCTTCTCATCATAAGAAACAATATCTGTAGGAAGATACTTGGTAGTCTTCTTTGGCTGACCATTATTATCTACACCTGGTTCAATAACCTTCTTTACAAGTTCTTCTACACGGAAACCTACAACCTGCTTGATACCTGCCTCCAATGAAGCAATCTGAGTATCATAGTTACTATACTCCTTATTTAAGGCTTCAATTTTTGCCTTGATTTTCTCACGCTTTACCATAAGTGGATTACAAGCCTGTGCTACACGCTTAACTGACTGAAACTGATCAAATGAAATTCTCTTTTCCATTGTTTTTAATTTTTTAAATTGTTATTTATGAATTGAATGTTTTTTGTTTAATTTGCTGTATCAAGGAAAATCTTACTCATATCAACCTTGATATTACCTTTATCATCAGATTCTGCAACCTGAAATACCTTTTCTCTAAGATGTAATGGTCTGGAACCTCTAATGGCATTATCCCCACCTACAAAAGATACTAATGTCTTATTTGCCTGTCTTGAGATATAGCCAATAGCATCTGCTTCACCACAGATAATATCTCCAGTCTTTCCTGCAATATCTACTGCCATCTCTGTGGTTTCCTCATCATTCTTTCTAATCTGCTTGTCCTTGACATGGCATACAAGAATAAGAGTATCACAAAGAGGCTTGAACATATTGACCATCTCCTTGATTGCATTACGCATATAAAGATATCCCGCTCCATTAGGCAGTTGGCGTACATCTGCTTTTGGATCAATAACCTTATTGCCCTTGACATCCTTCAAGATATTGCCAATCTTATCCTTCTTATAGCCAAAGTTAACACCCATCTGGGTACGACGATATAATACTCCAGCATAGAAAACAGCCATTTCCTCTAATCTGGTTGCATTATCAATGGTGATAAAACGATAGAAAGGCTTACCTCCATTTTCTTCATTCTTCTGTGTAATAAGATTCTTGATTTCAAAGATGTCATTAGCACTTCTAGCTTGTACTGCCATTACATCCAATGCCCGATAACCATCTTCCAAATCAATAATAAGATTGTTGTCAAGACTAGCCATAAGGGTTGATTTTCCACATTTTGGCTTACCAAACAAGACCATCAACCTAGGGTTGTAGTCTGTAGCTTTCCTACGTTCTGTAGGCAAAACAATGTTACTCATTTTTTAACTTCTACTTTTTTATTAAATTATTGGACTGCAAATATACCTATACAAAGTTGCATAGGTAAGATGCTTTTAATTATACTATGAAAAATGAAAAGAATTACTTAGATGTACTCTCTTGATTTCTTTGAATTAACTGATATACTCTATTAAGCTCTGAGATATTATCATATTTTGGCAGTGGAGCATAAAATCCTGTAGCACCATCAAAATACATTCCTAAAATAGCATTACTTTCTCCATCTCGTCCCAATACAATCTCTAGGAACTTACAATATCCTCTAAGCTTTGTTATATCATACTTTAGATATTCCTTTAGTTCCCAAGAGAATGGTGAAGTAATACCTAACATGACATCACAATCCTTACCAGGATCCTGACTATCTGCCAATCCTTTCTGTGTAGGTCTAATCTTATTAGCTTTGAATGCTTCAAGAGATAGACTCTCACTATTCTGCTGCTGTACAACCACAGGAATATAGTTATACTTATTACGTACAATCTTTAGATATTCAGATAGTTTCTTGATAGAGTTACGTAAATCCATACTTCTTTCACAACTTATCAAAGAGATATGGTCTATAATACAAAGAACATATTCATCATGGTCATTTGGTTCATAATAATCAAAGATTTCCTTTTCATATCCTTCAACTTTTTTTCTATGAATAGTACCATTTGCTTCTGCATATTTCTCTAAGGTATGGTACACACCAGTTGGATTTCTGTCTGGAATAAAGACTACATGCTCCTCAAAGAACTTCAGAATAGACTGATACTCTAATGTTCCTAGTAATTCAAGTATATCAGAGGATAGTACTCTTCCTTCATCTACAGACTTAAATGTCTTTATATCAATTCTTATCTTCTTATCAGAAAGAATATATAACAGATAACAGATAAACTTACCAGTAATATTCTCTGCTTTCTCTTCTAATAAAGCATAGAAGACTTTCAACCTAACTAATTCAGGATGATGATAAGCATATAGAACACTATTAAACAGAAACAGGAAGTTTGTTATCTTAGACTTACTACTCTTTGCACCACCCGACACTAAATAATAAGTACCTAACTCTACTCCAGGAAAGTCATATCTAAAGGTCTTAAAGGGAGATGGAATACAATTAACCTTTCCACTAAGTATCTTTTCTCTTCGTTCTTTGGCATTTTCTAGTACTCTTTGAATTAAACTCATACTACTTTAATTTGAATGTAATACTACCTACTTCAGTATGCATAACCATCTCTTCTTTTATATTTTGTTCTGCAAGAGTAAGCATAATATTCTTAAGAGCAGGATAGTATTGGTATATTATTGTACTAGCTGCAAGAAATGGAGAATTATCCATTGCTCTTTACTAAGTCAAACAGTTTTGCAAGATGCTTTAACTCTTTGCCCCATAAAGTAGAATACTTACCATGGATAGCATGTAAAGTATCTTTTTGATTATAATCAGGTCTTGTGCTACCATACTTACCAATAATAAGCTTAATATAATATTTGTTGTATTTTTCAATAAGATGTGTAACAAACTTATATATAGCAATCTTTGCTCTACACTCAGCAATTCTCTCAGCTAATACTGGGTCATCTTTGTCATCCTCAGATCTGACTGCTTTTCCTGTAGAAGTAATACTAATAATACCTTTCCAATGATAAACTTGTACTTTTGGATTAATCTTATTCATCATCCAATTACATACTTCTTTTGGCATAGAGGTTATTACTTCTATAGGAATCTGCATATCACCTTTAAGAGTTACTCCTGTTACTCTGTCATTAAACTTCTGTACTTTCTTGTACATTGGGTCTTTAAAACTTACTTTCCACATAATTATATTCTTTTTAATTTCTACTATTTATTAACCAATCATCGCCATCTACAATATCAGATGGTGTATCTTCTGTTTTATTCTCCAGGAATGTTGCCAAGTCTGAGATTTCTTCTACATGGATTTCATCATCAGCCATCAGCTTTCTATCATCTTTCATGATAAAATACTTTGCAAGACGCATACCTCTATAACCTTTTGGAGCATAGGAAGCTACATATCTCTTGGTTGCATCAATAATATCCTCATCAGCAACTTCACCATAGATAGTAAGGAACTTCTTGAGTTTATTTTTGATCTCTGTCTTGTTACACCTAAAGTAGAATGGAGATGCAGTACCATTAGCATACATCATTTTCTGTTTAGGGAAGCATTCCTGTACCTTAGTAGCCAGGGCTTCAAATCTTGCATCTTCAGAATTTATAAGATTCTTAATGATATCTTTCCATTTTGAATCAACACTCTGTCCCATAATACCTAGAACATGCCTATTAATCATGTTGTCAAAGGTACATTTATAGTTTCCCATACTTACAGCTGCTGCTATAAGTGCTTCCTGTAAGGTGAGTTTATTCTTTAGACATGTCTTTTCATCTAATGTTATCTTCATAATTAAAATGATTTAATGTATTCCTTTTGATGTTCAATATGTGAACTCATTGTAATAATGGCTTCTGCTATATCAAGACGTGTTTGAAATACTTTCTTTTCATAATTAAGAAGAATTGTTCTAAATTGAATGAAAGCTTCTTTCTCTGCCTTGGCTCTAGCAATCTTTTTGCCTACCTCAATATTGAAAGTATCTCCTGTACTCTTATTTAGTCTTGCTATACCTATAGTATTGATATACTGATTTGCATTTACTTCCATACTTAAAGGTGTGTATAAGTATGCCAGAGCAACGACTACACCTTTTTCCTCATTTACCTTATAGGTAATGTCTCTATATTGAAGTTTGAGACACTTCTTAAAATTGTCTTGAATGTACATATTATTTAAAGTTTAAATGTTATCTGTTATTCTCTATGATAGACATAAACATAGAGTCTATATCATCACTTTTGCCTGTTCTAAGAATGAAGTACTTCAGTAGCTTCATATTCTTATTATCATCTTCAAAGGATTCTACATATTCCTTTGTAGCCTTAATTGCTTCGTCTTCTGTAAATATAAAGCCATACTTAGCTACTAGGGTTCTTAATTTGAAGGCAATAACTTCTGTACTGTCTCTCCAATTATAGGTAGTTCCCTGTTTATTACCCTTAGGGTATATATCTTGAAGCTTCTTGGCAAGTTCTTCAAAGTTAAGGTCATAACCCATTACCTTAGCATCTGATTCTATAAGAACCTTAGCAATCAAATCTCTTGTATTATTAGAGAGTACCATAGAGTCTTTATCAAAGAGATTCTTGCTGATAAGATTTTTTTCAACGAGTTTATCAAAGTTCTCTTTGTACTTAGCATCACAGTACCCAAACAACATTACAAGAAATTCACCAAGGGTAAGGTTGTTCCTTTGCAGTATTTCTGTATCTATTGTTATTTTCATGTTTCATATCTTTATAAATGCAAAAAGCACAACCCAATGAAGAATTATGCTATTATTTAATATTATTGTATAAACTTATCTAATTCTTTTAAGGAATGCATTGTTTTAATGAAATCCTTATTGAAATCCTTGATCATTTCCTGGACTATCTCTTCCTCTCTAGTAGTTTCATAGTAAGGGAGAATTATAACAGGAGACTTATGCCTTAAAGCACGCCCACATCTTTGCACACTACAAATCTCTGAGGAAGAGTAGTTAGCAAATACTGCATACTTACAATCTACTAAGTTAGCACCTTCATTGAGAACATTGACTGATGTGATATGATTAATCTTCTTAGCATTGAAGCTATTATAGATTATATCAGAGTCTTTGTTCTTTGAATGAATGCTGTACTTACCTAGAATATCTGCCTGCTCTATGGTCTTACAGAAGGTGATGGTTCTTTCTTTCTCTAGCCTTTGAAGAATAGATAATACTATGTTATTCTTTAAGTTAGCCAGATACTTGATTCTCTCACCACAATCAAACAGCCATTTGTTCTTCAAAAAGTCCTGTCTTGTTCTCATATATCTGTTCTTTTCATAGAGTATCTGAGAATTATACTCATTTACTCTCTGTCTAGGAGTACAGGATATAATAGCATGGACTTTCATCTTTCTGTATTTCCAAAGTTCATTATATGTACCATAGTAGGTCTTTCCCTTTGCTTTAGGATTAACCTCTATGGATTCTGTAGGACGAATATTATCAAGCTGAAGAGGGTAGAGGATAATCTGAGGTTCAGGAAGAACTTCATCCTCAATGGCATCAACTATACTACAGGTTACTACTTCTGCTGCATACTCATACTGGAAATACTGTTTGAGTTTCTTAGGAATAGTAGCACTAAGTCCAATGACATGGTCATAAGTAAGAGTACTAAAGAGATCCAGACGCTTATCACTATTAAGGTGATGACAATTACCAGAGATAAATGTATAACCTTCACTTCTGACAACAATCATGTGTGAAGGCACCTCAACACAATAAACTTTACCATCATAATCCATATAATCTTTCTTCATACTTTGTGTGTCTTTTTCACTACACTTTTGCATAAATACTCGAAATATATCTTTATGAGATTCTTTTCTATTATCTTTTTCTACGGACACTAAGGCTTTATAACCTGCTTGTACAGCTATGGCAGATACAAAATCACTATTTTCTTTCACACAAGAACTATAGTAATAAAAAGACTCTTTATGTCCATCCCACTCTAAAATTTCATCTATGAAAGATTTAGCTCTGTCATATCCCATATTTATATCAAAATGAGTTGACAGTATTTTAGCATCGCCTTTAGGCAATTTTACCATATATCTGTCAGTTTCCCCTCTACCTTTAATTTTGGTCCAAAGAGAGGAATCTATGTTTGATAAAATTGATGCTAATCTTTGCTTTTTTCTTTTTCTAGATATCTGAATAGAATAAACCGATTCATTTTTCTGATGTCTTTGCAATGTTCCATCTGCCTGAATAGCTACATAAAGTTGTTCTATAGGAGATAAGGGAGTATTATTTCCTGTTCCTTTACCAGCAACTGGAATTTTTGTAAAATGTGACCCTTTCAAATCTTTTATGGGTTTTAATCTCCATTCATCTATTGCCATAGTCTTATAAACTTGGTTGTGGTTAGGAGTGAGATACACATGTCTATTTTTTCCTAGATATACTTTACAAAGATTTCCTTTATAATCTTTTTGAATAAATCTTATTGGTTTTACAAATTCAATATTACCTTCTTTAGTAAATTGAGCTACTTTTTCTGTACCATTTAGAGCATCAAATCTCTTATATCCCTCATTAGTAAGAATTTCTGTGTCACCTCTAAAACATTCATCCATAACAACAAAGTCAAAGGATTCATATTCATGTTTCTTCAAAGACTCATAGCACTCAATGGTAAGTTCATCAACATTGATACCTCCCCATTTCTTGAATTCATCTTTCCAAGTCTGCTTATGTACCGTCTTTGCTACCAAGAGAAGCATGGATGTATGCTTCCCTTGATATTTAGTTTCTACCAGATAGTTGATTATATCTATTGCCTGCTTAGACTTACCCATTCCAGTAGCAAGTTCCAACAATAAGAAATCAGACTTCTCCAGCTTAGTCAAACATTCAGAATAAACTTCTTCTCTAGTCATTTTTTAATCAGTTACTTCTTTATAATATAAATCCTTACCTAAAGTGCATTTATTAGGAATAGTGCATCTGGAATCATATATAGATTTATTGTAGAAAGTACATAACCTACAGGTATTACCTCCATAGGAATTACATACAATAACCTTCTTACCTCTTCTAATGAAGATTCCTTCTTTAGGCAACTGACTCATGAGCATCCATTCTAGAAAGTTCTTCATCAGCTTCTAGACCCATAAGATAATCCTCTACTTCCTTAGAAGGAAGATTAGCTATTACCTCTTCAAGGTTAGCTTTCTCTTCTTCCTTGATTTTATCAAGGGTAATCATCAGGTCATACACACATTCTCCAAGAGCACATTTGTACCCATCAGAATAATCATCCTTACCTAGTCTCTCTTTCCATTGAGAAAGTAGAGCATTGATATTTTTCTCTGCAATCATAAGGCTTATAAATTACGGATTACTTGCATTAAACGCTGCCAGATGCTTCTAGTACTCTCTACACCTTCACCATTCTTTCTGTTCCTTGAAACATGCTTAGGTGATGCTGTAAAGAAGCAAGTAGAATCTGGTTTCTTAGATACTACAGTATACCAATGATTGGCAACTGCCTGAGGAGATCTACCAATGCTTTCTGATACAATGAGAAAACACCTTGTTAAATTCTGAGGGAAAGCCCTCACTTGTTGAAGAAGTCTATTCTCTTCTTCAGCAGTCCATTTTCTGTTTGTTCTGTTCATTATTTAAAGAATTAAATTATATGATATATATATGTCCAAGCGACATACAGACTATTACAAACTAAAAAAGTCTCCCTTGTTATCACAACAAAGAAGACTCTACTATTATTTCACACAATTTGCTTATGAATATTATCAAAACATTTTTAATACCACTGTATTATCTAACTAATATAAAACTTACAACTACTTGTGACTGATGGGGGATTCTAACCCTCAACCTATGGTGTAGGAGACCATTGCTCTATACAGTTGAGCTAATCAGCCAAATAACTTCCTAGGAAAGGGAGCAGGAGATACATTAATTCTTCCTATTGTGCAACAAGTGAATAGTATACAAAGGAATAAGTACAATCCAAACACAGCTGAGCCATACCTTCTCAAACTTTGTGTTATCCCACTTGTTGATGATGTACTTATAAGTAAGAATACCTACAGCTACATACAATAAAATAACAATAAACCAAATCATACCTAATTAAATATATCTGTTTGAAACCTAGTACTCCCAGTGAGATTTGAACTCACACAGCCATTATTGGCTAAGGAACTTTCCTATCACACTTGCTTTTATACAAGTTAACTTAAAAATGTTCTCGTCTATCCTATGGTGCCACATCTTGAACTATTCAGGCACTTTTGTTCTTTTTTAAGTTATTGTGGTCTGGACTATTTTACTATCATATCAGTTAACTTCGAAGTAAGGAACTAGGCTTTACCTCAACGAGCGTCTTCTTTTTCACATAATGCATCACCATTACAACCTTATTATTAAGGATGAAGTCTAAACCATTCCTTTTAACTGACTTAAGTATCTTCTTTATAGTCTTTACATATTAATAAACCTTCCTCCTTAACTATACAACTGAGGATACCTCTAGCATATAGTTAGTACATAACAGTTCGTTTAATTCATCATCAAAAAATCTATAACAGCATAGATAAAATTTGAAATTTTTAGTCCCTCGTGTCTACCAATTCCACCATGAGAGTGGTATTATAATTTCTTTAGTACTCCCTATGGGACTTGAACCCATGCCCCATAGATTAAAAATCTATTGCTCTAACCACTGAGCTAAAGGAGTGAGTGATTCTTTACTATCTTCACAGACCATAAAGAACAGCGTCTAAAAAAACGTGCCAATGTGAGAGTGCTCCATGCAGGACTCAAACCTGCAGCCCAGGGATTAGAATTCCCTTGCTCTATTCAGTTGAGCTAATGGAGCAAATACTTCTACTGTCTTCACAGATAGTAGAAGTAGGTTTTCAAACATTTTCAATCATTTGTCACTTTTAATCAATGCAAATTTACGTATTATATGGATTACTACAAAACATCTAAGTTTATACCTAAACTCTTCTTAATTGAAATATGAAGTTTTCTTAAGTTCAACCTTTTCTATAGTAAAGAAGATTGCTTGACCTTCTACTATATGTTTTAGTCCAAACTTCATACATTTCCACCAGCTTCTGGTACACATAAGTCCATACTGATATACAGATGGAAATATATGTTTCTTATGAAGAGTATAGAATGTGATATATCTTTTCTGTCTCACCATAGTTCTTTTAATTAAAAAGTCTCTTACGTTGAATAGCAGGGTAGTACCCTGTTAAATCTTCAAATACTACTTTACCTGTAATCTTGTTGAAGAAGCATCTTGCCATCAACTGTGCATTTGTCTTAATGTGCTGTTCCATATTAATCATTGTTTTCTAATTTATAATTTACTTGTGCTCCTATAGGGAGTATAGCAGTACCACATAGAATCTTAAGATAATAGTTCTCATCATCTACTCTTGTTACTATTGCTTTATTTAAACCTCTATTTGGATATTTGGGGACTATAAGGTCTCCAACTTTAAACTTTGCTTCCATGAATCTCTCTCTCCTGAAGTTTAGTATAGTTCTCTACTAACTTATCCATTATAGGATTAAGTTTCTTTCTGAATGCCAGGAAGCATCTACTTTCTTTCCTTAGTTCACCCTTGATGTCTAAGGTTGCTTGTTCTTCTGCTGTCATAATGATTTTAATTTAAATGAATAGAGAAAAACAGAGGAGCAATAACCATTCGTCATTACTCTCTGTTTAACCCATTTCAACCCTTTAAATAATAATAGATGAATAATATCACTTAAATGATACCATCTGTATAATTTAAGTGATATTATCAACTTACGAGATAGTTGTCATTCTTCTCAGAGCCTCCAAGAAGTCAAATGTTTCCTTGCTCATTTCTCGCCTTCCTTTCTGTCGAATTTTGAACCACAAACCGTGCAAGTTTTACTTAATGCAAGAAGATTAAAAATAAATTTATCATCTCCAACATAAGTCGCTGCAAATGTGCAATCAATATACCCGACTTCAAATGGAGGAAATCTTTTTTCTGCAAGTATATCTCCTTCCCAAATCTCTTTCCCATCGCAGTCTTTTAGTCCTGTATACTGACAGACGGTAGAAGGGGCAACACCAACAACACTATAATCACTCATACTGCTAAAGTTATCTACTATGTAGGCTCTTTCTTTTACCCCAGCAGTACTTCTGATTAGGCTACCATAAATCCATTCTCCGTTGTCAAGACGCTTAGCCTTGTATTTTATATTTTCTAATTTCATAACTAATGATTATTATAACCTAACAAACATGATAAAATATACTCAGCATCTTGTCTGTTCCAAGCAAAAACAAGATGCTCTTTCCCTTTTTTTTGTCTTTTATAAGATATATCCCTTTTAGTCTCATACCCATATTTCCAAACCTTTAATATTCTTTTCAACAGGTTCATCCTTCCATGTAAGAGAGCGACCTATTAATTGTTTTATTCGTCCTTTGGGTAGTTCGCACCAATAATCAACTGCGTCCATTTCCCAATAAGGCTTACCATCGCCAATGTTTTCACGATAAGGCTTTTGGGCAAAAACGAACTCCTTTCCATCTGGGTTACAACAAAGAAATGCCATATTCAATCTCCCACTTCTATTTTATATTCCAACTCATCAGCCAAATCGCTTATTAGCTTAATGGCTTCTTCTAAAGCATCATACATACTATCTCCTTCTGATACAAGTTCATCAAGAGTACTACTCTCACTCATATCTTCTGGAAAATCATGTGGCTTCCAAGTGATTCTTTCATTTTTCTTCTCAAACTCTCTAGCCTTTTCTAAAAGTTTTTTCTATCGTCATACTCAATCCTCCAATTTTATATTATGTTTATCTGCGAAACCATCTTCTGCCTCTTCGCAAAACCGACCTTCGCAAAGTGATTCTGGGAATGTTCTACTAGTATAATACTCTTGGCAGCATAACTCACAGATGTTAATTCCATAATTATTTCTTAACTCTTCTCTAGTCATTACTCGTTCTCCTTTCTAACCAAATAGTCATACATAGGCTTGCAATTACTAAGATATTTCTTACATATCTTTTCTGCCTCCTCCTCTGTGTCACAAGTTGCAACAACTCCATCGGGATATGTATCCCAATATCTAACTACCTTAAATTTTGTCATACTTCTAATTCTTTTAAAATCATTTTTACCAAGTGATAATTATCTCCATCCCAACCTTCATCTAACGCTTTGCCATCAAAAGAAGTATGATACCTATTGACGTAATCAAAGATTGCGTTGCAAAAGAAATCATCACTTGTACCCTCGCCTGATTCTTCATCACAGAAACCTTCGTGACTTAGAAGTTCTTGACATTCTTTGTGCATACAGGTTGCAGACCTGTATTCTGGTACAAACTGACGAATATATTTTTGTCCTACTTCTATTTCACAACCGCACATATAACATCTGTGAAGGTTTGCAGCTTCTTCTATTCTTCTTTCGTCTATCATACTTATATTTGCTTATTAATCAAGACATTTTTTCATCATTGGCAGTAAATCCTTTACATATATCCATCCTTTTATATGCTCAACATCAATTACAGCATCCCAATCTTCGTCATAATGAATATCTCTAAACCATTCCATACCATAAGGAAAATTAAAATCGTCAATATACAAAATTTTCCCATCTGGAATTTCACTTTTGTGATGTCAAAGATTTAAAAGCTGTTCAATTACCAAGTGAGCACCAGCTTTATATGCATTAGATAATTCTTCTATACCATCATATACATCACCTATTTGATCTTCTATAGACATAGAATTTTCTTCTGCATAATGGTTAGCACTTTCTTCTATTTTCTTATTATTTATCATATCTTTAAGTTTTATAGTGACCTCCACGACCAGTATTGTGCTGGGGCTAAGAAGGTATATGGGCATAAAGCCTTGACTTACTTTCGCTCATTCTGTATCGTGGAGGTTGTATTCTACTTAGGGTCTTTTGTTGTACCTAAAAGATGCTCATTGCCTTCATAAAGAAGACATTGATACCAATGCTTACCATTTATGCATACATAGTCGTTTTCCGCTTTAAAACCAAAGAAACTTATTTTCCATGTCTCTTTATTAAAATCTCTAACCAATACCTTATCGAATGGTTTCAGCTCAACCTTTGGTTTCAAGTCCACAATCTGTTTCTTCTCGGCATCCCAAACCTTATCTTCCTTTGCTAGAGCTCCAAAGAGCTGCTGCTTCTCTTCTTCTGTGGCATAGCGCATAGAATAGTCTTTTGGTTTTGTAAAATAAGAACCCTTTTCTATAATTAAAGAATTATTCTCAAGCATTGTTACATAGCGATAAATATGTTCATCATCTTGACCTTCGTATATAAGTATATAGTGATAATTGTTAGAACTTTCAATTACACATAGTATATCTCCATCCTTGAACTCAGGCTGAGCTTTTTCAATCTCCAAAGTCTCAAGGTTGAACACACCACCGAGTTTTCTTTCAATCTCTCTGATGTAACCATAGGCTAAATTATGATCTAGCTTATTAAACTTTGCAGTTTCTGCATTTGATACATTTTCATAATCATTACGGCTATTAGAATAGCATCCGTTGAACTTTGTATAATCATCAGATGCCCATTCTTTGAAAATGCACTGAAATCCACAACCATTGACCAGCACATCACCCTTCTTCCAGGTGAACTTTGACCAATCATGCATGTATTTAGAGGGAAATAAAAGAAATTCTCCTGTAGGGGAGTATAAACCTTTATAGTCAAAGAATTCTCTATTGTCATTGGTTATTACACAGATAGCATCTGTTACACCTTGTATAAAACTAAATGTGCATTCTCCAAAGATAGGGGAATACAACTTAATACCTCTTGGTTTATTCTTTAGTACCTCTGCTATATTAATTTCTTTCATACTCATTATTAATTATACCAAGCATCACTTGGTGTTGTTGTTATACTATAGTTATTAGTAGAATCTGAATCAATAGGATTCAGACCTACAAACTTATTTTCATATTCCATGATTTCTTATTTAAGTGTTATTACTAAAGCTGAGAGCATAACTAGAATAAGTAATTCAGAGAGAACTACAGCATACCAGCCATACAAAGTTACTATAACATGAATAAGCCAATTAGTATAATAGCCTATCCATGTTATAGTAATTAATACTAATGCTATACATACAATAGCTGTAATCTTTATATCCATACTAAGTATTCATAAGATTCATAGTATACTCATTATATGCTAAAGAGTATTGAATGTTATACCACTTGAAGACCTGAATAAAAGGTCTATTCATCATATTATTCTGAGAGGCAAATCTGAGCATTGCCTGTAAATCTGATCTATCCATTTTAATTTATTTCTTTATTTAAAACTTTATTTGCAAATTCCTGTGCTTTCTCCAACAGATAATTATGCAATTTTTCCTCCAAAGTATCCCTGATAGTTCTACTTATTTCCCATCTAGAGAATGATTCTCTTAGAGTCCTATAAACTTCTTGATTTATCAATGATGCCAGATTGTCATCTCTGCATAGATTATCCAAAGCACTCTCTATTCCTTTTTTAACTTGCTTCTCTATATTTTCGTTGTTTATAATATATTGGGAAAGCATTCTTTGAGCTGGAATCTGTAGCTCAAGTCTTAAAGAAGGTTGTATATCCATATTATCTATTATTTAAAAGGTTCTGTAACTCCATCATCTCATCTTCAGGTAACCATACGTCTTTCTGATTAAGATATAGATGATATACTTTATCTTCTTTGATGATTTTAATCATGTGCTAAATAAATCTAAAACATCTTGTGTAGAGTATTCTACCTTAGATGCAGGTAGTATAGGCTTCTCTATTATAGGAGAAATCGCCTTATATTCTAACTGCATCTGAGATAGTATAGAGAATATATCAGTACTATCGTCAATACCATTGGTACTGACATACTGATTTACCTGTGAGAGAGTAATCATTCTTTTGTAGTGCAATCGAATATTAACTTTTCTCCTTTATATACTTTCTTTATGCAAGAAAGCATTAAAGCATAGTCATTACTCTCCCAACTATGAGTAGTATATGTATAACTTCTTACAATAATTATCTGAGATGTATTGAAGACTATCTCTACATTCTTGATAATGTAGTTGTTAACTTCTAAGGTATTCTTTGCATTTCCAATAACTTTATCAATTTGGTTATTATCAATTACAAATGAATACTTAGGACGTTCTACTTTGGTGTTTATTAACAAAGCCTCAAGAATTTCTTTGTTCTGCATAGTTTTTTCTTTTTTATTGTTATATTATTCTCAACATGTGTTTAACCTGAGCTTCTGTAAGAGTAGGGAATTTATCTTTTAACTTCTTTATAGTGTATTCAGGTTTAAGCTTACTTCCCATATAGCAGTTTGCTTCATAAGTATCTGCTATAAGAGATAGTAAGCTAGTAAGTTGTCTTGAATCCATAATTAGTTCTTGTAAATAGTATTAAGTATACTCTTGAAATTAGGATTGTTTATTACAGCTCTAGCATCTTCTGAGTTTTTGAAGAAAACATCGCCAGCACCTATAGAATTATTATAGTCCACATAGAAGCTATCTTTATGGTAATCAAATTTAATACAATACTTATTCTCTTTAGAATTACTCCAGTTTGGTTGCCAGTCATTGTTATAATACTTAGCAATATTCATTAATTTGACTAAAGCTTTAAGTTTAACTTCATTTCCAAAATAAATATTTATTGTAATATTTGTATCATTTAATTCATTGTAAACATCATTATAAGTGATGCTCTTAGTTTTAAACTTAATAATACCATTGGTTAAATTACTATTCTCTATATCTATTTCCATTCCTTCAGGAATATCAATAGTTACTGCTTTTCTTTCCATAATTCAGTTATATTTAATGAGGGAGACTTACGAATTGAACGTACTTTGACTACTTGATGTACTGACTTTATTGCTAACAATTAACTATTAGTTAAAAGCTTTTACCTACAATTATCTTGTGTTACCTTTTCATCTTATCACCTGTCCTACATACTCATGATTATATAGGTGTCTCCCATCATATTGTTAAGCATAATATTTTTGACTACCATTCCAGAATAACTTTCTGGATGCTATTGACCAGTCAGGTCTATTATTCGCTAGTCTAAAACAGTTTGCCTGCTTATATGTATCAAACTCACGGATAACGTGGTTTGTTTTATCTAATAAGAGTATTGGTTTCATTTTATTTCTTTATTATTTTGTTAACAACTATAGGAGCAGTAGTATCAGTACCATAAGTATTCTTTTTAGGAATACTGTAATATCTAATATGATTTGTTCCTCTGTCAGAACTAGCATATACATGGTTACATGAGTCTATTTTAAACTTGCAGGTATTACCAGGATAATATATTGTATATTCTAAGTAATATACTTCTTTGTAAGTAGCATTGTTCTTAATATAACAATATACTATAATTCCTGCACAAAGTACCATACTTATGTAATACAATACTAGATACTTTTTCTTGCAGACATCATGGGTCATCCATGCTATATATGAAATACTGAGAAGAAGGAAAGCACATATAACTATTCCTACTACATAAAAATCACCTGTATTCATTTTATTTCTATCTTAAATATTAATAACTAATAGGCTTTGCAAGTTCAGCAATGCCTATTGTAATATATTGCTTGGATATTTTATTCAGATACTCTCTAGCTTCTTCTTTGGTAGCAAAACCTGCAAAGCATTTGAAGTTGAGAGTATCTAAATAAAGTACCAGATAGTTGTAACTATTCATTAGGCAACAAACCATTTAAATAGTTTAACCTGATGGTTAACCTTGCCAAAGTTAGCAATAATCGCCACACCTTCACAACCAGCTAACTTAGCTGCATCTAAAACTTCCTTGTCTGTATAGTCTTCAGGAAGTTCTTCTTTCTCCCAGGTAGATTTATCCTGGAAGTTCTTTCTTGATTTAAAATACAATGCTGTCATATTTAAAGGGTATTTATTGTTTTATTACTGCATACCAAGATTAACGATACTCCAATCAATCAGAGTATTGTTTACTTTAATAAAAGGTACTCCTAATATAAGAGTGTCTATATCTGATGATTCTATAGGATCATACTCTTTATTGTATGCAGCTATAATAGCATCTAACAGTTGTTTTGATAATTGTATATTCATAATCTTATTACTTTATACTATCTCATAGTCAATGATATTATGTTCCATTTCAGGAGTAATACCATTAAGTCTGAGAGCATTAATATAATTGGAGCCATAGATAGATTCCTTGGCTCCATTAGTCCATTCGATGATGTAATGTATCATATCTTACCAAGCTTCTGTATATAAGGATTGGATGGTTATATACTGGAAGTAATCACTTCCCCAACCTTTCTTATTGCATCTCATAGAAGCTTCAGCTCTATGACAATCCTTATTAATTTCTTTATGAATTAATTGTGCAAGGAATCTATCATTATCTACTTCTAGAGTCATTTGCTCTAACTTTTTCATACAGCCTTCCCAAGTACTTGTTATAATAAGAGGTTGGATATCATTAGTAGATACTACTGTAATAATATAGAGGTCTTCTCCTTTTCTATTTTTTATTTGACCAAACATAATTGTAATATTTAAAGGGATTTGAATTAAAATTTGTAATCTAATACTAAACTCTAAGTCAAAAAAGATAGCTAGTTGAGCTTAAAGAGTAGTAGAGTAGGGTTGTAAGAAGCAGTAAAATGAGAGATAGAATAAAAAAAGTGTGCAGGATTGTGGGTTTTATTACATTACCAAGAGGTGAATGAGAGATATTTTCCACAATCCTTACACACTTAACTATCTAACTAACAACAACATACATAACTTCCTTAGATACCCAAGTCAACATCTTCCCAAGAGTTAGCACCCTGCTTACACAAGCTATAGTGACCGCTCTCAAGCTCTACCACCTGGAGTTCATCTTTCTGAGCAGCAATCTGCTGAGGAGTAAGAACACCAAGCTTAGAAGAGAATGCTACAAAGCATCTACTACTAGCATCATTAGGGTCTGTGAAGATACAGCTCTTGAAGACTTCGCCAGTCTCATTATTAGCAAACTCACCTACCTGCATTTTGCCTTTCATTCTAGCAAATGCCAACAAAGACCATGAATTCTTAATACCCTGCATAACTGGACCATTATTAGTAGCCATACTATTATCTCCATCTCAGGAGCACTGTTGTTTGTAGAGAACAACTAACTGACTGCAATATACTATTAATTCCTCTAGGACAGTCAAACCTATTAGAATCTATAAAACTCTATGAAGGATAAAGTATTTTTTATCCCTCCAAGATATAGGGGTGGTGATGTGTCCCTTGAATACTTATAAAGTTCTATAGTTCTTTTATTTTACAATACTTATATTACTTATTATATTATAATATATTATATAATAGGTACGCGCGAGGAAATTCTGTTTTATTTACAAAGACTAACTGTGATGTGTTGTTTTTTGAGGTTTCTATGTAGGAAATCCTGCTTCATAAATGAAGCTCTAAATAGATAAGAATGGTTAAACACATAACTAGTTGATTTGTAGTGATTTATCTATTTTTCTCCTAATTTATAGGTGAATACTACTAACATATATGTTAGAATCATTATTCTATATGTTAGTTTTAACATCTATTTCTAATGAATCTGATTAGTAATTCTAAGAATCTGTTAAGTTAATCCTAATGCTTTGTGTTAGGTTGTAGGATATTGTTCAGATACTTAGTATCTTTGCAATATCTAAAAATATAAGCTATGATAAAGAGAAAAGAAACATTTGTAAATCCAGACTATCAGATAGTAGATACACATACTGGAGAATTGAAAGAGTTAAAGCAGACTAGGACAGTTACCTTAGATGAATTCATTATGATATTCTTTGCAGGTTGTCCAGACTTGCTTAAGCTAAGAGGTATTCACTTAAAGGTATTAATATGTTGTTGGAAATTCTCAACCTATAATCCAGAGAATGAAACTGAGGGAAATCTAATTCATAATGACCCTATGTTTAAAGAGAAGTGTAAATCATTTGGCTTAGATGCACCTAGTGCTAGTATAGACAATGCTATAAGCTACTTAGGTAGAAATGGATATCTGATTAAAAAATGTAAAGGAGCTTATCTTCTGAATCCTAAGTATTTCTTTAAAGGAAGACTGTCTGATAAGAGTAAGATAGATATTCATTTTAAAGTAGAGCCTGTAAAGAGGTAAAGAAAAATAGCTAGCCTGTGAAGACTAGCTATTTCTTTTTATTCCACCATATAACTCCTCCCCAAAATGCTATACTTAACACCCAGCCAATCCAAGCATTATTTTGTAAACAATGTACTGCTGCTCCTAACATATTTCCAAGTAAGACTAGCAAAGCAGAACCAACTAAAAGGAAGAATAGTACTTTCAATACTATCCAGGCTATTCTCCCAGAATCTTTTTCTTTCATAATCTATGCTTTTAAGAATTTATACCAAGTAGAATATCCACTATATTTAATAAACTCCTTAAAGGTAATATTATTGTAGCACCATGCAATTAAAAATGCATTGATTAGCCCAAGGATAAACCAATAAAATGATACTTCTGCACAGAGAAGTATTACTGTGAGTATTGCTGTAATATAAAATATAATAGCCTTCATGTCTAATAATTAATAGTCCAACCTGTGTTTCCAAATATAGTCTTATAGTTCAGGGCTGCAAGGTAAGTTGGAAACTTCCTTACCAAGCAGCCATAGGAATCATATACCTCATATTTCATAAGCCAAGCTCCTTACAATAGGTATTGTACTCATTAATACTAACTCTCATATTCTTGCCAAAGACTCTTATGGTCTTGAACTTAGGAGTTATCATCTCACCTTTGAGTACTGGAACATCAATGGCTATCTCACCATTGATTGTCATACTCTTGAAGTGTGAATGCTTCTCTTCAAGCATACTAAGGTGAATCTTCTTACTAGTTGAATAGTTCTCACTTGAGCATACAGCTGCTCTATTTATTCTTTTTCTTTTCATATTGTTAATCTTTTAAGTTACTACCTGATACTATCAAGTTATAGGAATGGTATTGTGTCTCTTGAATACTTGCTAAGTTTTAAGATTCAAAAGACTAATGGTATTGTAAGGCTTGCAAAGTCTAGCTTTATAAGACTAGAAAGACTAGCAAAATGTACACTTTGTAAACCTTACTAAATGCAAAAAGAAAGGAAAGTGTGTTTCCACACTCTCCCTACTTCCATAGAATACTGTCCAGCTTAGCTCTTGATGCATAGTATTCCTGAGGGTCATAAGCATCTACCCAGTTATACTGATTGTCTAGCGAATCAAGCAATTCCTCTGTTGCCTTATTGTATGAATCATAGGCTTTAAGAAGATTGTTATTGGTGTTTTGGCACACCATGAAGCCTACAATCATACCAATTACCATTGATAAGATGCAAAAGATAATGATCTTTTTCATTGCTGTTGTGTTAAAAAGGAAGAGCAGGATTTCTCCTGCCCTTTGTTACTTCTCATATAGGCTGCATACTACTCCTATTGGAAAGCCTACCATAAAGAACATTAAGCTTGCACATACATAGATGCAATCATCTGTTATTAGAGCCATACTAATACCAAAGAGAAGAGCAAGCATACAAAGAATTGCAATTACTGTACTGAGATTTTTCATTTTTCATTCAGTTTGATGTTAATAAAAAGGGAAGAGCTTTTGCCCTTCCCAATTACTCTTACAATCCAAGGTCAACCTCTTCCCAGGTATTCTCACCTTGCTTGCATAGGCTGTACATATCCTTGCCTTTCTTTGTCTCACAGAGAACAACCTGCAACTCATTCTTCTGAGCTGCAATCTCTTTTGGTGAAAGCACTCCAAGCTTGCTGCTGAAAGCAACAAAAGTGAGAGTACCATGGTTGTCAAAGATGCAGGACTTGAACATCTCACCAGTCTCCTGGTTGGCAAAGTCACCAACACTCATCTTAGGACCAAACTCCTTTGCAAATGCAAGGAGAGACCAAGAGTTCTTGATGTTATTGTTTGCTGTTGCCATAGGTAGTTGCCTCCTAGCAGGACTTCTTAGTGCTAGGCATTAATTCCTCAGGTGCTTTCCCTAGAGGCATGTATGCAGATGGTTATTTGCCATAGAACTATAATCAGCAAATGGAAGGCTACTATGCTTCACCCTCAGCCATCAGGATTGTAAATACCCCAGGGGGTATATCCCAATCCAAATTATGATGGGGGTGGTGTGTGGTATTATCTCCACTCTTTATACATATCAATGATTTTTCAAAAAACACCTTCCTAACTTTCATTTTTCTTTCATAAAGTTTTGATAATTAGAAGAATAATTGTATCTTTGCACTGAAGTTCAAATCTTAAAATAGACAGAAATATGAAAGGATTAAGGAAATATATAGCAAAGCATGGTAGGCACTTTACTCCAGAGTTAGCTGCTAAGGTTCTAGATTGCAAATGGAATGCTTCAGAGGTAGAAAGAGCTTCTGATAGAGTAGTGTACTATAATGTTTCAAGTGCTACTCTTGGAGATATAGTATTCTTAACTAATCTCTTTTCCTGTAGCTTTTCTAAGAGGAAATGTATAAAGTATGCCTTAGAGATAGTAGGAAATGTTAATACCAATGGCTATGCCTTTAATGCTTGGTTGTTAAGTAATGAAGATATAGATCTTAATAAGTATATATGAAAAAAGAGGAAACTTCACAGCTTCCTCTTTCTAGTTTAAAATTATTAAAAACGACAAAAGAAATTA